CAGCACACCGGAAAGTCTTTCGGCAACACTGCTGAATATGCTTGCGTCTTTTGTCTGTTCTGAAATACCGCTGTCCTGGCTGCTAATTCCCCTTGCTTCCTTAGCGACCTGAATAGCAGTTTTCATATTTCCGTAATTGAACTCTGCTTCTATTTTTCTGTTCGCTTCGTTTGCAAGTGCGGCTTCTTCTTTTTTTGCTTCAAGAATAGCTTCAAACCTTTTCGCATATTCATCCGCTGCGTTTGTTGCATCTTTTGTCTTTGATGTTACCTGTCCAGTTTCTTCTATAATATCCTTGATGTCTTTCTTAATGCCTGTGTACGGGATAATGGCGTTTTTGCCTCCGGACATGGGGGTTGTGTTTCGTGCCATACCCTCCATCAGGTCATTTGTCTTTCCGAGGTAGTCATTCAGGTTTCCAACTTCCGAACTCATGCCGGTCAGGTACTGGACCGGTTCGCCCAGTCTGGCATTCATCGTATCAACAGCGTCTGATACCGTGCCTTCGACCTCAATGGCGCCTTCCTTCCATGCTGTCCATCCTTTTTCCACATCTGTGGAAACGCCCGTCTGGTCTCCGGCCGGCAGCGACATGGATGAAATAATCCGGGAGTATGCTTCAAACATCTCCCTAAACTGCTCAATTCCTCCGCTCCACGCCTTGTTCTGCATCAGTGCCTGCGTATCGCGCAAAGAGGAATTCATCCCGTCGATGCCGCCTTTTGCTTCGAAAGTGCGGCTCTTAATGTCTTCGAAACCGGTATTGATTCCGGACATGTCCTGCATTGTTTCCCGCACAGCGGACCGAATGCTTTCAATGCTTGTCCCGCCGCCGATGCGGATGTTCAGGTCACCCATGCCTTTCAGTTTGCTGAGTTCATCGGCAAGCTGTCCGAGCTTTACAAGCGTGGAACCGCTCAGCTCGTTGTTGATGACGTCAGTCAGTTTTTTCAGGCTGGTGGCAACAGTGCCGAGTTTCAGTCCACCTGATACGGCATGTTTAATACGAACAAGCGCGTCATCGAGTCGTTCAAGGCCTGTTGCCGCACTTTCGGAATTATCCTTAATTGTTAATTGAAGTACTCCTACATCCGGCATAGTCTTTTCCTCCTCGATGACGCGCCCCGTATTTTTACTGCCCAGATCCCGCCTTTGCCTGCTGTTCCAGCCTGCGCTCGATGTTTTTGTTCATCTTCGCCGCCATTGCCTGGAACATTGCCATGGCCAGTTGGGACTGGTCTTCTTCGTGTTTCTTCCGAACCTCTTGCTCTTTCTCCGCTTCGTACTTCTCAAAGAACGGTTTGTCCGGATAATCCGGAAGTTCCGTTCCCTGTTTCACGTTCAGCCCGCCAACCAGAAGCGGTACGCATTGCAGCACTCTGATAATGTACTGGCCCATGTACCAGTTGTTCCGGTCAGCCATCCGCTGTTCGTTTTCCATCCGCATCCGGTATGCTTCGCGGTATGCCTTCTTCAGCCCGTATTCGCCGTCCCAGTATTGTTCCGGCGTCATGCCCATCAACAGATAGTGCGGAAAGAGCTGGTCAAATATATCTCCATACGGGGTAGAGCTCGCCTGCTTTGGCTTTTCGCCTTCCGTCAGACGGTCTCCCACGTAGGGTTCTCGTTTTCCTCTTCGCCTTCAGGTTCTGCCATCAGTTCCTCCAGCGGCTTCATGTACAGCTTGGTCAGAATGCCAAGCAGTTCGTCCTTCTTGGTCTGCTGTTTCCAGATTTCCTTGGCTTTGTCCGGGGACATGCCCTTGTGGTGCATCTGGAACGCGCCCAGGAACAGGTCTTCGATCATGGTATGAGGGAACTCGGTGTCCAGTTTGAATCCCCGGCGTTCCATGTTCTTGACAACGCGGGCGTTATACTCCAGCGTGTAGCTGTTGCCCTCTTTGTCCTTGATGATTACCTTGGAAAAATCTTTTTCAGTCGCAGCCATGGGCTTGCCTTCCTTTCTCGCCTGACTCGCAGGCACGCTTTTTTTGTTTGCCATGTGGGTTTCCTCCGTTGTTTTATAAGCAGGGGTTCGGGAGAGGGACCATTCCCTCTCCCTTCCCCGTACTCATCAGGTGGAGCTGAACACAACGACCGTGCTGGGCGTTGCGTTGATGGTCATACCGACGGCCTCGTTCACGCCGCCGCCGCTGACGCCGGCAGAGAGTTCGCCGGTCCAGGTGAACTTACCCATGTGACCGTCAGGAACCTCGTTGCCTGCGGTACCGCTGGCGCCAAACCAAACGGCGTACTCATACTGATGGCCTTCCAGCGCGACAATTGCCGCGTAGTTCTCCGGGGTGTAGTTTGCGCCGAACTGGAACTCGGACGTGTCGCCGATACCCTGGATGTAGACCCTCATGTAGTCAGACAGGCTCGTGATGTCGATCCGGTCCTTTGGGGGAATCAGGTCCGGGAAGGAAGTGATGTCGATGACCCTTGCAAAGGTTCCGCTCGTGGTGGAACGGTACATCAGGTAAGTCTGATACGTGGAAATACCTTTCACTGCGCTGGGCATAATCTTGGTCTCCTTTCATATGGTTTTGAATGAAAAAACGCATGATGCGTGGGTAGAACCCAAACTCGCAATCATGCGTCTTTGCAGGTATTCAGTTCTTCGCCGTCAGGCTCTTCGGTAGATGTTCCCTTCCGGATCGATCTCCGCTTCATACCTGGCGGTATACCGGAACACTTTCGTGTTGTCGAAGTTGTTGATGTAATCTCCGCTGATCCGTGTGAAGTTCATCGCAATCATGGCGCCGTCCGCAGCGGCGTAAACCTCTTTGCACTTCGCCTTTGTCGTTGCGTACACGTCCAACTGGTACATAATCCTGGCCCTGTTTTCAACGGGCGTAGAACTTTGCGCCGCTTTCACGGTCGTATTACTCATCTCGACCAGGCTTGCCGCGGGAAACGCTGCAGGTGGATCCACAATGGCTGTGCTCACAAACTTTTTGTTTGCGCACAGGGAAGCGGCGGCATTGTATACCTGATTGAAGATTTTCACTTCAAAGTCAATCATGCGCGCTCACCCCTTATATACTCAGCAATAATCCTTCCGCCTGACGCTTCCGCTTCCTCTTCAAGGTCACGAAGCGTATTGTACATGAAAGGCCTCGATGCCATTCCTTGTGTCCACGCAAGCTTTGTTCCGTCTTCTGCTTCTGTTGTTCCCCACGGTGCCGGGTACCACCATCCGTGCATACCATGTTTGTGAACATCGTATTTATATCCGGCTTTGTCAGCTTCAGGATGAGGGTGGTTTGCTCCGATGAATCCCGTACCATATTCTACGAACATGGCATAGCTTCCATATTCAGTAATCAACCCTTCTCCGGCCGTGATTTCGGCATAGTCGCCGATTTTCCTGTACAGAATAGAATTCTGTAAGTCTCCGGACATATATGGCGGCCCGGGCATAAAAATCAGTTCAGCCTTCGCTACCTCAACGCCCTTTTCCGCAAGCCATGTGATCAGGCACTGCATTGCAGGCTGGAGCTTCTCCTTAAACCGGTTGACTTCTTGAATGGCTTTCCCAATAGATCGCTCGTCCAACGTCATCTCAATATTCTTAAGGATAAACTGGCCCATCAGTCTCCACCTGCCGCATGATCTTTAGTCTGCTTTCGCAGTGCAATGCTCACTGCATTCAGGCTTGGGAGCACGGCACGGACTTCATACAGTTCACCTTTCCAGCGGATAAGTCCGTTTTCATGAATCCCAGGGTCCGGGTTATCCATCACCAGCACATGCGTATAGCGGATATCCTGTCCGTAAAAGGTTTGGTTTACCGTACCGCTTGGTGCGGAGATGTTCCCCTTCTTCTGCTCGGCGTTCCCGTATGAAGGCTGATACTGACCAGTATGCTCGTTATCTTCGGTCATTGCTTCGGTCATGCCTTCGTACGGCAGATACTCAAAGTCCGTCATGTTCCTTCTAAGGCACTTCATGGTTTCACCGCCTTACTGGATCACCTTGCAGTACGGAACGATTTCAGCAAGCATACCGTCCGGAATATCTGCCGAGCCGTAATTGCGGTGAATTCCGTTTTCGATGTGCTGGATCTGGCCTTCCGCGCCGATCTTGTTGATCATGTAATTGGCAATTTTTAACTGAATAGCTACATACCTGTCCGGAACTTCCAGACCGTCGTAGTCATCCTTAAACGGATACATGCGGTTAAGTATCTTTTGTCCTGCAAGTTCAAGATAGACTTCAAGGATGCCGCGATCCGTTTCATCCTCACCCATCATGCGGCGAAGCATATCGACCTTTTTGTCAATGGTCATCCTTTCCGTCCCCCTTCTTACTTGCTTGCCCTGCGCCGGGAGCTGCTTCTTGTGGGTACCGCTTTTGTTTCTGCCTTTGCTTCTCCCTTTTCAGGTTCATTCTCAGGCTTTTCATCAGCGGTTTTTTTCGCCGTCTCAAGCACGTCAACGGCTTCTCCAAGATCTGATTCGGTATCAAATACCTCGCCATGTTTGTGCCATCCGTTGCCGTCCTTCACATTCCACTTGGCTTTAACCAACATGGGCATGTTCCCCTTTCAAAGGTCTTATTCCCGGCGGCAGTCAAACCGCCGCCGGGTAATCGGTCTTACTTCACCTTAATCAGTGCGACCTGGTTCATCCGCTCATAGCTTGGCAGGACGATTTCGGATGCGAAGGTGTTCAGGTTGACCGGATGAGTATCCATAATCTGGGTGATTGCAATGCCCTTGTTGACGATGGCCACGTCCGCCGCGTTGCTTCCCATCAGGTCAGCTTCCTCGGGCGTGGTGCCGCGCCAGGTCTTACCCAGCGTGCCGTTGGGCAGAACCGCAACGTAGTTGTCCGGCACGAATTTGTGCTCGACTCCGCTCTCATCAGCGTACAGCTTGTCGTAGACAACGATTCCGGCGAGGTTGAGGGAATCCTTCAGCACTGTGACGATCTGCGGGTCAGTCAGATATCCGACAGCCTGTCCGTTGAGGGTCAGGAACAGATCCTTGATCGCCTTGATGCTGCGGAACAGCTTGAACGTGGCGTTGTTCATGACGAGAATCTCGCCCTTTGCGCCCTGTTTTGTGATCGCGTCCTGCGCAGCGCGGATGTCAGTCAGAGGATCCGCTGCGTCGGGCTTGTCCCACGTATAATCGCTGGTAACCGGGAAGTAGTTCGCATTCTTCCAGGAACCATCCGGGTCATAGTTGTAGGTGTAGGAAACGCCGTTCGCCTCGATGGTGATGCCAACGTTGCCGTTTTCAGCGAACAGCAGCTGCATGATTTCGCGCTCCGCCACAACCAGGGCGCCCTCCAGCAGGTTGTTCGCGTCATCGAACACGCGGTTCAGCGCGTCGTTCATGTACGGATCGTTCTTTTCACGAATCCGCAGGATGCTCTGGCGGTCTTCTTCCTTGATCTTGAAGCCTTCACGGAAGAAGGGCATCTGGGTCTCAAGCATTTTCATGCCGGGCCGGCTGCGGAAGGTTGCCTTCGCGTCGAAGGCGCTGGGCATCAGGGAAACAGGCAGGCCCTTGTTGCCCTTGATGAACTTCAGATCCAGGCCGGCCTTCTGGTCGGACGGGAAAAGGGTCTCGCCAAGATAGGGAATCTTGTTGCTCTGGGCTTCAGTCCAGTTGGCAGCGATAACCTTGGGGGTTACCTCCTTACGAAACTCAATCAGGTTCATAGGATTTTTCTCCTTTCATAGCTTTTGGTTTGTTGCGTCATACCGGCCACTGCACATGCCGGAGCAGGTGACCGCAGCCGACTCTCACGTCCCCGTAGATCGGTATGCCGGACGTCCGGCACAGGGCGCAGAAGTAGAGGTCTTCACTGAGCATCCCCCTGTTCGCGTCCCCATAGTTCACCCAGTCATACCAGGGGTATGAGAGCTTCCGGAATACTTCCGTCCGGATAAGCGCGCATCCCATTCCGCCGCCGTGGATTTCAATCTTCCGTTCGCCGGCTTCCTGCATTTCGCGCATCTCTTCCGCCGTGTATTCCGATTCCAGCGGATAGTGATAATACTCCTTGCCGTCCTTGTCCTTCAGCCTGCACAGGCACGTGCGCCCGTGATACAGGTTGTCGGATCCCCTGTGGGCGTAATACCCAAGGCAGACCTGTCTCGCGTCTTCAAGGAGCAACTTCAGTGCGTCCTTCGGCAGCGTGATGTCATTGTCCACCATCAGCACATAGTCCGTCTCAAGATCAATCGCTTTCTGGGCAATGTGGTTTCTCGCCGTCGCAACGTCATAGCCGCGGACCGACTCAAACAGCACCTCATGCCCGCACTTGTCCAGATCCCATATTGACTTATATGTGTCCGGGTAAATCGTTTCAAAGGTAGGTACGGCAATGAGAATTCTCATCTTCTATCCCCCGATCAGGTTGCTCCGGTCGCGCCGGTAACACCCTGCACGCCGATGTTGGTCCGGAATACGATTCCGGGCAGCGCACTGTACAGCGCGGACACATAGGTCACTCCGCTGTGGGTCTGTGCCTTGGCAGCGTCGATGATGCCCTGCACAACAGCCGCGCCGTTGGGATTCTCAGCAGTGTCCACGTCATACAGCAGAATGCCGATGGCGCCGGAACCAGTGGTGCTCTCTCCGCTGGCGTTCAGAGGCGTGCCCGCCTTCACGACCGTACCGCTTCCGGGGGTCGCAACCTTCACAGGAATGGCCTGGAAGTCCTTGCTGGCGAGGATCTCAACGCCGCCGCCAATCGTGGTCTCAGCATACTTCATGTCTTTTCTCTCCTTTCAAAAGAGTAAATATGTGTCCATCGGTTCAAGCCTTCAGGCTGAACCATCCAGCTTTTTACCGCATGTACCCCTTCAAACCGTCAACAACGGATTTCTCGCTTTCCGCGCGCCTTTTGCCCAGGTTCTTTGCGCGTTCAATTGCCGCTGCCTCTGCAGCGTCATCGCCGCCGTTCCCGCCGGATCCGGGTCCTGGAATCTTGCCAAACTCGATCCGCAGTGCCTTTTCTTTTGCAGTCCATGCCTGCTGGATCAGCAACAGCGCATTTTCGATGTTTTCACATCCGATCAGGCTTTCCGCAATCTTTCCGGCAGTATCCTCGTCCACGTTGAGTTTCCCCATCACAGACTTGGTGTTCTTGGCTTTCGCGACTTCCTTCCGGAGATCTTCCAGTTCCTTGGCCGCTTTTTCATCGGCTTCCTTCTTGTTGGCTGCGTCGATCTCTTCCTGGGTCATCTTTGCCTTCAGCTGCTTCTGCGCTTCGCCGAGCTGCCGCTTGTTGTCGGCCGCTTCGTGTGTGGCTTTGTCCAGCGCCGCTTTCATGCGGTCCATTTCAGCCTTCATCTGTTCCATCTGGGCGGCGGCGTTATCCCCGCCTTTATTCGGATCATCGCCACCGGCGCCGCCTTTGTTCGGATCGTCGCCGGCAGGATCGTTTCCGCCTCCGGAAGGATTGTTTCCGTCTCCAGCAGGTTCAGCAAAAAACTGAAGTTTCATGGGTAAAATTCCGTTGCGCCATGTTTCCATATTTTGTTTCTCCTTTGCGTTTTATCGACTTCTCTGTCACTTCGTTTTGCGATTTACGTCTTCTCTGACGTTTTGCGATTTACGTCTTCTCTGACGTTTATTTCAAACGGCATTCACCGTTTAAAACCTGATTCCGCGCTTTGGACGCATCAGCATCCATTTTTTAATCTTCCACGGATCGAAAGACCGGTCTCCAGAAGCATCTGCAATTCCAGTGCTTTGGCGGAATCTCATCGGTCCGGAAAATCTGCCCGTCATAGGCATGGCACTCTGTGCAAACTCTTTCGTCTCGCTGCGTGATCCACTCGATCATCTCTACCCCGGCATCCTCATATGCCTGCACCAGCGCGTAGTCCGTCATGTTAATTGCGTACTGTCCGAGTTGCCGGCTCCAATACCTCAGGGCTTTGTTAATTTCATAGTCCCTGTCCTGAGCCGCCTCCAGCGTTTCCGAAAGCCTGTAGGCCTTTCGCTCCGTCTCCGTGTCAAATCTGTACAGCGTTACAAAATCAGTTTCAGTAAGAACACGGTCGATCCAGTTATCGTCAATGGCCTTCCGTGCCTGTTTCTCTCCTTCCTCCCTGTCAAGCCCGCACAGGATCCATCCGTACATATATGCTTCGTACGCGACCTTTTTGTAACGTTTACGGGCGCGTTCAGCGCTCTTCCTGTAAACCGCCACAACAGTCCGGATGATGTTGACCTCGTCCCACTTTGCCATTTTCAGCCGACCAAACGCTTCCAGGTTCTCCCGGTTCATCGCTTTAATGGCTTTGTCGCACTCGGCGTAACAATTGACTGTCGTTTCCTCCATTTGTTACCCTCCGTACCTTGGAGTACTCCGCCTTCCCCGGTTCGCGCAGCTCAGGCTGTCATACACCTGGTTGGCTTCCTTCTTGATGAACTTCCGTCCGCACACCGGGCACTGCGCCCACTGGCCTTTCTTGCTCTCACGGGATGAACCGCCGGCGCCTTCATCGCCTTCTGCCTGCGCCTTAATTCCTTCAGCGCTCGTCGGGTCCGTTGTGTCGTCTTCCTTCAGCGGGATCCCGTCCTCGCCGACCCCGTTCATCCGGTCCAGCTCTTTCGCAAGCATCTCCTGGTAATCGTCGTACATGATGGCGTCGCTTTCCGGATCACGGCTCAGATGGCTGAACTTAAACGCCTGTACAGCAGGCATTCCGGCACTGCGAAGCGTTGCAAAACTCTGAGTCTTTACAAGCAGGTCCTCGTAACTCTGCCTCCAGAACCGCGGCTCAAGGTCGGAAATTTTCAGCCCTGTCAGTACGTTCTGCTGGTTACAGATCTTCAGCACAACCTTCAGGAACTCTGTCTCTGCCTTCTTCCACATGTTCTGTGTCTGAAGCGCCCGGCCTTCTGCATGCCACCATCCGTTACGCATAATGACAGCGCCGTTATTGCTGCTGTCTCCGTTGCTCGCGTCACCCTGCGAAGGCATGCCGACAATCTCCAGCACAGTCCTCTTCATATCGTTTACAAGGGTCTGTGTCTGGCTCTGGTCCAGTTGCTCGTTCAGGTAATACAGTTTCTTTCCGCCGTTTGTGCCGTTCTGCGTCGGAGGAAGCTGAATTGCGCCAAGATCTTTCAGCTTCAACAGGTCCTCACGGGTAATGTCCACGCCGTCGAAGACCATCAGCGCCTGAATAAACTGCTCAATACCGTCCAGCCGGTTGCTCTGCGTCAGGTTAATCGCGTCCAGAAGCGGAAGAACCACTTCAAACGCGCCCATATAGTCCGGGTTGCACGGATACTCAATCAGACTGACCATGCCAAAGTTGTGCGTGACAGTCTTGCTTTTGTTAATCTGAAGTTTCCCGGCGATTTCCTCAATCGTGTACGTCACGTTTTTCGTATAAACCGTGTATTCCGGGTCGCTGTGCGGCAGCGTCTTGTACACATAAGTTACGCCGGCAACAACCGTCTTTTTCGCGTCGTTATGGCGGATTACAAACGTGTTTTCAACGTCCGGAACAGCAATCTCAAACGGCGCCTCATCCAGGAATTCATCGTTATTCCCGATATCATGCCATACAAGCCTGTATGCAACGCCGCATGTAAACATCTTGTGAGCCAGCTCAAGGTCAAGCGTCTGCTTTCCCTCTGAAATCATCATGTCGTTGACCCTGGAAACCTTCTCTGGAATGTCACGTCTGCTGTCGTCCACACCCTTGTTCCCACGCCTGCTGACGTACTGGATCGGCTCTCCGGCAAACTCTGATTCCTTAAACGTGATAATCTCGTTCGCCAGGTTCTCAACAACCTTGTTGTTGATCTCATCGTTGTACTTCTTTGTCCGCTCCAATACAGGCTGTATTCCACGTTCGTACTTCTGGAGATAAATAATCTCTGCGCGATTCTTGTTGTGGACGGTCAACGCTTTCTGCAACACGTCAACCACATTGTCCATGGTAATTTCGCTCTCGCTCGTGAATATCTGCCTGCGTCCGTGCAGCCCAGTGGAGTAATCCGGATCAATCCGGCCGTCTGTCACCGTCGTGTCATAAGCCTCAAGACTTTTACGCATCCGGATCCTCCCTCCCTCACTTATGTACAGAAAAAGACGCTGAACCAACGAGTTTCCTCGCCATTCAGCGTCTTCCTGCTACCCTGCCACGTCACTAACCGACCTGATTGGTCAATTAATAAAGCAGAATAGTATCTTGCAGTTTGATTATATCCAATATATTGTGCCCTGTCAATACTTTTACGAATGTTTTCCCTATTATGTGTAGTATTCGTTCGGAAAATTAAAATAACCGCTCAAATACGCGAACCTGCCCCTGTCCGAACGTCTGCACATAGTCCGCCAGCATCGCCAGACTATCCGGTCCGTCATCGTGCTTTGCCTTCCCGTTCATTGTCCAGCTGCATACATTGTTCAGGAACGTCCTGTATTCCTTGTCTTTGACCACGCTCTGGTCCTTAAATAGGAAATGTTCCTTCACAAACGGGCTTGCCATAATGATCTTCGTCTCTTTTTGCTGCGTCGTGTACTTTGTAGTCAGTTTCGTCCGCCCGCCGCGCCGCTTTACTTCTTCCTGCACGCTCTGCGCAACCCTGCCGCCTGCACTGTTCGACTCAAACCGCCCCATATGCACGTTGTGCTGAAGCAGTTTCGTCACGATCTCCGCTTCCACGTTCTCCGGGTTCGCGTTATTGAACACCACGTCCTCAATGTAGTAATCCTGGCCGTACTGATACGCAATCGGCATGGAGCAGTAGTCGATGCCCCGGTCCTTCGTATCGCACACGCACAGGATCGCGTCCGGTTCCCGGTCCGGAAGCTCAAAGTACCTCCGCAGCTCATCCGGATGATACAGCAGGCCTTCCCGCTCAATCGGCTGGTTCATGTACAGCGCCCTCCAGTTCGCGTCATCCATAATCCCACGCTGCTCAATGTAGAACGCCGTGCTGAATCCCACCCCATACAGGTAGTCAAAGTTGCTCTCGTCATTTTCATTCAGCGCCGGAATCGCAATAAACTCCGCCCTGTCGCTTCCTTCGTACTGCCGCTCCAGTCTGCCCAGAATATCATTGACGCTCCACCGGGTGGCTATGTGCAGTTCCTTGCAGTGATCCCCGATCTTCCGCTGCCGCAGGTCCGTCGTATACATATCCCACAGTTTGTCAAGCTGTTCCTTGCTCAAAGCGACCTCCAGTCCCTTGATCAGGTCGTCGCAGTACAACAGCTGCCCCGCCCGGTACAGACCGGCGTTACCGGATCCGATTGACGTAAACTCCAGCGTCTCAAACCTCTTCGGTTTCCCCAGGTCAATCCGCAGGCTCTTCGCGTTTGTGTTTGATACGACCGTTTCCGGAAACACGTCATGCCACAGATATTCCCCGTGACCGTCAAAGATCCGCAGGCACTCGTCATATACACCGCGCACAAACTCATTATTGTGGCTTCCGGTGAGGTTCGGCTCTTCCGGCCACCTTCCGGCTACCCACGTCAGCAAAAATATTGCCAGCGTACTCTTGCCAACGCCAGGGGGAAGGCTGATGCCCAATATGTCCAGAAGGTTGTCCATCAGCTTCTGTATGCTGTTTACAACCCGAAGCAGCTGTCTCCTCCTTGGAAGGTAGAACCGTTTTCTCGGCGCGCGGTTTCGCTCAATGTACTGACAGTACGCGTCAAACATCACCCGCGAATCAATCAGCAGGCTCTTGTAATACGTGTCTTCCAGGCTCTCCGCAATCCTCACCGTCGCACAGCCGCGCATGGATTTTGCGATAACCTTTCGCATCTGTGCATTGATGTCATGCCAGCCGGTCTCCCCTGCCTGCGTATGATCGTAAATTATCGAAAGAGCATCCCTGAACACAACCGGGTCGTCCGGATGCGCGTCAATGTATCGCTGAATCTTCTCAATCTCCGTCATCGTTCTCCTCCAGCATTTTCAGCATAACCCGCTCCGCTTCGGACGTGACCTTCGCAAGCCTCGGAAGCTGCCTCGCAACCCAGTCAACCATCGTCTCGTCATGCCCCATTTCAGGATGCCCCCAGTCGTCTCCAAGCCCGCACTCAAACAGCATCGCGTGTACAATCTCATGCCGCAGCACATGCGCCATAAACTCTTCCGGCCTTTTCAGGTTCCCTATCTTCCGCCCGTCATAAATGACAATGGAACGCTCCGTCCAGTCCGTAAACCCGCTGCACTCCGCAAGCCTCTTCTCGTCAGTCTCCTCCTGGATCCTTACTTCCCATTCCGCACCCATGATCTCAATGCTGAAATGCTTCATCATATTCCTCCAAATAAAAACGGGAACAAGCCTCTCGGCTCATTCCCGCAATTCTGCGTCTTATCGTTTCTTATCCGTGTTTGTCCTTACGTCCCAAGCTTCGTCCGGTTTATCCGTCCGCACTTCGGGCAGCTGTACTCTATTGCCGCGCCCATCTCCGTCTGCACCCTCCTCCCACGGGCATATACAAACCGCCCGCAGTAGTGGCACACCCTCGACGGTGCCTTGCTGATGGTAGCCTCACCGCTCTCCAGCTCTTCCTTGAACCGCTCGCGCTTGCGACGGGCGTCCCGCAGGTCCCGGCTCTTCAGTTCCCGCTCCATCGAATACCGCCCCGGCCTCGGATTCATTCGCTCAAAGTTCCGCTTCCGTGCGTTCCGTTTCCACTCCGGTGAGTCCGGCCCGCCGTCCGCCCAGTAGTTCAGCCGGTTAATGTGCGCCATGGAATCGTGCCGTTCACCGGCGCCCATCAGCAACAAAACAACACAGATCACCGCCGCCAGTCCGGCCGCGCCCCATTGCCCGTTGTCCGCGCACGCAGATATCACGACAACAGCTATGATAATAATCATCACGGCAATCATATATCATCTGTCACCGCCTTTTTTATTTTTCCGGGATTTTTGAAAACACCTTTTATTCCTTCACCGCGTTCTTCTTCGACCGGGGTGCCTTCCCAACAACAAACTTCATCGGTTCCCCTACACCCTCGTCCCGCATAATCACGCTGTACCCTGGCGCGTTCTTCGAGATGTTCCACTGCACTACGTTCCCTTCCAGCACTTCACACTGCGTATCGATCTCCTTCAGCGCGTCCTGCAACACACCAAGCACAACATCAACCTTCAGACCGTCCTTGATCTCAATGAATACGTTCGGATTCTTCGCCATGATGCCCACTCCTTACTTCTCCTCAGTGTCTTCTTCGTCCCTGCTGTTTTCTACTTCATACCATCCGCTCCGAAGCGCTACATCCTTCGGAACCAGCATGATCTTGTACCCGAACACGCCGAGCATCTGATTCAACACGTTCGTGCTGAAGTTTCTCCTATTCAGTCTGCTCGCTAACGCGTTCGGCTGCAGTCCGAGCTTCTCTGCCAGCGCGTTAAACCGCACTCCGTTCTTACCCATCAGTTCCCTGATAATCTCGTTCGTCTTCATCTCGTTCATCTTCCTCTCGTGTCCTTTCATGATGATGATATCACTTTTATGTGACCTTGTCAACACTTTTTTGTGACTATTTTGGCTTTTTTTATTTTTGGGATGCTGAGGAGGGTAAGGATGCCGGGGCGCCTGGGGCCGTATATCCCCGCGGGGCGGATCCGGTCCGCCGCGCCTGGCCAGGTTCCCGGCGGCATATAGCCAGGCGCCGGAACCATGCCGACGCGGAAACGGACGACCGTTTTTTTGTTTATATAATGGAAGAAAAAAATAATTCATAAAAAAGTGAGTAAAAAGTATTGACAATCATATTTTTGTGAGTTAATATTATCATGCAATCACAAATAAGTGATTGACAATAAAAAATCGGAGGGCATGAAAATGGAACTTATAACAAAAGACACACTGTCAACAATCAAGGCACTTGACGATGGATCCGCCGTATTGAAACTGTATAACAATGCCGCTTGCGTATTTGAAAAGACGTATAAATCTTTTCGCGGTGCAAAACAGGCGGAAAAATTCTATATTTCCCACGGTGCACCGGGAAACAATAAAATTGTTTGCAAGTGGTGTGGTTGGACGGGAACACGCGGCGAACTTGATTTTGACGAACACGACGCGCCGTCGTTTTGCCCGGTTTGCGGAAAAAACGAATTCAAAAAAAGCGACAAAAAAGGATATGATATCAAAAAATTATTTGACGTCGTAGATAATGCAATTAATACGGACAGGGCCGTATTCCATGAGCCGCGCGACAATAGCAAGTTAAAAGGTATTCCATCGTTTAACCTTGCGCCGGGCCGGACCTGCAGCGCGGCGGCATGCGCGCATTGCTTAAAGGAAGGATGTTATGCAGTAAAAAACGCATGCTGTCACGGATACGATATAGAAAACAATTATTGCCTTAAGGCCTGGACAGAAAACACGGCGCTTGCGATTAATCATCCGCGTGAACTGGAAAAGGCGCTTGACGCCTGGCTAACTAAAAACAGGCCCGCGCTTTTCCGTATTCATTCAAGTGGGGATATGTTTTCGGTAGAATACGCCCGCATGTGGCGCCGCATTGCAATGCGGCACGCGGAAACGCGTTTTCTGGCCTTTACGAAACAATTTGACGTTGTGCGGCACGTGCATTTTTACAAGCTCGCGAATTTTGAGCTTGTTTTGAGCGGCTGGACGGGCGTACGCGTCCCGGACGACTTGCGGAAACATTATCGCGTTGCGTGGTGCAATGATGGACAGGAAAAGCGTATTCCGGCGGACGCGATACACTGTCCCGGCGATTGTAACAAGTGCCGCGCATGTTGGTACTTGTCCAGGCTGCAAAAAGACAGCTATTTTGACAAGCACTGAGCCCGGACCCGGCCGGGCCCGCGTCCGGCCGGGTATATATACCACGTAAAAAAACGACTAAAAAAAGCGGAGGGAAAAACAATGGATATTAATACAATTATTGCAAACTACCTGCAGGAAAAGGCCGCGGAGGCCGCCGCAAAAAAACGCGCGGAGGCAATGAAGGCACTTATACTTGACCATGCTAAAAACGCGGATAATTTTACGACAGACGTTTACACCGTTGTTATAAAAACGTCGTCAAGTGTACGCCTGGACACGGCGGCGCTTTACAGAGACTTTCCGGATATAAAAGACACGTACGGAAAAACAACGACGTCAAAAACAGTTAACGCCGTTATAACGGCGGACGCGGAAAAGAAAAGCGCTTGATTGTAACGGGCCCGGGCGGAGCGGATCCGCCCGGAGCCGCGGCGCTATATATGAAATGGAGGTTTTGAAAATGTATTATACCGTTTACGACGTGCACGAAAACAGGAACACGAAAAGCTTTTTCGGGTATGAAATAGTTGTTGACGGCGAGCACGGCCGCGATACTTTCCCGGGCAAGTGGGACCCGGCGGAGGCTAAACGCCATTATATGCAGGGCCTGCCGTGGTCCGAACCACTGAAAAACGCGCACACGTATATTATCTGTCTTTCCGGCAACTTTTACGCGCTCGCGGCGGACGCGTTTATGACTACAGTGTACGCAATTGGTCCGGACCGGCGCGGCCTGAATGACGCGGAATATTTCACGGGCTCCGTAAAGGAAAGAAACGCCGCCATCCGCTCGGTATGCGTTCCGCACGACTACAAAACCGCGCGCCGCATTGCAGAAGAGAACGGCATTTATTCCGGACAGCTTTACGCATACGAAACGGAGGTGTAAACATATGAAAATGTTATTGACGGCGGACCGGATCCGCACCGTTGTTGCGGACGCCCGGACCGAAAAAGATATAGAGCTGTCGCTCCGCTCGCACAAAATAAAGTTTTCCTACGATACAAGCGCCGGGTTTATGGCCTTCAGAATTCCGGCCCGCTCCGGTACGGTCCTGGTATATCGGACCTGTAACCGCTCCACCCCTTTTGCGGTCAGGTGCTCCGCTCCGGCCGTCTATCCGTACACACTGCCCCGTCTCGCCTGTGGTGATTGACAAGGGAGGTTCAGACCATGGGAAGAAAGTACACTGGCCTTTTTGAGGATGAAGTGGCGGAGCTGCTCCGCTCCGCCGCTCCGGGTGCCGTGATTGTTTCCGGTCCGTTTTCCTGGAGCATGGCGCACACGCTCGCGGAGGACGGCATATATACAAGCGGTGCCGGTTATGTGACCGAATATATAAACGGGATCCGCTCCGGTATCCGCTCCGCCGCTTCTCTTGTTTTCCGCCTTGCGCATACTGATTTTGAAATTATGGAGGTATAAAGCAATGTATAATTCCGCTCCGTATACCACGCCCGGCGGCCGCGTTTACCGCCTGTATACGCACCTTGCCGACCGTCCGCACCTGCTCATTGCAGGCGCCACCGGTTCCGGTAAAAGCGTGACTATAAACGGCATTATATACGCGCTACTGGCCACCCGTGCCCCGTCCGAATGCGGTTTTATCCTGCTGGACCCGAAAAAGGTGGAGCTTGTCCAGTACGCACGCCTGCCGCACGTCGTCCGCTATGCGTCGGAACCGTCCGACATGATCGACGCGCTAGAATATGCCGTCCTGGAAACGGAGCGCCGCTTTTCAGAAATGCAGCGCGCCGGCGTCCGGGAATATTCCGGCCCGGACCTGTACGTGATCGTCGACGAGCTCGCCGACCTCATGGTAACACAAAAGAACGTCGCCCTGCCTCCGCTCCAGCGCCTGGCACAGATCGGCCGCGCCGCTCATGTGCACGTGATCGCCTGCACGCAAAACGTTATGGCCGTAACAATCCCGACCGTCCTGAAATGCAATTTTCCGGCCGTTCTAGGCCTGCGTACGGCCACGGCGGCACAATCCCGCTACCTGATCGCTGCACCGGGCTGTGAGACCCTTCCAGACCCGAAAAAGACCGGTAAAGGCTGCGGGTACCTCCGCGACGGTGCTGACCTGGACCGTTATGAACTCTACATGTACCCTGAAGAAGAAATCACCCGCATGATTAATTACTGGACCGCCGGCGCCCGCCGTGCCAGCTGATGGGAGGAATTAACATGACGCCTGAAATGCTGTATGAAGAAACGATTTCGTTCCTGGCTACCTGCCTGCTGGGCGAAGGTGACCCGGAACCGATGACCGCTGAGGATGCCGCCTATACTATGTCCAACTGGACCGCGGAAGGCATCGAATATCCGGAAGGTATGACGCCGGATCTGATGTCCGCCGTATGGAATTGCATGATCGCTACCATGTGATACACCCGCTCCGCCACCGCTCCGGGATCCGTTCCCGGGGTGGTTTTTCTTTGTTCAAATACGCTCGTTTTTGGCTCTCGTCTGTTGTCCTGTTTTCCTACTTAAATCTTCCCTGTTTTGATCTGTTATTTTTGTCTTTACTTATGTCTATTTCTACTTGCCACAATCCCCCGTTTATGGTATCATATTTCCATGAAGGGAGGTTTACGCCTTATGAAAATCGGATATGCCCGCGTTTCCACTCAAGACCAGAACCTGGACCGCCAGCTGGACAACCTCCGCGCCGCCGGTTGCGAACGGATCTTCAATGAGAAGATGACCGGAACGAAATCAGACCGGCCGGAGCTCAAGACCATGCTGCTTACGCTCCGCCCCGGTGACATCCTCGTCATCGATTCCTTCTCTCGTCTCAGCCGCTCCACAAAGGACCTGCTTGATCTCGTCGACCGGTTGACCGGGATGGGCGTCCACCTTGTCAGCCTGAAGGAAAACCTGGACACAACCACGGCCACGGGGAAACTGATGCTGACGATGCTTTCCGCTCTGTCTCAGTTTGAGCGTGACCTGATCGCTGAGCGCACGGTTGACGGTCTGAAGGCCGCCCGGGCCCGCGGTCGCTGCGGAGGCCGTCCCCGTGCCGGAACGGATAAGGACCGTCAGCAGGCGCTGGCCATGTACGACGCCAATGTGATGAGTAACGCGGAGATCGCCGCTCATTTCAACGTATCGCAATCGACGCTCAGCCGCTGGATCCGCAGCAGGAAGCAGGGATAATCCCCCTGCTTCTTTTTTTATACCCTGAAGCAACCTGTCACGTCGTAAGGTATATATATTATTATTTATTCGTATAAGTAGTATATATACCCATGCCCAGGCTCACTCGTCCTCGTCCGGGATCGCTTCCTCCAAACGCTTGCGTGCCTGTTCCGCATCCAGTCCCTGCATCGGATTGTTCGGTGTGACCACCACGTCCGTCTGGTCCTTGTAAGCATGGTTGTTTTTGAGCAAAAATATTGCCGCGACCGGATTGATTTTTCCGTCAGCCATAGTCTGAGTCAATAGCTGGTTCATTATGCTATAGGCTTTTTTTATAGCGTAACGAGACCGCTCTGGTATATTTCCACATTCCACATTGTTTGACCACCGCCACAACTGCATTCTATTCGTATTAAAAGCAAGAGCCAACGACTCAACGGTAGGCTTCATATCGTGTTTAATCATATATTTAAGGGTCTTATTAATTCGTTCTTCAACAGCATCAGGATCGTTAATATCAACTGGCCCAAAGCTTGACAAACTCACAGCGTCCGTAATCATACGAGCCATATCTCCAGGTTCGTACTGTGGTAAGTATTCTTCGCTTCGTTTTGGCCGTTTGTGTTTCTGTTTTGACACGATATCAACAACTTTATTTTCCGTGTCCTTATCCATTCCGGTTAGCCTCCTTCCATGCCATATACTTTTTATATTCCTGCTCTGTGTACAGGTGTGTTGCGGGACAATGTGAGTCTACCCACAGTTCGAACCCGTGTACGGCAGCCCGAACGCAGAAGTGACGATCCTCTCCGTAGAGTGCTCGCTGAATGTTCGGGATGTGTGTGTAGTCAACGCCGGATTCGAGCACTTTGCGTTTAACGAGTGTGCATGCGCCGGTCATTCCGCACTGGTAGAGTCCCGGGTTATGCCATTCATTGAGCATACCGGATCCCTGGTCGAACATCCATGCGTTGCACCATGTGTGGATATCTTTTGATGTAGACCAGAATATTTCCGACACGATGTCCTTGTCTGCGTCGAGCAGGAAGCGGAGCGTGTCCTGGTGCAGCACGAGGTCAGTGTCCACGGAGAACCAGTAGTCATACCCGTGATCGAGTGCGTGCTGGATGGTCATGTTCCGGAGCGCTTCCATTGCGCGCATGTTTGAGTCGGACCAGATATGGTCGTTATGGGTTTTACTGTATGCTTCGCCCGTATTGTGAACGATATATTTGTCAGATTCGCGCAGGCATGGGATCAATTCAGGACAGTCATTGATGACGTAAAACGTGTCGAGTGTGAATCCATCCGGGACGATCAGTCTGTCAATTGAGTCACGGTATTCATTGAATATTTTTGGTTCCTGCCGTGCGGGAGCGGTAATAAGTATTTTTTTCATTAGATCTCACCTCGCTTGTGAAGGTCCGAGAGTGAACCTGGTCGCATGAAGTTATAGTAATACATTGGGAGTGCTGTCCAACTTCCTATAGGTTTACGTTCAAGCAGTTTAGTTAGGAAGCGCACGTCTGAAGAATACTGACCGTCATCGAACCTGGTGTCTCCGATAAATTCCCTGCGCCAGGCATGTCCCGCGACCATTTTAATATACGAGCCGGCGGGCTGAAATTTGTAACCGACAGTGCGCCATATGATTCCGAAAATAAGCGCGTCCGACTTACCGTCTTTCAGGCAGTCGAACATCAGCTGGAGCACGAACTCATGCAGCCACCAGTCATCATCGTCAAGGAACAGTATGTACCGTCCGCGTGCCGCATCGAGTCCTACGTTCCTTGCGATTCCGTCTCGGTGAGCGCATGCCTCATACATCCGGATTCTGTCGTCACCATGTGCAATGCATTTAACAATGTCCTGCGTTTTGTCCGTGCAGCTGTCGCATACAACAATGATTTCAAAGTCAGTGAAGGACTGGTACAGGCAGGAATCGATTGCTTTTCCGATCCGATCAGCGCCATTGTATGTAGGGATAATGATCGAGAAGAACGGAGCGTCACTCATCTTTGTCACCGTCCTTCTTTTCCAGGAAACCGCATTCTTCCATGACTGTGCGGTTGGCACGGCGTATGACCATCCATATAACCTTCGTTGGGATGTTATGCTTCAGTGAGTAGTCCTCGACAGCGTACTGATCGTCACCCCAGCGCGTAGTGAAGTACATTTGCAGGATGTCCTGATCAGACTTCACGAACGACTTCAGGAAAATGTGGTGGCACACGGCATAGATACGCCTGTCAGGCTGGGAGAGTTTATCCCAGTTGAACCCGTCGCGCTGCAGGGCGAAGTATGTACGCCACATGTGGTTTGCCACGCCGCGCCACCATTCAATGCTCTTCATTCACATCACCTCCGTTGTGAGATTTAAGGATATTTACTGCCTCGTCAAGTTCGCGGATACGTGCGGCCGCCTCACGCACTGTGCGGATACGGTCCTTTGAAAGCATACCGCCCGCTTCCGCCATGATGTCAAGGCGACGCAGGAGTTCAGGCGTCTTCATTGGCACGATGTTGTTCATTTTGCATCACTCTCCGGCAACAATGCTTCTGTGTATATAAACTGCCCGATGTGTCCGCATGATACAGAACTGTCGCAGTAGATTTGATAACCGAGTTGGTTTACCCTGTAGCAGAAGGATATATCCTCGCTTGCCCACGGGTACGGGGTGAACGCCGGCCCGAACTCGTCCCATACATGCTTCAGCAGTTTTGTGGACGTCAGCACGCATCCGAATCCGCATCCTGCGACCTGGAAGAAACTGTCGCGCGGATAGTTTATGTACGCGCTGATGTTGGCAACGAGTTTCCCGTCCGCTCCACGTTCCGGTTCCTCCAGTTTGTCATACAGCACAGGCTCCACGGGTTCGTGACGCTTCACGTACAGTCCGGTTACCATGTCCATGCCGTACGATTCCAGCTTCGTGAGCGTGTTCGGCGGGAAGAGCATGTCCGAGTCGAGCCACAGCACGTCGTCGAAACCATTCTCGATTGCGTACAGGCTGATCAGGTTGCGGCTGTCGTACACCAGTGAGTTAGGTTTAAAGTATACTGTAGGGTTGTCACCCTTGTGCATGTACAGCAGCGACTGCACGAACCCGACGGGCAGCATGTCCATGCATGGGATTGCGATGAGTGTTTTCATAATTTCAACCACCCGTTTTCATTGTTTATTTTTATTATTTCGTCTACCTCTTCTTTATGATTTTCTAACCACTCTGTCACTGCTTCATGAACAAATTGTGATATAGATGCTTTTTTATCATTCATAAACATTCTCTTTACAAGTGCCATTACAGCAAGTTTATAATGAAGTTCATGTTCCATTGAAATTGTGAACGTGCTTCGTTTAGCGCTCATCTTCTTCGTCTCCGTTCTTTTTTTATACGGTGTCATACGGTGTGTTTTGAAATCCGTATAACTCTGCAAGCGTTGATTTATAATGGTTTTGAGTATGCTTTATACGGATTATACGGATTATACGGTGTTATTTTTATCTCATACGCGCGAGAGCGCGGGAAAACTTATATTTTTTCTTTTTTTCTTTGCAAAAAGCGGTATCTGTTCGAGAAAATCCGTATAATCCGTATAGGGTGTCCGGAGAGCAAGGAAATATAAGGATTTATCGACATACGGTGTGCCTCTCGACACCGTATAGACACCGTATATGCACCGTATAAAATCAGAACGGCATGGATTCTGACTCAACAGCAACATATCCTTTGTACTCCTCCTGTTCCGACTTCTCTTCCTCCGGCAGTTTGATCCAGTAGTGCGGCACCTGCTTGCCGTTGATCACAATGGACCTGGTTGGCCTGTTGTTCTTGCTTCCCGTGCCGTAGAAGGTATCCTTCAGCATGTTCTTCCGTCTTGCCCAGTCAATAAATGCGCCGGCTGAGAACCCCTTGTTCTTCAGCAGGTCGTCAAACACACTCTTGTTAATGCATACATAACTGACGCCGTGGTCTTCCTTATACTGCCCCCAGCACTCGCCCAGGGCAGAGTCAGACGTATCAAACTTACGCGGGTTTGCGGCGCAGAATGCCACCAGCCACTGGTAGCACCGCAGGTTTACGTCTGTTTCTGTCCTGCTCACAAGGAAGCCCTTGATGTCCTCAACGGTCAGCGCGTGCTTGTCCTTGAAGATCGCCTTCGTGGCAAGCATGTCTGCCGCAAGCAGCACGGACGCGGACAGCACCTGCTTGTCGTGTATGTCTTCCTGCATCAGTTCTGAATAGTACTTCCTCTGGAGCGCCCTTACAGCCTCCATAACGCCGTCTTTCCGGAGCATCTGTATGAACTTCGGACCGGCATGCCCGTAGTTCTCTTTCAGCGTGTTTGCGACAGTTCGCGCATCGTCGAAGAGCGGCAGCCCTCCGTAGTTTACCTCGATGGTACGCGCCACTGCGCCGCCTCCGGAGTTGCTCTGCGTGATAGGCATCTCTCCTGTGGTAATGATGCATGAACTCCAGTGTTTCTGAACCTGGAGCCCGCCTTCCTTTGCGCCGCGTCCCTTGCTTGTTCCTTCGCACAGCATGTAGATCAGGTCGTCAAAGGTTTTCCGGTCTGACACGACCTGAAGTTCGTCAAACAGGATCGGCAGGTTGCAGCAGAACGACGCATATAACTCCATGCTGACCTTTGTCCCGGAGAACGTCTTGATGTACCTGCCCACGTCAGGATTGCCCCATACAGACGCGGCCAGCATCAGCCCGACCGTCTTGCCGCATCCGGCCTCTCCCCACAGATGGACAAAGAAAGGAAGCCCGCCCATCACCTGCACGAGCGGCGCTGCAAAAGCGGCAGCCAGCGCGATCCGTGCCGGCACGCTCTCCGCTTTCCTCACCTCTTTGGCAAGGCTCATCCATGTTTCCTCACTGCCTGTGGGTTTAAACTCTGTGTACATCCGCAGCAGCTCCGGGCTGTCCCCGTCATAGCTTACGTCCTTAACGTACGGCATGAACTGCCCGTCCTGGAGCCATCCCATGTGGCTGACACTGTTCTGCCTGGGCAGCGCGTCATAGTTCAGGCTCTCAAGTTTGCTCATAAATTTAACAACCTCCTTGGCGTTCTCGCTATTCACGTCCACACCCTGCTTTGACAGTCCGATGATCTTCTGAGCGGAAGCAAGATGCTCACGGGAAACCGTCAGAAATTTCCACGGATCCTGTCCGCGCTGGTATGCGATCTCAAGCTTTTCCTCGAACGTTTCAATATTGGTTACACGCTTCACCGGCATCAGCGGATGCGATATAACCTCAACCTCGGCGCCCATCTCATTCAGGCGTGACACGCCGTACTCATCCGCGACGTACTGTCCGCAGTCCAACTGGGTCGGCTGTTTCGGGAACATCGTCTGGTTGCTGCCAAGGATGGTTGCCTTCGGACTTTTGCTTTCGACGTAGGCGTTCCACGTCTTCATGAATCCGGTGACCTTCAGTTCCTTTGCCTTTGCCTGCATCTTCTGCAGCAGGATCTGAAGGATGAACTTGTTGTCCTTCTGCTCGTACAGCCATTCATATGGCCGTTCGGAAAGAAAGTCTTCAAGCGTCCAGTTAGGGATCAATTGCGTTGCTTCTGACACATTCTCTCACCTCCTTCCAATAATTCTTCTATTCCGATCTGTCCCGGCACGTTCTCCGGAACATACTCTCTTTGACCGCGTATCTGCTCAAATACCGGCTTCTCGTCAGGCAGTGGCAGATTCTTCAGCCCGCACGCGACCCACCTTAAACGCCAATCTGTGGCTTCTGAGTGGGTAAGACCGTACGCCTCGCATTTGTGCAGGATCCTGTCGTGGTATCTTCCGGAGATCAGGTGCGGGCAGTCCTTGCACGTCCCGTACGCCGTACCGAACCTGGCGTGCATGGCGTCAATCTTCTTGGCGGTCATGTATTTTCTCCTTCAGCGCAAGCCTTGCTCTTTTCAGCACGCCCTTGTATCCCCATCTCCATGCCCGGCTGTCAGGCTGAATATCAAGCTCCATGATTTCCAGCATGATGATGTCCTGTTCAATCCGGGACATCTCCGGATGCAGGAAGAGCTGATCAATCAGTTTTCCTCTGCGGATGGTCGCTTTTTTCTGGTATTCTTTCCTCTGTTCCAAGTTCATACTTTGTCCTCACTTGGCGGTTCCGGCATCGGCATCCAGTGCGTTACGTACTCCATCCTTTTCATTAATCATTTGACAGTTTGACATCAAACCATCCGCTGACAATGTTCTCCGGATACAATTTGATTTCATATTTGTACTTGTTTACTTCTTTTGTTTCGATCTGCTCAACAATGTATGTTGTATCCTTTGACAGGTGGGCATAATTCAGAATGTATTCCCCTGGAGACTTTTCTATCGTAATGTTCAGGTCTCCGTCACTGTCTGTCTTAATGGACAGAAGTCCTGTGATCTGCATCATTGTCTTGTCTGTCCGGGTGTTCAGCACTGTGATTCTCCGGCGCACGTTGAAGTCATCTGCCTCACGCTGGAGATTGTGCCGGACGTTGTCTGCCTGCCTGCATGAAGACAGGACAAATACCATCACAATCGTAATTAAAACCAGCATTAAAGTCTTCCATTTCTTCATGTTCAAACAGCTCCTTTCAGTGCGTTCACAATATCATTACCTCTGTAAATTACAATCATGCTCGGAAACGGTGCGTTCCATTTCGCGTTTCCGTATTTCAACCTGCCTCTGACAAACCTGATTTCCGCCTTCCCGTATACATACTCATGAAACCATTTCGTGTCTGTACGCGCTGGAATCAGCATGACCGCAGTACCCCCACTATGGAATGTTCAAGGCACTTGCGGCACCATGCGTCCATGCCTTTCCCGTACGGAGGATTGCACCACACTGTCTCGCCGGTCCAGTCATGTAAAAGTCCGTCCTGTTCCTTCGTGAAGTACCGGCTACATTTCGCGTTCTCTGCCGTTGCGCACACATCCAGGGTGAACCTGAATTCATCGTTCAACCTGTCAAACAAATCCTTCGGCGTTTCCCATTCATCCGTAGAAGAGGAAAACATGCCGTCGTTCAGGTACTTACTCAAATCTGATAAAGTCCTTTCCGTATATCTGATTACAATCCTCAAACACTTTCCGCATTCCGAGCCCTTCCTTGCTCGGCACCCAGATCTTCTTCGGGTTCCAGTTTGTCCAGTCTCCGTCCATTTTCGAAGCTGCCGGATCGTAGTTCTTGTTATCCACCCACTGCCCGCCGTTCATGCAGTACTCGTACTGCCGCGGATGCGTCTTTGCCAGTCGCTGAAACCGTGTCTCTCCCTTTTCCAGGTGCGCGCCGAATCCGCAGAAAACGCATCCAGTCCGTTGGCATCCGGTGCACTTCAGTTTGCATTCAATACCCGGGAGCGGCTCGTAGTAGAATCCGTTTTCATCCACCGCCATGACGTCTCCGTATACGCTGCATATATCAATGTGGTACATCCGGATGTATCGGAGCACGTCCTGCTCAGTCCACAGGCTCAGCGGCTGGCTGACTTTCTTTCCCTCAAATGAGTTGCATCCATGCCGGACCCATGCCTGTGCTCTGATACGGCTCTCTTCCGCCATAGTACCGATGTATGGATACCGTTTCGTTTTCCGCTGGTATTTACCCATCGGGCTTTTCTTCATCACGCTGCAACACTGGTGGCTGATCATGAACTGTGTTTCCTGGCACAGCGGAAGCCATTTCAGTTTGTTGAACTGGCTCTTTGCCGAGGAGCTGACGCCTGAACCTGTTGATTCTTCTGAGCTCTCTGGTGCTGTACCACCCCCCCCATGAATTTTCCGGGACAGGCGTTTGCCCGTTGAGGTTTGCCCGCCGCCATCCGGTTCTGCCTCGCAGCGATTCTTTCCGTATCGTCCCGTTTCCCATGGAGTTCCGTCCGGCTTCGTTCGTAGTGGAGTGTAACTGCTCTGTCCGGACATCTCTTTCCGCTTGAAAGAAGGTCGCTGTACCCCCCCCCATATTGATTTTCAAGGCTTTGCGGGACGATACGTCTTGCGAAATGGATCGCTTCCGCGACTTCCTTGCTGATGATCGGATAGCCATATGTGCTGATCACCTCGCTGAAACTCATCTTCGGCCGGACGAATTCGGCACCCATGCTCCTGGCAAACGCCTGAATCTCCGGATACTCTAGCCCTGTGTTTGCGAACACCAACGGAACGTCCGGATACATACCGTGCACCAGGTCTGTCAGTACTGTGCTGTCCTTTCCTCCTGAAAAAGAAATGCACACGTTCCCGTCAAAGTGTTCGTACCATTCCCGGATCCGTTGCTCCGCCATCGTGATCTTTGCCTGCAGCGGGAGGCTCTGAAGCTGGCGAAGCAGTATCCTGTCTCTCACATCATCATCACCTTTCCGATCACCGGATTGAACAGCATTGCGATCCCGCCGGTTTCCATTGCTACTTTCCTGGCGTCTTCAGCGTTTCGGGTCCACCATGCGTCCCACGGGCTGGTACTCCATACAAGCCCGCCGTGCAGCGCGCTTTTGCCTTGCAGGAACTCACTGTTTTTCCTGATTATGATCCTGGTATACTGTCGAATATCAACACTCATAACTGTTGCTGCACTCGTTTCTGTAGTATATATACAGACAAAAAAATTAATCACAGGATCTGCCGACGTTCAGATACGCGGCCTCATTGTCGAACCAAAGCCCGAACGTTCCGGCCCCGCACATCCACTGTGTTCCGAGACCGCCGTTCCTGTTGTCAAGCATGTCGAGCAGTGCTTCCTTAGCCTCATAATGCTCCATGCTCTTCAGTTCAGACAATTCAGCATCGGTAAATCCTGTGATTTTCATTGTGTCCAATGAGTTTGTACATTGTGTTCTCTCAATCGTCAACCTGGCCATTTTCGAACCTCCTCTTATATTCGTTTCCGAGATAGTTCATAATCGCTGTCAGCAGTTCAAGCACCAGCGGTGTTTCGCCGAACGCGACGGACGCAGCTGAACACTCCGTCGCAGTCTTAAGCCACCACTCGTCTTCCTGTTGCGGAGGAAAGTGTTCGTTGAGAAAGTCATAAGCGCATCGGAAAGCCTTCTGATGCAGTTTTGCATATTCTTCCGGTGTCATCCTGTGTCACCTTCTTGTAATCTTGCCATAAGGCACCTCCTTTATTCGTCTGTGTTTTTATGTTACTACTATTTGTAGTATTTGTAAACTTAAAAAAATGTTACATTCCGGCCTGCATCATCTGCTGCTTGATAAATAGCACCGCGTTTTTACATCCATAGCACACTTTTGCCGGTCTGTTTCCGCTTAATACAGACATTGCTTCCCTGTCGTTCAGGCCGACAAATTCTCCGCAGATGATGCACGAAACAGACATGCCGGCACGGGTCTTTGCTGGATCCGCTATGATAGTTTCTTCAATAATATTTTCGTTCATGCTTTCCTCCTTATTCTGCCGGTTCACAGTGTTCACCACGTACAAGCATTCGTTTTGTTTCAAGCTTGCGGGTCTCGTCAAGGCACCTTGCGCAGATATAGTCAACCCATATCTGACCATCGTGGATTCCGGTACAGAAGTACAGCACCTGTTCATGGCGCTCACACCATGGGCACTTTCCGAACTTTGTATCACTCGTCTTCATGTCTTTCCTCCGACAACCGCTCTAAGTATCTGTTGTTCTTGTCCAGCTTGCTTTGGTGAAACGAGTTCCGGACCAGCAATTCTTCTAGGGCAACTGTATCACTCATAAGGCATTCGATACAACTGTAAAATCCTTCATGATTCAAATGATACGGGCATTCATTACAGTCCTCTGATGAATGTGTAAGCGAAGTACATTTATCAGCCCACTCTATAACCTTCTTCCTGTCAGGCATCGTCCGTTCTACTTTCCCCGTCTGCACAGAACCAATCCGGCGTAACAACAATCCCGTTTCGTCCGCAGACATTTTCCTGTTCGGATGGTATCCTATTGTCTGCAAAATACCAGTGTTTGCAATCCTTGCAGCGGACAACCGGAACAGCATCAATGGTTGGGGAAATGTCTTCATCGAGGAAATAATCAATCGTGTCCCCAATATCACAGGCACGGCACGGAGCTTCGCCTATTTCGTAGCAAAAGCGGATTTTCCCGTTCTTCATTCCCTTTCGTCTGTCACATTCTTTGCATCTAAACTCTCGCAAATATTTGATCGTTGCATCAGCATCAATCAACCTCATTTCACTTCACCAACCTTTACTTTGTCCAGACTTGATGCCCTTGCACGTTCCTTTTGCAATATCAAGCGCAAGCCTTAATTGCCGTATTTCAGCTTCTTGCTCTTTCAGCATGGCAATGGCATCATCCGACCATTGTGCTATATCTTCTAAATGCTTCGGAGTGAAAAACTGCAAATCACGTTTACGGGCGAATGATGCCCATGTATGAATTATCTGCAAATGAGTAATTACTGTTTCCCTGTCCATTTCATCACTTCCGTTTCTAACTTATAGTTGCCTTTAAATCACTAATCCCCAAACATTTTTGACTCTTTCAAAATCTTCCAGTTTGTATTCTTGGTCGAGCCATAAAATGACCGCATCTCTTGTGCTTGTCCATTGCCTGCCCCACTTGTGTAGCAACCAGTCGATCACTGTATAGCATTGGTCTGGTTCAAGTGTTGAAAGAAATTGTTGATTCGTCATTCAATCACCGCCTTTAAGTTACTTAAATGTTTTCAGTTGCGCCAAGTTCAAGCGTCATACAATCAGAAAATTCATCATCAAGTATTCTTGTGTATTCCTCAACCAAAGCATCACAAGCTTTATGAAACGCTTCCCCATGTTCCTTTATTGGGCCAACAATCACATGAGCCAACTCATGAATCAGCGTTTCTACAGCATCCGTCACGCTTTGTCTTGTAAGCACTTCAATCTCGATTGCTCCGTCATCGGCAAACCTGGTAACACCGGAAACTTCTTCTCCGTCAATCGGCTCAATATCATTTACCCATTGAATCTGAACTTTTTTATTGGGGCAAATATTCTGAAAAGCCTTGTAGAAATCTGTACCTCATTCTTTAACTCATCATATGTGCCCGTCTTTCCGGGCCGCCACAGGTCTTTCCCCGTCGCCAGTCGTTTGCACCGTTCCTGATTCACGCGATCATCAGCTCGCGCTGGCTGAAATATGCGCGGGGCCGGAATCGAACCGGCCGGCAGCTGCACGTTGTCCGGTCAGCCTGGGAAACAGAAGCGAACCTACCTCCTTATTGTCAGGCCTCCGGAACTGCCCCGGCTGGCCGCGCACGGTGCCCGGATGCTGATCTCTGTCATGCCTTCTGGCGCTTAATCCGGGCGAGGTGTTTATCTGTCTACCAGATCGACGCGTTGGTTGGCCGGAAGCCAGATTTTTTGATTGCTATCATACAACGATTCGCAGTCATAGCCGGCGGTCCGCTTTCCATCCTGGACAAGATATGTTTTGTCTCCGCCCTTCTTCCGCCAGATCTCACCGGAGTCCGGCAACGTGAAAAAGTCAGCCATTCCCAGGTTACAAACAAGTCGTGATTTTGCCATGTTGCCCTCCTTAACAAAAATCAAATTGCCATTCTTCTCTGATCTTTTCGCCGCAGAACGGGCAATACTTTGGAGCAAGCGAAACACTGTACCCGTCTGATTTGTCCCGGATGTCAATAATCATCCCTTCAAACGAATCGTCTTCACATACGCACGGGAGCGCTGAGATACAATAATCGTCATTGTCCTCAAGTATGCTTCCAACCCTTTGTTTACAAAAGCATCCGTCCATTTTTATCTCCTTTCTGTGGAAACCAAGGAAACCAAGAAACCGAGTTTTCTATATAATCTATTTAAAAATTATTTTTTTATATATTTTTGGTATCCATTGGTTTCCAAAGTGACTTAAAGCATTGAGTCATAAAGGATTGAGCCGGAAACCGACTCGGAAACCGATGGAAACCAACGGAAACCGACTCACTTCCAGAGGGCTGCAAAGTTGTCTTTTCTGAATGATTTCTGCTTCCCCCATTTGGTCGTGAGCGGAGCCGGACAGCTGACCCATCCAGGGATATTTGTTATGATCTGGGTGATCTCGATGCTGTCCTTCCGTGTCGGTTTACTCTCTTCCGGTTCGTTCAGTGCATTGTGCCATAACTCGATCACGCTCACGGTGGCGCCGCTATGTTTTTTCTGATCTTCCAAATACTGCTCAATCGCGCCAATCCGCCAGTCGTCTTCCATGGCTGCCTCCTGGGCTGCCCTGATCTGGTCGAGCACTTCCTTCCGGGCGAACGCCTGCAGCTTTCCTTCCTTGTACAGGTGGACAGCCTCCGCCCAGGCCTGCCGGATGTACTCTTTGATTGCGGATTCGTTTTCGTACATCTTATAAGCGAAGCTCTGGACCTTCACCGGATAGAAGCGCCTGTTGCCGGTCTTGTCTGTCAAGAATTGAGGGTTGTTCGTGGTGCCCACAAACATACACCGGCGCGGAATCGTCTGAACGTGTTTCCCGTATGGCGGCCGGTAGCTGTCTTCCTGGCTGGTGATGTAGGCCTTCACGGCCTCCGCCTCTTTCACCCGTGTCATGGCCATCAGTTCGGCGACCTCGCCGATCCATACTCCGCGTATCGCTTCGATGCCTTCCTTGCCGTTGATAGTCTTGATCTCCCGGAAGAATTCGTCCTCCATGTTCAGCCAGCGCACGATGGTGCTCTTGCCGGCAGCCTGGCCGCCGATCAGCACGATCATGTCATCGAACTTGCAGCCGGGTTCATAGGCCCGATGGATCCCGCCAGCGAAGATCAGCCGGCTGCACTCGCGGATATAATCGGAATCGTCAGCTTTCATCACGTCATGCAGGAATTGCTCTACCCGGGGCTTCCCGTCCCATTTCAGTTTCTCCAGAATCTGTATCAGCGGATTAACTCTGTGGTCCTTGAAATAGATAAGCAGTGCGTCACTCAGCTTTGCCTGGCTATACATTCCATAATTGCCTTCAAAGTATGCCCGTGCCTCGCTTTCCTGGGCGTCGGTCCATTCCCGCCAGTGCTTCCGGTTATGATCATAGAATTCCGGCTTTCCGGTCATCTCGTTCAGGCGGAGGTTGTTTCCATAGTGGTTAGTAAGCAATCGGTAGAAATTGTCGATGGTGGCCTTGACCTGGACGCCGGCCGGATTACCAGCCAACAGGCTGACCTTGCTTTTGCCTTCAGGTCCGTCTGTTTCCTCGAAGTCCGGAGTGTTCATTCCGTTCTCCGGGCCTTTCTCCGCCATGCCGCCACCTCCTCTTTGAATTCGTTAATCTTGTCGATCTGATAATCGACATACTGTGATTCTTCCTTCCATGTCAGCAGAAATGTGTAATCATCCGCCGTCAGCTGCTCAGCATGGCCGTATTGGAGCTCTTCAAGCTGTTTCATTTTCTTATAGCTTTTGTCCTGGCCAAACTGAGCGACTTTGATCAGTGCATCGCAGTATGCGTAAACAGCTTCGACGAAATTGTCGAGCGTCTTCTGAACACGCTGCTGCCGTTTTGCATCCTCTGGATATTCAAAAGGATTCAACAGACCAAGGTGAAGCGCTCCGTCAATCGCTCTGACGGCCGTCGGGAAATTGCAGTTTTCATGTTCCATTACAAAGTCGATCACGGATCCTCCGCGCTCACACCCGTAACAATGCCAGCCGCCTGTATCCTTGTAGATCTTCAGTGAAGGTGCCTTCTCGCCATGGAACGGACAGCAGATAAATCCGTGCTTTGGCTTGTATCCGTACAGGCTCAGGATTTGTTCCATCGTCACGGTGTCGCGGATCGCCTGGGCGGCCATCTTAATGTTCAGATGTCATCCCTCCCGAAATAGCCGGCAGGGACTGGAACCTTTCCGCCCTGATAGAGATCGTTGAAGGTTTCCAGCGCAGCTTCCATCAGATGCCAGCCAAGCGGGTTGTGATCAATGTCCAGATCGCGGCCCAGCTGCCCGACGTCCTCAGCGAACTGATCCCATTGGGCCTGTGTTTCAATCATGATGTCACGCCATTTCGCGTAGAAACCAAAAACAAGCTTAAAGGCCAGATTTTCCTTATCGTTCACTTTCTCACCCCCGTCAGGTATTCAATCAGCTGTTTCCCGGTGCTGTGCCAGTCGCAGAACCGGAATATCACGCCGTATTCCTTCTGCATGGTGATCAGTACCTTCCGCAGCGTCTCCGGGTTGAATTTGTGCATAGGAAGCCCGTCCCAGCCTATGGGAGAGCGCCACCAGTCCAGGCGCCCTCCCGGCAGTTTCTCTTCCGTCAGTATGATCAGTTTGATTCCGCAGCGCTGGGCGCGTTCACACTCAGCGCGGAATCTGTCGTGTTCCTGGAAGCAGCACATCGCGAGCTCCGGCACGCCGTATTTCGTATCGACGCTGATATCGCCCTTGCCGGCGATCTGATAGTCGCCCACGTTCAGCGCCTGGCGGATGATCTCGATATCGTGCCGCTGGCAGTACTTCCGGATGTTCTCATGCTTATAGGCCTGCTGGCGGGTGTCTTCATACAGGACCATCAGAACGGCAATTCATCGGTCTCAACAGGCGTGAACCCAGCGGGAGCAGCTGCAGCCGGCGCGGAGGCCGGTGCGTCACCCATGCGATCCTCCAAATCCCTCATCGGCGGGACGATGCCTTTACGAACGTCGTCAGCCACGCAGAACTGGCCGATCCTGGTGAACCCGCTGCCGTTGTAGGTTCCGTACTGCATATTGATGCCGACGGTCTTTCCCTTGAACTGGCCGATGTGGTCCGTATCGCCGTCCCACTTGAAGCCTGGGTTGCTGGTCTCGATGGCCCACACCGTGTTGTTCAGCTTTTTCAGGTCCCATTCCGGATGCTGGCGCTTCGCATTGTCGGGATTCGGAATCTGAATCTTAAAGTCGCCCTTGTACTTCACGTCATAATTCCCGCCGGCATCCTTGTCGTGGTTGTACCGTTTCGTGAAATAGCCGGTGTGCTCGCCTTCAACAATGTCCACGCGGAAAACGATCTGCTGATCCGGTGCTTCGCCGTCCACCTTTACGTTGCTGATGCCGGCGACATACGCGCCCTTCGGGAGCATCGGGAAAGCCTTCGCGGGTGCCTCACTTTTGAATCCAGGAATCTTTGCCATAATTAGATAGCCTCCATTTCGTAATATTCTCTGATTGTTTTATCTACAAATGCCAGGTCGTTCGGGATCTTCGCCTCGAACATATCTTCCGGGCTCTTTGCCGTGTCTGTGCCGTCGCTCTGTGTGCTGAACCAGTGTTCCTGCCCATCAGTCCGGGCATGGAGCACGATATCGAAGCACCCTTCAAGCGTCAGCTTTTCGTCCAGCATCTTGCCGATCGTCTTTGCCTTCTGCTTGCCGGTGTTACCGTCCGTCTCCGGATGATGGAGGAAGTACACGATCACATCGTCCGGCAGTTCATCGTTGACCAGGTGGACAAGGTTCCGGAAGTTCGCGCCAATGTCCACGTACTTGTCGTAGCCCTTCTCTGTCGCCCGGTCGAAATACTCGTTGGCCATGATGTACTGGCTGTCATCGATCACCAGGATCTTCTTCAGATCTTCCTTTTTTTTGCTCCGCAGCAGCCCCTGAATGACTGCGCTCTGCCGGTACACGGTGACCTTGCCTTCCTCTTCTTTCCGCATATTGCGGACCTTGTATGTCGGGAATGGCTTCCTGAAGGGAAGCCTGTTCTTCTCACACAGGAAGATCCCGACCTTCTCCGGATCCAGATTCTTAATGGCGTATGTCTTGCCGGAGCCCGACTCGCCGACGATCAATACAGGGATGCCCATTATTTGATCACCACGCTTTCCGCCTCTTCCAGGACGGCGTATTCGATCTCTTTGCCGTCCTTCAGTGCCTTCTTGATCTCGTCTTTCCGCAGTTCCGGCTCTTTGTACCGGATAAACTCCCGCGGATCTTCCGTATTCCGCTCAAGCCATGCGATCAGGTCCTTCTCATCGCCGACAATGGCCACCCGTTGGTTGTGGGTCTGGTACACATTACACCGGGGCGTTTTCAGCTTTTCGCCGTCCAGGGCGAACAGCAGCCAGTTTTTCAGCCCTTCGATCTTGTTGTCCAGTGCCTTCTTCCGGGCTGTCAGCTTGTCGGCCTCTTCCTTCACGGCAGCAGCTTCGGCCTTCAGGTCCTTGACCCACAGGGCCACGCCTTCCAGTTTCGCTTCGCGTTCCATCTGCAGGGCGTCCAGCTTCTCGGTGTCCAGGATCTCACCGGTTTCCTGGTCAACAGCTGCCAATATCTCAGCATTGATTTCATACAAAGGTCTCATTTTTCATGCTCCTTTCGTTGTCGTTTTGTTCCTGTTTTGCTCTGCTATAGTGGCCCATCTGCAATTATCCGGGCAGTAATCACCATCAACATTGATTCTGTCAATCGTGAGATCGTTCGCGAATCCATGGCTAAGGGCCCACGCTCTAAAACTCATGAAGTCTGAAAGCCATTCATCGCAAATCTTGATTCCTCTCGCGCCATAGTGTTTGTAATCCTTACACTTCTGGCTGTAGCACCTGGATTTCATGCTGTTCCATGTGTGGTATAGTTTGTCGTATCTTTTGTGAGAAGCGTACCCATGCTTCTTAGTAACGTATACGCCTGACTTTCTTGCGCACCCGCAACTCTTTACGCCTCTTCCGATGTTGCTTGCTGAAGCAATGGTCGTATTTCCACAATCGCACCGGCAAAGAAAGAATTTGTGCAAATCCTTTGACCCTACTGGCCTTTGAACTTCTTTGATAACTGTCAGCATATCGATTTTCTTGCCAACGCTTATCATGCTTCTTCCTTCCTTTCGTATCCGGTCTTCATGTTCTTGATGTTTTCCATGGCTTTCTGAAACCCCGGCTGCGGTACCTCCGGCACGTACCGGATCACGCTGCCGTCGCTCATCGGCACCATCAGATACGGCACCGGATCGACGCCTGGATGGTCCCAATGGGCCTTGATGTTCGGGATGTCGGGAAGGATGCACTCAATCATGCAGATCCGCCTCCCATTCCCCGCCATGCCGGTAACGGCAATCATCACAGGCGCCACGATGAGCATACTTGTAAGCTCTGCATCTATTACACAGTTCGTTCCGGCAATTCCTGAGCTCGCTCTGAAGGCGCCGGATCTTGTTTTTCATCTCCTGCTCGTTCACAGTTTCACCTCCAACTATTGGCGCGACTTCTCACCGACGCCATTTCTGCCTCATATTTTCTTGCGAATTTCCTCAGCTGGTTAATCACCGCTTCAGGATCAGACAACATCATCAGCTTTTGACCATCGTACATAGTTAGGGAGCTTCATCATTCTGGGCTCACCTCAAGATATTCGGCCTTGATGTAGCCCTGAGACGTGCAGGCCCAGCCGTCGGCAATATAGTAGACATAAACCTTGCTCAGGTTCGTCAGCCAGGGCGCCCCGCTGACCTGCGGTCCGTTCATCCACCGCCGGCACGCGACTCTTTTCGGAGCGCAGCAAACATAAGTTTTATTGATGACTTCCGGCTCTTCCGTTACTACATAGCCGCAGTACACCCAGCCCTCGCCGTATTCTCCGATGTCATAGCAACGGATCCAACCGTCAGCTGATGTCCAATCAGTCATGAACCAGTCGCCGGCGTCAAGGTAGCCGACTTCCATGCCGTTCTTGCTGGGCGTCCTGCGGACGTGGACATAGTTGATTGTGTGGTCGTGGTTCTCCGGTTTGCACATCACCCAGCAGCGAACAAGGGCGTCTTCGCCTTTGCAGACGCTGACGGTGATCGCGACGACGACCGTGATGAGGACGGCGATCAGCGCGATAAACGCCACTATCTTTTCGCGGTCAAATATGCTATACTTATTTCGATGATTCATTTCATCACCCCATCATTACCGTCAGCAGCTGGTCCCTGCTGGCGGCTCTTTTTTATCCAGTCTTGATACTCTGCTTCCAGATCCGGGTCGGTGAAGGTGCCGTCAGGATTCGTTATCTTTTTAATCATCCTTGCGAAGGCACTGGCCGCCGGCCTGAGGTTCGGCTCCTGTCCTGTGTACTCTGCTCTGATCTCAAAGTCAGACATCCGGATCATCATCCTTGGACAAGACCACGATCAGCTGACGGGCCATCTCAGCGATACCGGCGTTATGGTTCGCGATCAGGCAGTTTTCATAGGACACTTCGGCCATTGTTTTCACGGTCTTGTCCGACTTGATACCGCCGATAATCGGATCTCCCATCAGATCCAGGGCTGTGTGCTCGATGAGTGGAATCAGATCTACCAACTGGAAAGTATGGTATGGACTCCTTGCCATTGTTGTTTCACCTCCTTTCCGCTTAAAGCGGACGCTTACCGCAAAAAATAAAGCTGGCCGGGTACTGATACAGATCGCAGATTTCCATGAACTTGTCATATCCTGGCACAGTATTTCCTTTTTCCCAGTTTCGGAGCGTTTCAGTTGTGACGTGAAGTTTCGCGGCAGCAACGTCCTGAAGGAATCCTGCATTGACACGGGCAGCGGCAAGGGAAATCTTCGGCGGGTAGTTCATGCCCTCCATATTGTGGTTTACCTCCTTTCAAATTGTCTTGAACCACTACCCATTATATCCGCTTTAAGCGGATTGTCAAGCATTAAGCGGAAATATTTTTTGGTTATGCTTGTTTTTTCCGCTTTTATCGAATATACTAATGTTCCAAGGAGGAATCAAATATGCCAGACAATGCCCGTGAAATCTTCGTAAGAAACCTTCGCTATCTGATGAATGTCAGAGGAATCAGCCAGGCAGATATCTGCCGGGAGCTCGGTGTGTCTTCAACAACAGTATCAGACTGGTGTGCCGGAAAGAAGTATCCGCGTGTGGACGCTATGCAACGCCTGGCCGATCTGCTGGGTGTACTGTTCTCAACATTGACAACAGAAGGCGGTCTGCAGGACTTTGAAGATCAGCAGCGTATCGAAGATCTGCATGAGAATCCGACGCTCCGTTTACTGTTCGACAAGCAGCGCCGACTCGACGATGCAGATCTGAACGCTGTCCTGGCCGTCGTAAACGCTATTTCAAAGGAGCGTGATCCTGATGGATAATATACCGATTATTTTGAAAGACTTACCCGTGCACGTGCGCGGGTTTGTTTGCCTCGGCTCTGACTTCGAGCCCATCATTGTTATCAATGCACGTATGTCAAGAGAGCAGCAGCTGCGGACATACAAGCATGAGGTAAAGCATCTTCAGCGCGGTGAGATGTACAACGTTAACTATCACGAATACTGTATTTGAAGGAGGTACCATCATGAAAAAACTACTCACTGTTATCCTGATCCTGGCACTGGCCGTGCCGGCAGCTGCCTTTGCAGATCTGCCCGACATCTCAAACCTGTCCTATGATGAACTTGTCCAACTTAAAGACAGCATCAACCTCGCCATGTGGAACAGTCAGGAATGGCAGGAAGTCACAGTCCCGCAAGGGGTTTGGATTGTTGGGAAAGATATCCCTGCCGGAACATGGACCGTTAAATGTGCGATTGACAATATTGCAGCTATTGTAATCGGTGACACCCTCAGCGAAACGGGCACAGACTTGAAACATTCACAATATTATCACTCGGAACTCTTAGTGTCTCCTGATTATAAACGTTTTGAGAAAGATAAGGATATTACAGAGTATACTTTCACTGTAAAAGACGGAGATTATATTCAGATAAAAAACGCATCCGTTATCTTTACACCTAATACCGGAAAGCCTTCCCTGGGATTCAAATAAGGAGGCCATCATGTCCACCGCTAAGAAGAAGCTGACAACCTGTGAACCGAAGACGGCCGTGGCCTATGCCCGCTATTCGTCCGCCCAGCAGCGTGACGTATCCATTGAGCAGCAGCTGCGGGATATCAGGGCATACGCTGAGCGAGAAGGCTATAAGATCATATATGAATATGCCGATCACGCGAAGTCCGGATTCAAGAATGTCGAACGCCGGACCCAGTTCCAGGCCATGATACAGGCAGCTGCCTCCGGAGCTTTTGACACAGTCATCGCCTGGAAGGTTGATCGCTTTGGCCGGAATCGCAGGGAGTCAGCAACCTATAAAGGCCAGCTCGCAGACAACGGCGTTAAGGTCGTATATGCTATGGAACCGATCCCTGACGGGGCCGCCGGTGTTCTTACTGAAGGGATGCTGGAATCCCTGGCAGAATGGTACAGCCGGAACATATCGGAGAATACAAAACGCGGTCAGCTGGATAACGCCGTCAAAGGATTGTATAACGGCCACGTCGCGTATGGATACCGCCGGAGCGCTGATAACCGCTTCGAGATCTATGAGCCGGAGGCTGCAGTCGTTCGCCGGATCTTCGATCTGTACGCTCAAGGACACTCTTTTGCGGATATTGTCAGAGAATTAAATGATGATGGCATCCTGACCAAATACGGGAATCCGTACCAGAAAGCATCCGTCTTGTATATCCTTACTAATGACAACTATATCGGAACTTATCATTTTGCAGACGTCAGGATCCCGAACAGCCTGCCACCGATCATTGATATGGACTTATGGGAACGTGCCCAGGAGCAGCGTCGGAAGACATACAAAAAGCACGGTTGGGCGCCGGAAGATTACTTTCTCTCTGGCCGCTGCACCTGCGGCCTCTGTGGTTCTCCGATCTATGGAGCGTATGGATCCGGACGCGGAGGGAAAAGGTATCAGTATTATCACTGCAAAGGAATTAAAACAAAACCAAGAATCTGTACATCGCACTATATGCACAAGGAAGACATCGAAAAGCCGATCTTTGACTTCCTGTTTAACAAGATCCTAAAAGGATCGCTTCTGGACGATTATATCGGCATGGTCTCCGATGTGCTGAAGGCCCGTCAGGCGACGTCGCCGAAGCGGCAGCTGGAAGCTGAACTCAGCGACACCACACGCCGGATCGACAACATCACCCGCGCCATCAGCGAGGGCATCTGGTCAAAGCAGACCGCCGCCATGCTCGAAGATCTGAATAAACGGGCGGAAGAACTGGAAAAGAAGATCGCTTACCACAAAATGACCGACGAAAAGATCATCGCGGACAGCCGAATCAGGTTTATCATGGAAAAGGTAGCAGATGGAAAACGTGACGATCCGGAATACCTGAAAACAGTGATCAATGTCCTGGTCAATCATGTCAGAATCTTTGATCACTGGCTGGAAGTCGCCATCAACGCAACGGGAGCCATTGAACAGATACCGCCGGAAATCCTTCCGCCGCTTGACGTTCTGCCTGACGGGAACCGGTTCGAGTTTTGTAAAGTCAACGCCCCTTCACTTTACGTTCTCGAACCATATCCAGTGATCGTCTTCAAGATTGCAATTTGAGTGCAAAATCACTGCAAAATCACGACAAAGACATGGAAGTCTGTACAAAGTACAAAAAAAGCGCCCCGGGAGAATTCCCAGGGCGTTACTTATAGTCAACAGTTATTCTTCTTCATCGGGCGGTACTTCTTCTTCCGGAATCTCTACAATTCCGGCATTCGCTGCATCGATCAGGCCTTCACCGATGATATAGGCGACAACAGCCGCCCCGGCCATGATCAGCGCTGTCACCTGAACAGCTGTTTCCTGTTTGCCTCCAAAGGCAAGGATCAGCATAGTAACGAATTCAGCGATAGCCGCCCAGAATTTCCTGCTTGTCAGTTTCCTTTTCCAATCGATCATTCGTTTGTACCTCCATTTATAATATTTTCATGCTCAGCGGTGTATGCCGCTGCCTTTGTGGTCCGTTCGGTCATATACTCTGTCAGAGCTGTTATCTGGTCCTTTAATTTGTCGTGATCGTTTCCTGAATAAAAGTGCATCATCAGCGCCATCTGAGTATTTAACATATGCCCCATGTCGTCAGATTGCAGCTCGAACCTTTTATCGCCCAAGCTGAGCCGCGCCTCCACTTTCTTCATCCTCCCTTCCAACGCAGCACACCTGTCAGCAATCGCTTGTACTTTGTCACGGACGGATATTTTACGGTAGGCTTCCCAGCCTTTGACCAGGGCAACCAGGACGCCGGCGACGGCCACGACCAACGCGACCACATACAGGATCGAATCGAACGTGATCCCTGCCTCCGGCAGTTTTACTTCAGGCATCAGACAACACTCCCTTTCTTTATTACCGCGCCATGGTAGTTTCCGGCGATTGCCTGGGCCTGTGTCAGGTCCAGACCGGATATGATCACACTGTAAACCGTGACAGGATCCGGCTGTGGTTTCAGACCGTCCACAGCAGCCTGCAGCTCCGCCCATGTACGCGGACCGCAGATCCCGTCAATGCCGAGCTTGTGGTCCTGCTGGAACTCCTTGACGGCTTTCTCGGTGGCCGTGCCGAAGTCTCCGTCAACGCCGCAGATTCCGAGATTGTACCCGAGCTTGTCGAGCATGGTCTGCAGCTGCTTGACGTAGGTGTTCCGGTTGCCTCTCCGGATCGTCGGCAGCTTTGCCGGCTGCGGTTCGGGCGCGGGTGCCGGCACGGGCTCCACACCGTCAAAAGAGACGTCTTTCAGCTCGCCCCAGTGCGTCCAGCGAGCCTCCGTCACCTTGGAGGTGATCACGCCCTTCTGGGTGCCATAGGCTTCGATTACGGTGCCGTTCCCGATAAACAAGCCGACATGGCCGTACTTTTTGTCCTTCTCCTTCCAGGTGAATACCGCCGTGCCGGGCTTCAGTTCCTGCCCGTCAGAGCGCTGGCCTTTGGACAACGTACCATTTGCCACGCACCATTTTCTGTACATAGTGTCAGATCCGTGGTACATGGTAGACCCGAGCTGCTTGAACGCCCAGGTGAACATACCGGAGCAATCGGCGACATTGTGGCCCACCCACTTCTGGCCGTATTTCACGGTTTGCTCCCGCGTGGCACGGTCCTGCTGGGCCTGCGTCCACTTCCCGCCGACAGCGCCCCATATATAGCCCCATTTATTTGATAAAGCGAATTGGAACTTACTGATCAGGTCGTTTGCCGTGATCATCGTGCTTTCCTCCCTTCCACCTTCTCGGATCTGCGCCCATGACGATTATCCAGTCGACCACCACGAGAACGACCGCGATCGCGGCCACATAGACCCACCAGTGCATACGGCACCTCCAAAAATATGTTTGTTCCCCTTGTCTCGCAAAGGGAACTATGAGAAAATAAGCATAGAAAAAGAGCGCTGCGGGTTAGGCCCCCGCGAACGCTCTCACAGGTGGAGAATGTGGTGCGAGCACACCCTCCAAGATGAGTTTATCACATCCCTCCACCATTACGCAAGGAAGGATGTGTTTTTTGTGTCCGATAATTCTGAACTGTTCCGAAACGAACTGATCGCGAAGCTCGAATCAATGCTCCCGCCGGAGCAGCTGAGGGCCGTCCTGGCTGCCTTTGACACGACCTCGGCGTCCTATCAGATCAGCCGGCAGCAGCTGGACCTGATCGCGACTGATGGCTTCCCGGAGCCCGTCAAATGGTATCTGGCATCGAAGGCCGTCGCCAACCGGAGCCCCGGCACCGTCAAGCAGTACCGTTATAAACTGCTACACTTCTTTGACACTGTCAAAAAGCCGTTCCAGGACATCCGGCCCAACGACATCCGCGTCTACCTCTTCCAGTTCAAGAAGGAGCGGAACGCGTCCGACTGTTACCTGGAGAGTGTCCGGATCACGCTCAACGGCTTTTTTGGGTGGTTGGTAGCCAACGAATACCTCATGCGGAACCCGTGCGCGAACGTGGAGAAGATCCATTTCAACGCGAAGCGCCGGGAACCGCTCAGCATGGAACAGCTGGAGACGCTGCGGTGGAACGTCCAGGGCGTCCGGGAAAAGGCGCTGATTGACTTCCTGTTCTCCACCGGCTGCCGCGTCTCTGAGTGCGCTGACGTCCGCCTGTCGGACATCGGCTGGAAGGACCGTTCCGTTCTGATCCGCCACGGCAAGGGCGATAAGGAACGCATTGTTTATTTCAACGCAGAGGCGCTTGTCTCCATGCGGAAATACATCGACACCCGCCAGGACGACACAGACGCGCTGTTTGTCAGCGTCAAGGCGCCACACGCCGCGATCGGCGCCCATGCGCTGGAGAATATCATCAGCAAGGTCGCCGGCAGGACAGATCTGCACGTTTTCCCGCACAAGCTCCGGCATACCTTCGCCACGGCCGGGATGAACAGCGGGATGCCGCTGCACGTCCTCCAGCAGCTGATGGGCCATGCCAAACCGGAGACCACCATGATCTACGCGAAGCAGATGCAGGAAGGCCTCCGGGCCGAACATCAGCGGGTGTACGCTTAATAAGTTTCCGGCAGGAGGTGCTTCCCCCTGCCGGTTATTATTTTGACTGTCGGTGCTGCGTTAAATCAGTCATTTATAACTTTGTATATAATGCCCTAACTTTAATTGTCCTGTTTGCTCCAACCTGTGCAAATGATTTATTCATGCCAAGCAACTGAACATACTGTACCGTTCCGTCTACAATACTCAAATTCGGATAAATACCATCTGTTGTTGTCAAATAATAAAGATCATCATTCTGAACAAACGTTGCCCCAATCAGAATATACCCTGCTATTGTTGCCGATGCTGAAACCGTTCTGCCAGAACTTGAAGTTAATTCAATATTATAATCATAATAATGAACTTTTTTGACATTACTATTTAACGAATCAATCTGATCCTGGACAGATGTGTTCCCGACAGCGCCGAGTTTCGTGTCGAGAAGGTTGGAATTATAGTTGATATCGTCCACGCTGGCCGGGTCTGTTCCCTGGGGGATCCTCAGTCCGATGTTCGGGGTCGGGGTTCCTGTTGCTGCCATAATTAATTACCACCTTTCTGATTAGTTGTGAATTGGACAAAACAATCAAGGGCGTCAACGTCATCCATGGACAGCGTCAGCCCGGGAATAGAGATCGGAATCTGAACCGGTTTGACCTTCAGATCCACATCAATGTCACTGAGTTCTTTCAACCTCTGCCGGAACGCAGCAGCTGCTTCCTGACTCTCGAACGTGATGGATCCATCAGCATTGACTTTTGCGCTGTCGGTCATCTTTTTTTCTTCATCGAGTTGGAAGTCCCACTGAGGCTGCAGCGCCTGCTTGATCTTGAACAGATCAAAGGCCAGCTTGATCGGAAGATCTTGCTGGCCAAGTTTTGTTAATGCTTTGTATGCTTTTATTACCTTGAATTGTTTCATGCGTCCTCCTTATTCACCGAGTACATCTATCGGGACGGTCAGCGCGATACGAAGATTCCCGCTTTCCGCAAGCACAATAGCCTCGATCAGGTCGGTATATCCGCGGTATTCCTTACTCACTTCACCGCCAATCAAGCCCTGGATAAAGTTGGTTTCGTCAGTGTTGGAAAAGACCGGAATAATCTCCATCATGCTCTTTCCGACAAATTCGATATAAAGAACTGATGTCACACCGATCACCGTCGCGCCCATGAACCGGATAGGAAACTCTTTCCCGGTTGCTGTTCTGACAGACAATTCGTCCACGGTATCCCTCCTTTTTAAGAATGTCCAAGATAGTCAGCGATCGACTTCGTTGTCGTTTGTTTGTTTGTGAAGTCGACAGCCGTCACGACGTTGAATCCGTTTTTCCAGTTTGCGCTCTGATAACCATAGAAGCCGTTGCCGACATAGAGATTGGTGCCGTACAGGTAATTAGCCTTCAAGTAGCTTGCTGTCACAGATCCGGCGGTCAGGCTGTCAATGGTCGCCTTCGCAGAGTCACCGTTGTCAAGCGATGTCTTAACACCGGAGCTACCCTTTCCATACGTCACCGAACCGTTAGCAATCTTTGCCGTCCCGATCGAGCCGTCAGTCAGGTTCGTGGCGTTCATTGTCACGCCGCTGCTGAAGGTGATCGAGTCGACCGTGATGTTGCCTTTGATTGTCGCCGCCGTGGCCGTCAACCGACCGGAATAGTCGACAAAGAACGGATATGTCCACGCGCCATAGCTGGACCCGTTCCAATACCTGGAACCGATCGCGAACGCCATTGTTCCGGCGGTGATGGAGTTCGGCGAGCTCATCCAGGCACCATACTGCGTTGTTGCGCTGCCAGGGTACACCGTACTCAGTCGCTGGATGTTGTTGCTGGTTATCTCCCATCCGGCTATCTCGCCCTTGGTAGAAACCATGGCGCCATCATATCGGACGAAAAACGGATACTGTTCCGGATTGCTACCCTGCTTTGTTCTTATCGCAAAGGCGGCATCGGTTGTGCTGACTGAACTCGGCGCCTGAATCATAACCTTGTATTCAGTACCGCCGGATGTGCTTGTTTTCGACAGCATATTGCTGCCGATATCCCATCCGCCGATCTTGCCGGATGTAGCAGTGATCTTTCCGTCAGTGGCAACGGTAAAATATGTCGATGTCAGTGAGAATGTGCCGCCGGACGCGATTTGTATCGCTGTCGGAGTGATATAAATGCCGCTTCCGGAAGACCCGAGGCTGTTAAACTTCAGGGAACTGAGCTCGATCTTATTGTCGCTGATCGTGACATACGATTTCGCGATATAGTTCGATCTGATCGCGCTCTCAGCGTTTGAGGCCCTCGTTACTTCCGCTGTTATGCTATTTGCGGTTTGTGTAATTCTTGTGCCAAGGGCCCCCTCGGCATTTGTTGCCCTTGTGACCTCAGCCGTAATACTGTTCGCGTTCTGCGTGATCCGGCTGGAAAGCTGAGTTTCACCGTTCCTGCGCTGTGAAACTTCGCTTGCGATCTGATTTGCCTGGATTGTCAGCTGAGCGGTGTTTTCGACCAGCTGATCGTTCATTGTTGCCTGAGCCTGGGCCATCAGCGTGATCTCTTTGTCATTCTCGATGATCGCTGTGGTATGTCTGACCTCAGCGCCGTGATCAGAAACAAGGACCCAGTTGTAGCCGTCCCATGCGTACTCTTTCGGGCCCTCCATGCTGTTCCAGTCGTAGGTGGCGGCCAGCGTGTTCCAGGACATGGTCGCGGCCTTGTTCCACGTTACGACACTATATCCAGGCTCGGCCTTGATCCAGTGATCGCCCATATTGACGATGACACTTGAATCGTTCCGCGGATCCGTCAGTCGGATATACGTCACGCCCTTCGTGGCGACGGAGGCCACAGCCATGTCGATCTCCTGCTCGGCGACTGTCAGCCGTGTTTCAAAACTGGTGAAGGATTCGCCGTCGTAGATCTTCTGCCAGCTGCCGCCGTTCCATGTGTACATATTCGGCTCTGTAGCACCGCCCAGCTGCTGCCATGTGTGCTGCGCCGCCCATGACCAGGTGTGCTCGGCAACTTCATCCCACGCATAGCGCCGTTCAGACTCAACCCAGACATCGCCGGTATTGAATGTGTCCAGCCCATAATCAGCCGGGTCCGGAGGTGTCAGTGAGATATAAGTCTTGCTGAATCCTGTCGCCTGGACATTCAGGCCCTGGAAGTCCATGGCCGTCTGCCAGGTCAGTCCGCCGTCCCTGGTGAAGCCGATACCGTACCTGGTGCCGTCATACTGGCCGATGCGGATCTGCTGGCCACTGTCCTGCGGGTTGATGATGTAGATGTTTCCGGCGTCCCAGTAGAAATTTGTCGTGCCCAGGATCCGGATCAGGTTTGCCTGCAGCACGCCGGAGGTGATGTAGTCAGCTACAAACTGCCCGTCAATGCTCCAGGCAGTGCCATATGTGCCGTGGTATCCGTCCTGACTGAAAGCGATGCCGCCGTTGTTCATGCGGATGATATTGACGGCGTCTTCGATGTCCGGCGCGTCCATGATCAGGATCTCGTCCGGCTCGCCGTCGTTGTCGGTATCGTTCATGACGACATAACCGCCCAGCTGGCCGGTGACGCGCTCCGACACCGTCCGCGCCGTATCCGCCAGGGTGGATGTCGCGGTGTACGCCTGGTCAGCCGTCTTTTTGATGCCTGTGATCGTGCCGGCGATCGACACCCGGATGGATCCGAGCTCGATCTTGCTATACTGCTCCGTCAGGACATTCCATCGGGTCCGCACGCACTTTGCGGAGGCATTGACACCCAGCGCGTCAAAGTAGACGTGCACGGTGTCGCACAGATCCACGCGTTCTTTGATTTCCTCAAGCTGCACATAGCTCAGCTGAAGATTGACCACCGGAACGCCGATGTCATTGCTGTCAATGTACGCCTGAGCGGCCGTCCGCAGCTGGCTCTCGGTCGGTTCTTCCTCGAACCGGTCTGTCAGATCCACCGGGCAGATTTTTGTGAAGCTGAACGTGCCGGGCGCGTTGATGGTCTTTTCCGGCAGCGTGACAACGTATTTGGTTTCCGGATTGCACCAGTACGGATAGATCCCGGTGTATACGTTGGCGTTGTTCTCTTCCTGCTTGATGCTTGTGAGGTTCTTCCCGTAGCGAATCGTAACGCCGCGGTCTGTGCCCCTGTTTGCATTAAAGATGCAGGAATAGCCGTTGTAAGCCCATTCACCGTGCCAGTGATCGAGCAGAGAGCCGGAGGTCCCGCCCATCAGCGCCCGGATCGATGTCGGCTTAATGACCGTCAGCGTGCCGGTGGCCTCGCTCATATCAGACGCGAACGTGAACGGGCACGGGGACGGCGTGCAGTTGGCCGTCAGAGCGATCAGCGCGGACTGCACACCGACCGCCGAGAAGGCGCCGTCGACATAGCCGCTCAGGTCATAACACAGGTGCTGGGCGTTGACGGTCACAATGCCGTTCAGCGGTTTCGATATGTTGTAGATCCGGAAGGGCTGCGGGTTGTCGTTAAAGTTCGGCTTGGCAAGGATGATCATCCGAAGCGCCAGATCTGAATAATGCTGGCCGCTGATCGGATACGTCATTTCAAGTTCATACTGTCCGTTGCGTTCTTCCTGCACTTCACAGGTGATCGCATCAGACAGTGCTCCAAGGCCGAACGATCCCCAGCTGGTGGAGTCAGCCGGGTGCAATACAGGGATCATCGCTCCACCTCCTTAGATTTCCCACCACCTGGGCGTGATTGCAACAGTGCTGACCGCTCCGCTGAACCCGATCGAATTGGATCCGGGCGCCAGCGTGGCGAATTCGCTTGTGCTGCTTGAAACAATCGCGTTTTTGTTGTTCCCGCTGCCGTCGTAACAGTTCATTGTTTCGCAGTCGATATAAACCGGAACGGTCGTGTCGCTGATGGTGAACACCGTGCCGTTGACCGTTACCGTGCCCTCAACGCCTCCGCCGGTAACAAGCAGCAACGGTCTGGAAGCGAACGCGGTCGGGTTTGTGATCGTGCCAGGGATGATAAACGTCTCCGATGTTTCTCCGCTTTTCAGAAACCGCTGCGGTTTGCAGTTGAAAGTGATCTTTGCCCGCCCGACGCGGGTCATGATGTTGTCGATGTCAACTGGTCCGACAAAGTGCGCCAGCCGGAAGTGATCCGGGTCGAAATCATCCTCCAGGCGCCGGTATCCTGTCGGTCCGTAGAGCCATGCCGCTACACTTGAAAAAGCGCCGGGGACGGCGTGCTCTGATCCGTCACCGGCGAATATTTCATAATCCTGATCGACATTGTCCCATGCGTCCTGCGGGCGGATGATATCCCCGCTCCGGCCTGGCACCGAGTAGACGTCAACCTTTCTTTTCGGTTTTACGTAGAAGGGAGCGGCCTCGACATAGATCCCGAGGCTGTCCGATGTGACATTGTTCCATGTGATCATGCGAATACCGCCTCCCGTCTGTCAATACTGTGCTGGATCCGTTCCATCACGATGTCGGCCAGCGTCCGGACATCCTGGCCCTCAGCGCCGTATACGTTGATCGTCACGTCATGCGGGCCGGCTTCCTGGCGTACAATGTCGCGGAGGTCATCCAGGGCGCCGACGAACTCAGGCCGCTTTTCAGCGATACCGATCACGGTGGGCTGTGTGAAGACACCGCCCTTGTCGTACCAGCTGACGTTCAGCGACGGCGCGCTCATGTAGCCATCAGAGCCATCCATGTCCCACACACCGGACCAGTAGAAATGCGGCGTGCTGATGTGCGGAATTGTCCAGCGAACATTCGCAAACAAATTTTCAATGCTGCTTAGTGCATAGCTGATGCTTGTGACAAACGGGTTCAGATTCAGGAGATTGATGTTATCAATGGCATCCTTCATGTAATACTTGAAGTTGTAATTCTTGCCACTGAAAGTCTTTTCCATGTCTGACAAAGTAGTCTCAATGGAAGTCTTGAAGGATGAGAAATCCGCCTTCCCATTCTCGACGAATGTATTCAGTTCCGAACCTGTTTCAAACGCCTGGTCACCGATACCGTCGATTGCTGTCGTGATGCGGTCAATATTCTGCGGAATGTTCTGCTCGCGCTTGGTTTCATCATTAAGTTCCTTAATGGAACCCGCCAGGCTGCTGATGTTCTTCGAGGCAGTATTAAGGCCCTTTGCCCCGGAAGATACTGTCTCAAGCGCCGGGCCGAGCGTTTCAAGTTTCTCGGCGATCTTCTTATTGGCCATGTCGTTGGCCTTGTTCGTGATGTCGCCGATGCCCTTCGCGATACCGCCCAGGGTCGCGACCAGGTCAAATACGCTTGTCTGATTGGCCAGCCGGATCGCAGCGTCCGCAACCGTGCTGAAGCCTTGGCCTGCCTTGACCGCCGCTTCGCCGATGCTGTCAAACACACCGGCCAGCTTCTCGAGGATGTTCGCGATACTGTCATTAATGCTGACGACACCGTCAGAGATTGAAGTGATGATGCCGCTGATGGCGTCTCCGATCGCCGTGATCGGATCTGCCAGCGACTCATTGAACCCGCTGAACGCGTCAACGATCAGCCCAAGATTCGTTCCGATGCTGTCAACAATACTGACAACCGTTTCGCCGATCTGTTTAATGAGACCGCTGATGCTGTCAATAATCGGGCTGATCTGTGAAACGATACCGTTAAAGGAATCAATAATTTCCGGCAGCTTCTCAGCCACGGTCTTGACCATGTCCTGGATCGCCGGGATAAACGGCTCGAATCCGGAAATGATGGTCTTGATCGCCTCAGCGATCCCGGGCGCGTGTTCGTCAAGTGCCGCGATGATTTCCCCGCCAAAGTCTACGAACGCCTTCAGGATGTTCGGCAGGCCGCTCTCTTCGTTGCCGATGGCGTTGACCAGCTGGCCGATGATTTCCCCGCCCTTTTCAAACACCTGGGGCAGGATCTCGCCGAGCTTGCCGACGATTTTCTGCAGGGCATCGCCGATGGTCGTGAACAGGGAGGATCCATCTTCCGTCTGGCCGGAAATGCCTTCGACCAGTTTGGTGATCATTTCCCCGCCCTTTGTGATGATGGTCGGGAACAGGTCCGCGATCCCTTCCGTCAGGGCTCCGACTGCCTTAATGGCGCCCTCCGCCAGTTCCGGGGCGTGCTCAATAATGCTGCCGACCAGGCTGACAATGATATCCGCGCCGGCAGTGATCAGCGTCGGAAGCGCCTCAACAATCGCACCGCCCAGAGTGGTCAGGATATCAGTCGCAAGCGGGACAATCGTCGGCAGGTTCTCCGAGATCGCACCCAGGATGGCCTTCAGTATCTCACCGCCGGTTTCGATCAGCGTCGGCAGCACTTCCTTGATCTTTTCGGATATGCTGGCAATGCCTTCCTTAATCAGGGCGATACCTTTCGAGGAATCACCGGCAAAAATTTGCGTTAAGCCGTCCATGACCGTTGTGATCCCGGGCAGGAAGTCAGCGATCATCCGGTTCTTCAGCCCGTCAAACGACTGTGTCATGTTCTGCAGGCTGTCCTGGAACGCAGCTGACGCCTTCACATCTTCCTCGGACATGACAATTCCGAGATCATGGGCCTGCTGACGCATGGCCTCAATATCGGCAGCTGACGTGTTCAGCAGAGCGCCCATTTCGGTCGCACCCTTGCCGAAAAGTTCCTGGGCGATCCGGGCGCGTTCCGTTTCATCTTCGACGCTTGTCAGCGCCATGACGGTCTTGTTCCAGAGCTCTTCCCGGCTCATGCTCTGCGCGTCTTCCGCAGATATGCCCAGCTTCTGGAACGCGTCAGATCCATTCGCCGCTGCCGTGGACAGCTTGACCATGGAAGTTTTCAGAGACTCCATGCTGGTCCCGCTGTGCTGCGCTATGAAATCCCATTCCTGATAGGCATCCGTAGACAGCCCGATCTTCTGGGACATCTTGTCGATATTGTCGCCATAGGCGGCTGTGGCGGACGCTGCATCGTAAATGCCCTTGACCAGGGCACCCGTGCCGGCAACCGCCGCGGTGACCGCTGTGGCCATGACTTTTGCGCCCTTTTTGACGGCGCTGCCGAAGCCCCCGGTGAATTTACTACCGGACTGCTTGCCGGCCTTCTCGCCGGCTTCTTCGCCCGCGGAGGTGAGCTGATTCGTCATCTCGCGCTGCGAGCCCTCCATAGACGGAACGATTGTAACTATCGCCCGTGCTACTTCAATGCCTTCAGCCATGTCTCTCCCTCCGTTTCTCTATCCATTTCCGCATCTCATCCGGCGGCATTGCGGATGCCTTTCCGCCGAACGTTTTCGACTTCCGTTTCGTGTCGCCGGGACGCGGGTACGGCGTCGGCTTCTTCGGCCGTCCGCCGTGCGCCTTTATAAGGATTGCCTGCAGACTCGCCAGATAGTCGATGACGTCCGCAAGCATTAAGTTCGTTTTGTAGGTTGTCGCCCATGCGGAGATCTCCGGATCTATTTCCCGCACGGTCGCCGAAGCTGGATCCATATACCTCAAAAAAGAGCCGAGCGCACTCCACGAAAGAGTGCGCCCGACTGATTCAAGGCCGCGGCCTGTTGTCATTAACAAGTCACGTTCAACCGCCTCGCGGTGTTCGCTTACGAATCCGCTGAGGCCGAGGATTCCCCCAGCTTCGCTTTCCCTTCGCTCAGGGCGTAGGAGTTGAAAATGGAGAAGAACTCCATATCACCGATGTCGGCTTCCTTCAGGTCCGGCGCGTACTTCAGGACGAAATCCTTGATCAGTTTACCGCGCTTTTCCAGATCATCAGCCTGGTCGATCTTCCGCATCATTTCCGCCTCAGCAAAAGACAGCTGAGACAGAGCCGGCAGGGTATAGACCTTATCGGTGCTGCCTTCCAGCGCAAACGTAAAGCCGCGCTGCTTTCTGACGATATAGTCAGCCATTGGGAAATCCTCCTTTAATTAATCAGCCGCTGGTCTTCTGGCCGTCATCCTTGACGAACTTCCAGTCTCCCTCGATGGTGGGGTTCCAGGTGATCGCCCCTGTAGGATTGAAGGCCACGTCGCCGACTTCCGTCACGGTGCAGTCAGCGCTGCAGAGCATGAATTCGTCGTCGCCATCCTTGCCCAGGAAGACGAAAGCATAATGGTTGCTGGTCGGTCCCTGGCTCATGTCCACGTTAAGCAGCTTGCCATGGGTGGTGGTCGCGGCGGTTTCCGTCACGCGATCGCCGAAAATTGCGGTCAAGCTGGCCTTTGTGGTGGAGATCAGGGAGACATTCACGGTGCCCTTCTCGGTCATGACCTGGCGCCGGGCCGTGCGGCTCCAGTCGCGGATCACGTCCACGCTGCCGAAGGGAGTCAGGGTCGGGCCATCCTCAGAGATGTAGCCGCCCTCAACAAAGGCAGCGTCCAGCGTGTCACCGGGGAAAGTGGGCATCACCAGCTCATCATCGACCGGCGCGTAATAGAACATGCCGGACACATTGCCGAGACCGATATTGACGTCATTGGTCGCCATAGTGTTTTACCTCCGTATCAAATAGTTGTGTTTTCCAGATGCGCCGTCACGCTTAAACGCGCCGAGCACATCGCGATATCCGGCCGCACAGGGTCAACGCCCCAGCTGCCGGACGATGTAACCTGAATATGCCTGACCGGCGTCGTGCTCTCCCTGGCGATCTTCCGCAGGATGCCGACCGCCTTGTTAAGCAGGTCGACCGCCTGGGGCTCACGCAGGGCGCGGCTGTCCAGGACAATTTCAGTGCTGTCGATGGTGTCACGGTCAGAACCTCCGACCTTGGTCACCAGGATGCAGGGCATTGTAAAGTCAGCCGGCAGCGGACGGCAGTACGCAGTCATATACGTGTCCAGGATCTTCTGGACTTCATACTCGATATCAACCGATGTCTGAATCTGCATTACATCACCGCCCCGCTTAGTGCTTTGTCCTCTGACTCAGCTATCATGCTCGCCCTGTCGGTCGTTCCCACGAATCCGACATAACGATTGCTTCGATATGCGTGAGTCAGCTTTACGTTAGACTGGAATCCTTCTCCGCCGCGCGCGTTCGCCGCGTTCGCCCTTGAACAGATTGTCTCTGTTTCGGACAGAATCACGTCATGAACGCCGGCACCGGTCAGGATCTGCTCAAACCCTGCTGAAATGAATTCGATTTCAACCCGCTTCGCCATCAGCCGTCCCACCTCTCGAGGTTGAGAACAATGCTCGACACAAGCCCGGTCGGAGAATCCCAGACCCGGGGCTCGCCGTTGATGGTATAGGTGTTTCCGTTGTACCTGATCCGGTCGCCGGCGAGAACATCCGACCCGGGCGGCATATAACAGGTGTATCCGTCAGTGATGCCCTGGATCCTGCCGTCCTGAGACAGAGAAGTCCCGGCGGGCTGCATGGAGCAGCCGCTTATATCCAGTTCGTCCGGATTGTCCCAATCAGGGTAAACCGTGCCACGTTCGACGATCGTGCCGGCTCGGATCCGCGTCACTGTGTCGTTCACCCAGGAAGGAAGCGCCATCAGAACACCCCCCTCACCTTGTAGGGTTCGAGGGTCTCAAGGTCAGTAGACTGCAGCGCACCAGCTCCGCCTCCATTCGCCCAGCTTGCACTGTAAGAGATGGAAACACCGCCCGCGCTTTCGCTTGCCACGCCGTTCGGCGACACAAGCGCCCTGGTGGCCCGTCCGGAGATGATTTCCTTAATGGATCCCATCATCGTGTCCGGGACGCCTGCCGTATAAGCGACAGTGATCTCCGTTTTCCGGGAAACCGGCGCGACATCGAACAGATGGACGATTCCGTTCTGCTCAAACGTGAAATCCGTCCAGGCTTCGCCGTCAATCGTTACGGTCGAAACGCCTGTGATAAACGCCGCCGGCAGCTGCACCAGGAAGTCGTTATTAACCCGCTTGATCCTTCCGTTCCCGTAGAGCAGGCGCTCAGAGAACTCGCAGGCCTGCGGAGGAGATACATGCCAGCCGCAATGATTACGTACGCCCATGGAGGCCGCTGAGATGCTGGCGGGAATCCGAACGTCACCGGCGAACTTATTCGCGGTCATCGTGTTGAAATCCGCCTGGGACAGCATATCCGCCAGGGCATCCGCATCCGTGATGGTGTACCCCCAGTTCGTTACAAGGCTCATTTTGTCGCCGCCTTCCTGGATTTGTTCGCAGGCTTAACAGCCTTTACAGCAGGATTTTCGACCTTCGCCTTGGGCGGTTCCACCGCCTTCGCCGCGGGCCGCTTAAACTCGACAGCGCCTGCCGGCTGCTGGCCTTCTTCGTACTCGAGCTTCATGCCGTTGTACAGGTAAGTCTTCAGCATCTGGTTTCACCGCCCTTTCATGGTAAGATGGGGAGCCGCCCAGACTGGACGGCCCCCGGTTATTCATCAGGCAGAAACGGCAGCGGACAGGACGCAGATACCGGCCGGGTACTTCGGCACGAACGCCATGCGCTCTTCAGCGATGACGGTCACGCGGTTGTACAGAGCGTCGTCTTCGTTCTGCTCGTAGACCTTAACGGTCGTGCCGCCCTTGCGAGCGATCTGGATGGACTGCTTGCCGGCGCCGACAATGACCTTGCCCTGGGTGACATTCGCGTTCTCGTAGATCGGGAGGCCCCAGATGCGGGCGGGCTGAGAATACTCGCCGTTGCCATAGGCATTCTGGAAGTAGCCGCCGCCGAGATACTGCTGATTGTTATCCTTGGCAGTCAGCAGCGCGTACAGATCCGCGGGGTTCATCAGGACGAAGTCAGCCGCGAAGGGCGTATTCTGCTTGATCAGCCTGGCAGCGTACAGGATACCTTCGGCCAGGTTCGCAGCGTCGCCGGTGTTGCCGCCGTCAGTGTAGTCGGCTGTCTGCTTGCCGGACAGGCTCAGCAGGGAGGACACGATGCTCGCATTTTCCACGGCGTCCAGTTCGTAGAGAAGGTCATTCTCAACGACGGAGGTCAGGAAGGGAGCATCCTGCAGGATCTCATCGGATTCCTTCACAAAGCCGGCGATCTTGCCCAGAGCCACAGTGTGAGGGGTGAAACCGGTGGACAGCTGCGGCTTCTTGGCGTTTTCACTCACAGCCGCGGGAGCGCCGGCGTCGGGCTTAACCCACGCGTCACGCGTGAAGTAGGTCAGGGCGTTGCCGGAAATGTTCAGGGCGCCGAACAGGTCAGCGATTTTCGGCCGGCGGGCCATCTTGACGGGGTTCTTGTCGATATCAGCCAGCTGCACGCCGGTGATGGTGTCGGTATAGACGCGATCCTTGAAATTGATCTCAGCGGACGCGCTCCAGCCTTTGCTGTTCTTGTCAATGGCCTTGGCCTGCTCGATCAGGCTCTGCATGGGATCATTCATGTGTTTTTCCTCACTTTCTTCGGATTTGGATCCGATCCTTCCGAGAAGCTCGTTCGCTTTCTCGGCTTTTTCGATAGCGCCGGTCAGCTCATCGATGGCCGTCGCAAGTTCTTCGCCGGACTTGATGTCTTCCTCATTCCCGGCTTCGATACCGTCCTTCAGGGCGGCCAGGGCGGCTTTTTTCTCCGCCAGCTGCTCTTTAAGGCTCATAGTCATACCTCCATAGTCTTGATCCGTTCCAGGAGCGCATCCTTCCGGGAATTGAGCACCTCGGGCTCCTCCGGGACTGCCGCCTCGTTGGCCTTTGACGCTTCCTCTTCCGTTTCGGACTCTTCCGGTTCGGGTTCTGTATCGTCAAGCTGACCAAGAACATCCCTGATCAGCGTGATCGCCTGCTCCAGCTTCTCAGCGTCAGCCTTGCTGTTCCGCCTGCCGGACTTGATCTCAGTGACTTCCGCGCGGGGATTCGCCGGAATCGGCACGATGGAAACCTCGAACAGTTCCAGTTCGCGCAGCTCGTTCGCCTTTGTTCCGTCCTCCAGCTCCACCTGGGCGGCCTTTTTGACCTCATAGGCGAAGCTGAACTGGTAAACACACCCGGACAGGACCAGCGCCCGCTTTTCCTGGGCGAGAGGCGTATCAAAAAAGCTCGCTGTCATCAGCGGGCCTTTTTCGGTATCCTCAATGTTGTCCACTGTCCCGATGATCTGATCGAGATCGTGGTTCCAGCAGAGCGGGAACGGGTGACCGGATTCCTTCCGAGCCTTCAGCGTTTCAGTAAACGCCCCTGGCGCGATCACATCGCCGTAACTGTCCGGGATCCTGTCGTATGTGCTGAAATATCCGGAGATCGTGCCGGCGTCCCCTGCTTTGACTTCTCCGTAACTCTTGAAAAGTCTGTCCATGTTATCCCTCCTGTATTACAATTTCGGTCGAACAGTTGCAGTTGCAGGTCCCATCAGGCCCGAGGATGTCATCCCCCGGCCAGTCAGCGCCGTTTGAGAATCTGTCATCAATTCCGACCATCTCGCCGTCCATCATCGCGTGCTCCGGGCGCGGATTGTCGCCGGTTACCCAAACCTTAGAAATTGTTTTCCTGAAGCCCTGGCGCTCAGACTGATGGCAAGCCTCCTGCGTGGCCCAGCTGGCCACCGCCGTCGCGACGGAGCGCCCGAGCATACTGGACTCCGTTTCTTCGCGTTTCTTCATGGCATCCGCCGGAGACTCACTGTCCTCATCATCCGGATCGTAATTGTCCTGGACTTCCTGCAGCTTCTTTTTCGTCTTGTTGTTTGTCGCCTTTGCCCGTCCTTCAGCCATCGCCCGGATGAAAGCCACCGTGGCGTCCATATAGTAGTTGACGCCCAGGATGCCGGCAGTCTCTTCACCGTGCGCTCTGTTCACCACGTTCATGACCGGCTCAAGGTCATCCGCCAGTTCTTTGTTCCAGCGTTTTTCGTCGAACCAGTCCGGGTTGCCGGCGCCCAGTTTCGGCAGGATGCTGTTCCCCTGGCGCTTGAAAAACTTTTTCAGCACGTCAGCGATCAGTTCGTCTTCTTCCTTTGTGGAGCGTCCTTTGACACGGATCTCATAAGATTTGCACTCAGGGCACCCGCAAGCGGCAGAACGAATCGGCACCGGTTCTTCCGGGGTGGATTCCGTTGCCATTTCGTTTCCCGTGCTAAGGTTCAGCGGAACGATGATGTCGTCACCGCCATCGATCGGAGGCAGATTGTTGTCCGCTCTGGCCTCGTTCCGCGTCATCCACGGCCCCCCAACGGCTGCCTGCAGGATCGCGGCGCGTTCCTCGAAGGATCCCTTCAGTTTTTCCGTCAGGTCAAACTCGACATACAGATCAGGATCCGCGCCGATCATCGGCAGCAAGAAAGAGTTAATCCGCTGCTGGATCATCTGCAGATCCGGCCCGAGGCACTCCGCATACAGCGCGCGGCTGTTATCCTTGGCGCTCGCGTAGGTCTGTGTGTCCGTATGCCACACAAGGGAAGGATTGATCCTGTATGCAGCTGCCACGGCCTCCCTGGACAGCTTGATCGATTCAGCCCACTGCTGCTCTTTGAACGACGTTGAGAACGGTTTGATCTCCATGCCGTCCTCGAGCAGCGGAATTGATCCGGCTTTGCTTCCACCGGCGCCCCAGGCTTCACGGAACGCGGTTATCCAGCGCTTTTTCGTTTCCTCATCCCACGGCTGCACATCTTTCGGCCTGATAATCTGTGCATTCAGCCGCCCGGATGATTTCCACAGTTCCTTCCGGAACCGCCCAGCCTGGATCTGTTCTTCCAGCGTCTGCCGGAGTGCGGAAACCGGACTGACATACCCGCCCGGATTGCCAGGAGAATACGTGTTAAACCGCACGAACTCACTCGACGGGATCTCGATCTGGTTCCCGGACTGCGTCCGCACGGTGATGCTCTCGGGGCCGTATGCGTTTACCTTGTTCGTCTGTGTGACCCATTCCGTCGGAACGATCCGCAGCTGATACCCTGAGTCGCTTTCAGCGTCCGGAAGGACCCACACATACACGCAACCAAACACGAAGTACTCCGTCGCGATCGCCCGGATGAATTCATACTCCGTCTGATCGCTGTTCGGGCGCCATAGTAAAAGCGCGGCCGTGCTTGTCCGGTCGCGCTCCCTGTCAGTTTCACCTTTTCGCCTGTAGACCTTCAGCGGCAGCTGAGCGATACTGTTCGCCAGGAAATTGACAACCGCTGACAGGTTGTCCTGGCTGTTGTAAAGCTGCCGCGCCGTATAATTCAAGACATTCGACGGCGCGTCAGGCCCCAGATATACCTGGTAGACATTCGGCTTAAACAATGTCCGCCAGCGTTCCACAATTCCAGGCATTATCTCGCCTCCACTTCCTCGACCAGCTCGGCCAGCCTGTAACCCGTCGGGTTATCTCCAAGCAGCTGCTGCAGCCGTTCATAGTTTACAATCCACTCTTCGCCCTCCGGAATAATCCGGTGCAGTTTCGCATCATAAATATGATGCTTGGCATAATTTTCAGTCGCGCGGACACGGTATCGCTTTCTCATGTGTTCCGCGTAATCTGATTTATCATCTGTCAGCAGTTTCGCCCACTTCGTCGGCCTTGGCGTCATTCGGAAGTTGAACGTGCCGGCCTTCTCGTAGATCTCGCGGACAGGGACGTTTTTCATGTCCAGCGGCAGCACAAAACCAACAGGATCCTGATCCCGCATTGACGGTATATCTGTCACGATAACCGGCACTCCCAGACAAAGCGCTTCATAAACCGTGTATGCATACCCCTCATAGTCTGACAGCTGGACAAGGTAATCAGCATCCGCGATGAAGTCTGTGATATCATAGCGCGGTTCACGTTTAATAACGTTCGGGTTTTTGAACGGTATCGGCTGATTACTGAACACATCCCACCGGAACGGGATTCCCTCATCATCCAGCATTCGAGCGAGCTTTTCCATCCGGCCCGCGCCCTTTTCCGGCGCTAACCGCGTTGCGCTGATCAGGCGGAGGACTCTCCTGGGTTCCTCAACAATGATCGGATTATACAAAACATCCGTATGATGCCCGGTCAGTTTCTCAAACTTCGCCGCCGCCGACGGGCTGACAGCATAGTAATGTGTGCCTTCAGGCATATGCGGATCATCCAGCTTTGCCAGGTCATAATCCTGGTGGACAATGTAGTAATATTCATCCGCGTGAAAATACTCCGGGACCCCTGGGCACCAATTCATGAAAGCCCGCCTGCACTTGACTTCCTGATGATCCCATTTCACACACCGGACAAATTGTTTCAACCTCTCCAGCTGATGCTCGTCCGCTTCCCGGTACACAATGACGAAATCCCTGGCAGAAAACATCCTGGCCAACGTATAAGCAAACGTTTCCACGCCGCCGATCCTGGTCAGGTGCCAGCAGAACATCGCATTACTGCACTCGATCATACAAAAATAACCTCCGCGCCTCTTGCATAAACGCTTTCGTATAGTTTCTTCTGCGGGGCTTCAGCCTGTTTTGTCAGTCCTGAGAACGCCATGATGCAGGCGAACAGAGGAGCGATATCGTCCGGGCTTTTCAGCCGGTCCGGCAGCTGGACGCCTCCGCCCATCTGCTTCAGCTGCATCGTGTGCCCGGGCGTATCCATCACCGGCTGCGGCAGGTGATAGATCCGTTTCCCGTCACGATCCGGAAGGCAGGCACAAACACCGTCATAAAAGCGGCCCCATCCGTTCGACAGGTCCGTCCCTTCAATAGCGATCCGCTCCACGCCCGTGATCGTGCAGATCTGTTCGGCCAGTCCGCCGACCGGTGCGCCGCGGGACTGGAAAGCCAGCTTCATTTTCCCCTTCAGCGCACGCTGCCGGAACCAGTCAATCGCCCACTCCGTGCCGATCCTCCGGGCTACAAGCTCGACGTGCCAGTTGCCATCCTCGCGGAGGCCGCAAGCGCCGATCGACGTCCAGCGCCGGTCCTGTGACAGGTCGATTCCGTAGAAAACCGGCTCTTCCGGCGGGATGAATGACTCCGGATCCATGCCGGCATCCCACGCGCCATCTGGAAACGGCGGCGGAAGGATTGTTTCGACCATCTGACACATACATTCGGACCGGAATTTCGCTTCCGGAAAGGTCGCACGGTTGGCAAGCAGCGCCCGCTCCGTCAGCAGGCCATACCCCATGGCGGGATTCGCCTGGGCCAGCGCGTTCAGGTCGTCCGTCGCAGCGCCTTCCGGCGCGGACCACTCAAACAGGCCGAGCGTGTTCGTGTCGACGTCGCCGCCGAGGTTCGCCTGCTGGCCGAGCGCCTGGGACCGCAGCTGCCGGAGGACGATGCTGTCCGGATCGCCAGCATTGCTGAAGCAGACCACAAGGCCATTCGGCTTCGCATTCGTGGACGCCGCCGCTGCGGACCATGTTTCCCAGTCACGGTGCTCGCGGATCTCGTCCAGCATGACAAAGTCGTTACTGTCACCGCGGCCGGCCCGGCGGGTGGGTGCGCCGACTTTATAGCGCCGGTTCTCCGTCAGCTCCAGGCTCTTCTTTCCGTTCGTCCGGCTGATCCGCGTGATGTCAGCAGACAACCCCGGGCACTCCTCCTGGTCGCGGATCACGGCCTCCCAGACTTCCTCAGCCTTTTCGAGGGAGAGGGACGTCCCGAAGATGTTCTCGACCATCATGACGTTAAGGAAGAAAGACGCCAGCACTTCAGAAAGCACTGTCTTACCGTTCTGCCGGGAGATCAGGAACATGATCGTCCGGAAGCGGAACTTCCAGTCAGCGCCCAGGGTGCCGGTGATCTCCAGCGCGTGGATCAGCGCCCACTCCTGCCACGGGTACAAGGTCTTTTTCAGAACCGTCTTCGCGTACTCAATGCAGGCAAACCCGAGCGACGTTTCTTCCGTCAGCTCGCGGAGGGGCTTTGTGTATAATCGCGGCTCTGTCTTCCCATTCATCTTGCTACCTTGAACCTCGCCCTCAGATCGCTGAGGTTCGTGACCTCTGTGTCCTCGGCGCCCGTCATGCTCTTCAGGGCAGCCAGCGTCTTCGTGTAGCAGGTCATCAGCTTCTCATAAGCCGGGAAGAACGGGTTCTCTCTGATTCCGCTCTGGCCTCCGCCGTGATCGTACTCGACTGTCATCGGCTCGTCAGCCAGGCGCTCGCCCTCTGTCAGGATCTTGGCAGCCATAAGCTCCAGTTGATCCCGCAACAGCTTTTTCTCCTTTTCCATGGTTTACACTCCTTTTGAGGGCCCGGAGGGGGAAAAGACTGCCGTCGGTTGGTCTCTTCCGTCAACAAAAGCGCCAAGATTTCTTGGCCCCTACCATATCCGACTACGCATTCCTATGGCGTTTTCGCCATTCGTCCCGTCCCCGCGAGCCCGGTTGCACTTCATGTGCGATGCTAAAATGTTGTTCAGATCCAGTTCCAGTTCAGGCGCTTTTGCTACCGGTACCAGGTGATCAGGCTCCCAGGAATCCGGAGCTGAAGATGGATCCAGGTGATAATTGATTTCCTGCCCGCAGATATGACAAACAGCCCGGGCCTTCCGATCACGGTCCCAAGCAAGCCGCCGAACCTGTGGCCACCTTCCTGATCTGCTACTCAATAGCGCCGCCCTCCCGCGCACGTTGTGGCGCTGTGCGCCCCTCTGCCGGAAGGAGCGAAACCGGCAGCACATCCAAGGAAACATGAATAAACATGAAGAAACATGAAGATACGAAAAAGCAGCCGGTTGTCTTCGGCTGCTTTTCCACGCTACTATTATACTGATAAGTTTACTGAAATTCACTGAAATAAAGTTATTTACGCACCTTTTCCGGATACTTCCTCGCCAGCTGATCCTCCGCCCTGCTCAGGTAGTAATAGACAGATCTGTCCGTCCGGCAGATTGCCTCTGCGATGTCTTCCGGGCTGTAGCACTCAATATAGCGGAGCCGCATCACCGCCCGGTCGTCCGGGTTGTCCAGGTTGTCGATCAGCGGATCCAGCTCTCGCTGCATTTGTTCCAGTTCTCCCAACGTTTCCCGGTACGCCGCTTTGACTTCATCGATCTTGATAGCGCCTTCTGCGACCTGATCATGCCCGGTTCCACCGTGCGGCATCCCTGTCAGCACCGACGTGATCTTCGTCGCCCTGGCCATTTCCTTTTCGACCTTCCACCGCGCCTTGATCGTGTAGCGCATCAGCTGGCGCATCCGGTAAAGGTTTACCATGTAATCACCTCCGATTCATCCAATAGCGTATAGCATACTCAAGCAAAATGTCAGGAAAGCGGCTATTCCAACCGCGATCCAGAAAAAATCGTCCTCCTCAGGCCATAGGCGTTTCATTCCTTCACCTTCTTTTCCCCGTCAGCACAGAACCAATCCGGCGTAACAACAGTCCCGTTTCGTCCGCAGACATTTTCCTGTTCGGATGGTATCCTATTGTCTGCAAAATACCAGTGTTTGCAATCCTTGCAGCGGACAACCGGAACAGCATCAATGGTTGGGGAAATGTCTTCATCGAGGAAATAATCAATCGTGTCCCCAATATCACAGGCACGGCACGGAGCTTCGCCTATTTCGTAGCAAAAGCGGATTTTCCCGTTCTTCATTCCCTTTCGTCTGTCACATTCTTTGCATCTAAACTCTCGCAAATATTTGATCGTTGCATCAGCATCAATCAACCTCATTTCACTTCACCAACCTTTACTTTGTCCAGACTTGATGCCCTTGCACGTTCCTTTTGCAATATCAAGCGCAAGCCTTAATTGCCGTATTTCAGCTTCTTGCTCTTTCAGCATGTCAAGGGCATCAGCATGAAGCAGAAAAATACACTTTGAAGAGTTGATGTCATATTGGCATCCATCGCATGAACCACCTTCTTTACAATTCTCCAACCCTTTGATAACCTTCTCCCTGTCCATTCACTTCACCGCCACTTCTCAATTCCAATCGTCACAACTGTCATTGTCTTCCACAATATCCCCGTTTCGTAAAACACAACAAAGGTATGTATCGTGATATTGGTCTTCATCGACAAACGCATTTGCACAGGTAAGGCAACAATGTTCTACATCGTTATGATTTGTTATCTTCATACCCAAAAATACTCTCCTATTTTTTCGTTATTCGCTCCTTTATCGAACTATCTTGTATTCTCAACAAGCGTTTTTTTTCCGCATTTACGGCACACCATAATTCCCCTTGAAAAACTGCCATAAAGTAGCGGACTTGCAGGAACATAATCATGCAAACATATAAATCGTCTGAAAATCGTTCGTAAATCCATGTCACAATCCACTCCTTTTCTGAATCAATCCCACTTCACAGGTCTGCCACAATCATCACAAAACTTTTGCTTGTAATACAATTCTGTTTTGCACTCACACAGATAATTATCGAAACTCGCTCGTTCGCTGTGGTTCATGCGTTTCGGTTTTACAGGTTCCTGCTCTTTCAGCATGGCAAGGGCATCACGACACATTTTTCTCAAGCAATCAAACCCAAATTTATCTTCTATATACGGGCATTCTCCGCATATAAAAAAATCTTCGTCCTTTTCGCAACACTCCAACCCTTTGATAACCTTCTCCCTGTCAATCATCGTCCGTTCTCCTTTTCCCGTCTGCGCAGAACCAATCAGCATTTGGTTTGAATTTCAAGCAATGTTTTTCTCTCATGCTTTCGCAATAACCATCGTCCATGAAACCATAATGGTCAATCAAATACTTGCATTCCTTGCACCGGACTAATTCTTTTGTTTCAAACGTTTTCGGACTACCATCCCATGCACGTTCTCCCGGTTCGTCAATGTTGACGATCATCGTTTTCATTTTAACTTCACCGACCTTCCCATAGAACAGGCTTTCCGCATTGCCTACAAAACTTTGCATATTCTTTTGCTTTGTCTATTCCATCATAAATGTGATACATATATGCTCCACACGAACCGCAACACCAAACAAAAATACCTTTTTCATCTTGCTTGAATGATGGCTCAACCGCTTCTTGCTCTTTCAGCAGAGCAAAGATTTCTTCTGCTTTTGTTAGGCTTATAATCACTTCACTGAAAGATTCAGAGATTACTCTATTCCGCATACACGTTTCAAGATATTCAGCAAGGTTTTCAGCAACCTTTCTCTTCTCTGGAGCATAATCATACATCCTACTTCACCTACCTTACGTATTGCATGGACAATCGTTCGTCCTAAAAGAACACTGCCCATTACATAAAGTGTTATACAACTTGCAATACGGAACCGTTGCGCCCATATTCTGTTCCCATTCGACCATGGGACAATTCTTTTGAAGCTCTATTACTTTATTGCGAAACGCTAATGTTTCTGGATTAAATGCATTGACTATTGCAGAATTTTGTCCATACAATACAGATAAAATGTCGTTGTTATTCATCCCACTTCACCGCCTTTAAGTTTCTTCACATGGTTCAAGTTTTGCACCGCAATGCGGACAATACTGATAGAAAATTCCTGCATCGTTGTACCTTGTTGGTTCTCCGCATACAGAACACCACCAGAATAAATCCGCATATACTCCCGGTCTTGAATAATGCCGTTCCCATTTCCCCTGTTTCGCTTCCTGCTCTTTCAGCAGTTTCTCAATCTGTTCATTCTTTTTGCGAATTAACTCAACAGCATTCGTCAGTTCTGTTCCAAGATCGTCCTGCTCTTTCAGCAGGGCAAGGGCATCGTTAATCGTCTGCAGGAAATTCCGTGCCTGTTCAAATCCTACACGCCCCGCAATGAAACCGCCAATGTCATTCAGACCTTTGATAACCTTCTCCCTGTCTGGCATGTTCAATCATTCCTTTCCACCGCAAGATGCGACTCAAAGTAGTTCAGCACCCGTCGCATCAGTTCCCCGCTTGGCTGGACATCTCCGTACACATACCGCCTGATCGTGCGCTCACACATACCAAGTTCTTCCGCAAGCATTTTCTGCGAGATACCGTATTCTTTCATGACTGACCGCAGCCACTCACCGAATTCGTTTGCTCCATATTTACAATGCATCTTTTACCTCCGTACTACCAACTCATATAAACACATTCAAGCGGGATGTCAGCATTCCATCCACCTTTTATCCCGTCCCAGTCATTTGTCAACCAACTCATAATTGACTGCAATGCACACAATGCCGTACTGCAACTGCCCCATCCGTTCTCCGGTTCAAGACACCTGTACTTCGTCTGGTTAAATGTCAGTTCGTGGATGCCACGCTCAATATTCGGAATAATATCCGTTACTCTGTACCATTCGCCCTGATGAAAGTCCCAGTCCATACACTTCCGGAACAGATCGCCAATGTTATATGTCGGACTGTGCCTCTCCGGTTCACCAATAACCGCGTACAGATCGTCATGGCCCGCAACCTTCACCGCGAACCTGATGTCATAACTCATTCTTTTACCTCCGTACATTCCATTGCCATGTCTTCGTAAAACCGTCGTGCTTCCGGAATCAGTTCAACCGCCGTCCGGAACTCCTCACTCCACTCATCGTCCGGATGTTTCGGTACGTTCATGTCCCGCTGGCACGTTAGGATCATCAGTATCTGCATTGCAGTCAGGTACATGTTGAACCCCATTTTTCCCTTCCACTTCCGGAATTCTTCCTGTGTCCGCCTGTGCTCAACAGCGCGCAACACACGTTCGTGTTCCTGCATGTCACGTTCATGGTTGTTCTCCGCATGACGCGCGATCCGTTCAGCCATGCTTGGTTTCATAAACAATCTCCAACAATTCGACAACATTTCTACAATTAGACAACTGTTTTCGACAACTAAATCCGTGTTTTCTACAACTAATTGCCTGTTTTTCTACAACTAATAAACTGTTTTCTACAACAAAACGACTATTTTCCAACAACTGCCGACCGGATCCTCGCACGTCTGGCACGTTGAAACACGCTCGGCTTCTCCGTGTCCCGGCGAAACCCCAGTCCGAAGTTGTCGTTCACCCACCACATCGCGTCAACATATCCGATGTCCGGAACAACTCCCTGGACAAGATGAATGCAGTCGCCTGATTGATGGCAAACAAAACAGTAAAAGCCTCTGTTACCTGGGTATAGTTTACAATTAAAACCATCGCCGTGATGGAATGGACACGGGCATCTTCCATGCCGATCAACATTAAGTCCGAGCGCCTTTCCAACGTCTATTGCTGATACTGAGTTACGGATTGCATCACTGATTTCTCGGATGTCCATTAATCATTATCCTTCCTACTGATTTGAATGTATTCCCAATGAAGTCCATGTGAACTTTTTTGTTCTCCAGCACATGCTGCTCTTATTCCTTTTGGAGAAATACCATTATCACTTGCGGCGCGTATTATCGAATCGTATACAACCCCTGTTTCTACACATACAACTTGTCTTTTGTTCTTCTCATGTAGTTTCATTAGTGCTTCACGTTGCTTTGTGGACAGTTTCCCTTTACGAACATCGCTTAGTTTCTTCAGAGTTTCAGCAGAAAACTTTTTTCCATAATTCGGATTAAGAGGACCAAGCATTCGTTTTCTGGCCTTTTCTCGAAAGTCAGCACTAAGCTTTGCACCATATGTTCCGCCTTCGCCACCAATACTCATGTTATATCCATATGCTGGGTCTGTTGTTTTGCATCCGGCAATCAAAGATATTTCAAGATTGCACGCATCTTCTTTTGAAAGGTGTTCGGCAAGTATAATATGTTGGAAGTTGTCCCATCCGTATTTCAGTATCGCATCAAAGAAATATTTATTTTTTACATATCCTTTTCCGTGATTCCAACGGTGTTCCGGCTTTTTACTGGTTATACCAATATACTTTTTCCCATTCGGTGACACATGCATATACACAGTAAATTCATTCACTTTAAGAATCATTTTTCAATCACGGCCCCCATCTTTCGGTAGCTAGAGCACCGCTTCTTGTATGCACCCTGGCAGAACCCTACGTTTACATCTACGAAGTCATAGACAACAGGTGTATCCTTGCCTTCAAACGTCCGCTGTATGCGTCCTACGGCCTGTGTAATGATTGCGCTGAACTTACACGGGGAAGCAAGGAACAGACGGTCAAGCCTGGGGATATCCAACCCTTCCTTCGCAAGACTGTATGTCGCAAACAAGTATTTTCGTTTGCCTGTACGCATGTCCTCAAGCAGCTGTTCACGTTCAGCCTTTGCTTTCTTCGATTGCATCTTGCCGTCGATGTATGCCACGTCTTTCTGCATATCATCCGGAAGATATGAGATAATTGCCTTTAATTGTTCAAGCCTATCTGACAGGATCAGACAACTATGGTCACGTTCCTCAACAATCTTCCGCATGATATCAAGATTCCTGCCTTCACAGGTCGTCAATGCTTCAATCAGTTTCACATAGTTAATCGTGCCGTCATCGTTCAGACAGTTGTCATCGATCTCAAAGTCCGTCTCTACCGGCCGGATCTTCACGCCCATCGTCCGATCTGCTACAGCTTCATCCGGCACTGTCCACATCACGTTGCCGAGAAGCGCAAACGTCGCTTTGATCAGTCCGTCGCTGCGTTCCGGTGTGGCACTCAACCCGTACTTGTGCCTTGCGGACAGGTGGTTCAGTACCTTCTCATACCGCGTGAACGTACTGGCTGATGCTGATACCCTGTGGCATTCGTCCACAATGATGACGTCCCAGTAGTCACGGTACTGTGTCAGTTCAAGGTTTGCCATCGTCTGTACGGTCGCAAACGTAACGCCGACGCCGATGTTTACCTTGCCTTCCGTGATTGTGCCGATAGTTTCAGGATCAATGTACTGTTTCGCACGGTCCATGCTCTGCTTCAGCAGGTCCTGCGTATGGCACAACCACAACGCACGTCTCCGGAATCCTTTGATAAGTGCAATCCCCATCTGTGTTTTCCCGCTGCCGGGTTTGCTCTTGAGTATCCCGTACTTGGCACCGATCATGGCACCGACCGCTTCCGCCTGGTAATCATAGAGTGGTACGGCAGTTCCTCCGTAGTTGATCACATTGTCTTGCCGGAAGTCCGTGTAAACACGTGAGTGTTTCAGCAGCGGCATCAGTTCCCTGCACACGCCGAACGGCAGGATCAGCGTATCGCCGTTCCACTCATACAGTCTCAGTTCCTTCGGTGTCTTCCCGACCCAAAACCCCATCCGCTGTTTCTTTTCATACTCCGGGTTCGGGAACTTCAGGTTCTCTTTTGCCCACCGCTGAACCTCAATGGACGGATCCTGTATGTAGATCCGGTTCGCAATCGTCGTGTTCATCTCAATCCTCCGCCCATACTCTGCTGGAGTCCAGCCAATCGACAATATTCCATGTTTCCTTTGTCATGTCTTCCGCACTGATCCGGCTCTTGCCCCTGTTACGGATTGTTTCGCATCGTTCCAGAGATACAAGGCGGACACCGCCGTCCGGAAGCTTCAGCGCAAAGTAGCACAGTTCACCACACCTGTTGAAGAACCTCTTCATTGCACTACGCTGGTTGTCCTCGATCCGGTCAAAGCTGAAATATCCCTGGTCGCATACCTTGCAGTCGATCAGCGTATGGAATCTCCCGCGTATCGCAATGATATCCGCAGGCTGACCGGCTTTGTTCTGTTGCAGCACGTGACACCAAAATCCATTCTCTGCCAGGACGTGACTCAGTTCCTGTTCAAACTTTCCGCCTGTTGTCCGGTTGTCTGTTTTTGTTGTCATTCGCTCACCCCCGTAGGCACTACAACCTTTGCCAGTGCCGTCACGATGATCCGTTCAGGTTCTTCCTTCCTGCTTATGTACTCAATCAGACCTTCTTCAAGCATCTTGTCACCAATCACGTATGCCAGGTCTTTCCGTACATACTCTTCATAGTCAGGATGTACTTCCAATACTTCTTTCATGAACGTTTGGTTCACTTTCAGCGTCCGGAAACTGAAGCGGGAAACATATGTTCGTTCAGGTCGTGTCCTGATCATGACGTCTTCATGCGTATATCCGCCGAGCAGGCGGATCAGTTTATCTTTCAGTTTTTTCATATGTTCTCCTTATCTGTGGTCAGAGGTCGGAATAAGACTGATCCCGTTGAACCGCATATTCCAGCGTTTCACTGCAAGATCAACCGCATTCCTGTGTCCCATGCTGACAGGAAACCGTTCTGTACGCATGTTGCATGTTGTACACCGTACAAAAGCAACCTTTGTTGACTCGCCTTTTACAAAGCCACGGCTGTCCGATTCGATGTACGGCGTTCCTCCGCAGAACGGGCATGTCTTCAGATCATATTTCATCTCATTCATTCCTTTCTGTTTAGTCTCCGGATGGCGTCTCTCTGTCCGCATTAATCCGGAGGAAACATGGTGGAGGTGACGGGATTCGAACCCGTGTCCAGACTGCAACCAATACAGAGACTTCTTACACGATAGGCAGTTTCAAGAGATGCCGCTCATAAAGGAAAGGAGTGTTCCCTCATGTCCACCACCTGCTCTTTTCTTTCACGGTGAGCAGGAGATCCGGAGAGTGTTAATCTTTCTCTGATCCTCATACGGTTACCGATTAACAGGTCCGTCGTTTTGGAGCGAAACGGCATCAGGCCGCTTTCAGTTCGCCGTAGATTTCGTCTTCGTCAGTTCTTGTTTTTGCCCCGTAAGGTGGTTGCATACCCGTGATCTCTGTACCATTCACAACCTGTCGAAACCAAATCACCCCCATAAAGTTGTGATGCGTGCGGGGACTCGAACCCCGCAAGGAAGCCTTCAGCACTACAGGGGCAGCTTCCGTGGAGGAAATCCAGGTCATGAGTAAAAACCTGCCTGTAGTTTCACGCGTTTCCCGTTCCGCCAACGCATCGTAAAGTCAAAAGTGCGGGTGAGGATTTGCACCTCACATGATAGGCGGCCAAGCCTTCTACCCACCGTGTCCGGACACGTTCTATAGCGTCTACCTATTCCGCCACCGCACAATCAATCAGTTAGAATGGCAGTTCATCAGTTTCAACAGGCGTCCCACCACTTGGATCCTGTGCCTGTCCGCCGTCCTGCTTCTTTCCGCAGAAGTTAATACCGCTCAGAATCAGCACGATCTTGCTCCTGCTCTCGCCGTCCTTGGTCTTCCACTCTTCGGTGTTCAGCTTGCCTTCGACGACCGTTTCCTGCCCCTTGGTGAAGTACTTGCACACATGTTCAGCCAGTCCGCCGAATGCCTTGCACTCCAGGAACAGTTTTGTCTCACGATCCTTCACCTTCTCGCTCCACGCGATCCGGAAGTTAGCGACCTTCACACCACTGTTCGTATCCCGCAGTTCGGGGTCTGCCACAAGCCTGCCTTGCAGGGAAAGATGATTAATCATTGGTCTTGTCCTCCTCGTTCAGCCACTTCTCCAAACGTTCTTTTACGTTCGGGTTGTAATACCATGCCGGATCAATCTTTACATCGAATCCGTAGTTATGCCGGATGAATGTTGCAGAAGAATCCGCTGATTCATGATCCTCAAAGAACATCGCGTCGATCAGTCTCGGACTGAACACCGGATCACCGCATGCGTCCTCTGTTTCTTTTGCGATCTCTTCCTCTGTCTTGCCTTCTTCCTTCAGCCGCGCCTCCATAGCACCGATGCAGTACTTCCGGAAATAGTACAGTCCCTTCTTGCCGTCCTCGTCTTCCTCGACAAGAGTCAGAACGTACTTATCCATGTAGAACTCGTCCTCAATCCGCTTGTGCATGGCGCGGATTTCGTCAGGCGTTTCGCAGGCATGGATCTTGTTCAGCAGGATCTCGCTCATCACATGGACCAGCGCTCCGGTTTCGATGGCGTCCTCCGTTGTCAGACCAAACGTGCCGTCTTTCTGGTAGAACTTACCATCCTCATCGCGGGTATACTTGTCGTAAATCTTCCGTCTCATGCAACGCAACATGTGATCCAGGTCTCCGAGAAGAATGTACTGTTTGTTCTCAGCTTCATAAATCTTCATGCAATCACTCTCCTTATTCCGCGTCTGCCATCAGCGCCGCCGCCAGGTCGTCCTGCTCACTTGATTCATGCGTCTGTGCTTCTTCTGCTTTAAGCGCTTCAGAGGCTTCAGCCGCAGCCTTTTCAGCCGCTTCCACTTCAGCTTTCCGTTTCTGTGCGCACTCCATGCACAGGCACTTGCCGTACTTCTGCTTGCTTCCGGCGACAATCTGCTCTGCCGTGAAACTTCCGCTTCCTGTAATTTCGTTTCCGCACGTAGCGCACTTCACCGCAGCCTTCGGTTTCGCACCGGCAGCGGACGGCTTCTTGTCACGGATGCGGATGCCGTCGGTCAGTTCTCCGTTGCTGGGATTCCGGACGCCATGCTCGATGTAAAGCTGAATCTGCTTTCCTTCCAGCGCGTTCGCCGTGACCTGCCCGTACAGTTTTTTCAGCGTCTGCCGGTTCGTGCTGTTGACAATCAGCGGACGAACCTCCGCGATGCCCGGAACGGTCTCTTCAACGAACGTCAGCACGTTCTTAACTTCCTTGCCCCTGGACAGGGTAACCTTGCCACGGTACAGGTTCTTGATGGTCAGCACCGGCTCGACCTTCTGGTCGATGTCATCAGCGCCCATGTACTCAGAATCTCTTTCCAGTTTTTCTTCGCCCTTCAGGGCCTTCATGTTCTGAATCTCTTTCGGGATCATTATTTAAGCCTCCATTCTTTTTACTTTCCTGTCATACATCACAATGCTTCCTGCCGTACTGACATTCATGCACCTGTCGCCGAGCAGTTGAACCGTTGCCCAGCACCTGTCGAGAATCTCCGGCGGCAGTCCGTGGTCCTCCGCTCCGAGCAGGTAGATGCACCGCTCCGGATGCACGAACGTTTCCAGCGGAACGCTCCGGTCATCCAGTTCAATAGCCACCACAGGACAGTTGTACGGAACGTGCCGGAACATATCGTCCCAGTCATCGAAGTGCCACAGCGGAATGTGTTTCGGCGTGTTCATTGTGTCAGTACACTGCTTGCTGTACCGCTTGCCGATGGTGAAGATGAAGTCAGCGTCGAGGATGTTGGCGCTCCTCCACAGAGTGCCAATGTTCTCCTCGTTCTTTCCGTGAAAGATTCCGATACCAAAGTATCCTCGCTTCTGCTTCACTCGAAGTCATCCTCCATCTCCTGCTGCATCCAGTTCGGTACAAACGAATCATTCGGAATATCGCCACAATAACCAGGCCATTGATCAAGGACTTTGCACTGATGATACTTCTCCATTAACTGCTTAAATTTTGCACATCCTGCGTTCATGACTTCTTCCGTTACTTCGATCACGTTCACGCTGTACGGTGCCTTCTTCTCCTGGGCGACGAACATGAAACCGGGACGCTTCCGAAGTTTTTTTGCCTTCATCACGCCTTCTGTGTACATGTACGCTTGGAGTTGATAGCCAAGGCGGAAGATGTCGGAATTAAAACGGAACGTCTCCGCGCACAGCGTGGTCTTGTAGTCCACCACGTACCACTTCCGGTTGAACTTTACCAGCCGGTCTACCTTAATCTTGCACTTTTCGCCGGTGTCCTTATCCGTCCAGAAGAACGGAACTTCGGTTTCGCCCTTTCCGTAGATCAACTTGTTCGCCAGCGGGCAGTGATCCAATGCAGTACGCATTTCAGCAGCAATCTGCATATCCTCTGCGTTTACGATTGTCTTTCCTTCATTGGCATTGCAGAACGTTTCCCACTGTTCCTTGCCTTCCTTTGTCCTGCGGTTAATCCCTTCAGGAGCAATCGCATATTCATCCAGGAAACTTTCCGGTTCAAGAATGAACTTGTGGCACGCACTCCCGAATGCCATCGCCGGAGTCTGTTCAACCGGATGCTCAAGGTTCCACTTGAACTTCTCCGGAGACTCTTCCATCTTCCACAGGTCGCTGCGGCGGATACCTTCCGCATTGTTGTAGTCTCTCTCATTCATGAGACTCGTCCTCCTTAATTTTCTGAATATCATTCATCGCCTCTTCAGGCGTGACTTTCACCATATGCCTGTGAACCCACCATCTCGCATACAGCACCATGAACACCGCACCGGATATCCATCCGGCAAGAAAGAACCAAATCAATCGTTTATCGTCTCCTTCCACTACTTTTTGTAGTAATGTGGTGGTTTTAAAAAGCCGCGTCGCGGCACCGGCTGACCACCAACCGGATGGCATAGTCCCTCTTTCCATTGTGTCCCGCGACCCATAAGCATGGACCTTTTGAGAGGAACACACAGGGGAGAAAGCTGTGTTCAGGGCTAAACCCTTTGCCCGTATGATTTACCGTCAGCGCCCATGTCCAAAACGCTTCCGGTCAGTCGGCCTTTGTGCTCTTGTTGTAGGTCAGTTGCCTTGAATACCGTTTGCTCCGCCACATGGCTTTCTTCTTGGATTCGCTCATCGTATCGTTGTTCTTGTGGTACGTACGCTCCACCTTGTTTCGTTCGTCAAGCAGTTTGCGCCACTTCTGATACTTTTCGCACTGACTGTGATACGCACCGCATCCTTTGTCCGGACAGTCCCGGCATGGACAGTTTGACCTGTTTGCCTTGTCAAAGTCCATCATCAGTTTTCCCACCCCGCCAGGTTGTACGGACACAGGAACGTACCGTCATATGTTTCCAAAGGCACAACTACCTTCAGCAGTTTGAACAGTCCGCATGCCTTGCACTGTTCACTGTCATCCGTACATTCACGGCACTTCACCTGGGCGGCATCCACAAGATGCCGGAACTCTTCCTTCTGCACCAGCACCGTTGTCTTGCTCGGAGTCATCTTCGGGACCATCCGCATTTCCATGTCTTTGGAAACATTGTTGATGTTCATCCGCTGCTCCGTCGGAATTGTCCGCCGAATTTCCGTCAGCAGTTTCTCGGCGCTGTTCACCATCGTGTCCATCAGCTCAGCACCGCCGTCGATCCTGCTGACCCTGTCCTTCAGTTCATCCCGGCTGTCCATCATGGCGCTGACCGTGTTCATCAGAAACAGAATGGATATCTTTTCCTGCCGCGTTACGTCCCATGCATCATCCCTGCTCGGAACAACAAATCTCTCGGCCATCCTTATTCACCATCCAATTCGAGATACTTGCTTTGTATGTATCCGCAGTCTGTCAGCGCCCATTCTTCCGTCCAGTACCGCACCTTCAGTTTTGCACCGCTTTTCAGCCAGCGAGTCCGTTTGCCGTTCACATACTTTCGCGCCGCAAGCCGTCCGTAGCTGACGATTGTTGCGGTCTGTCCGACCTTTTCCGGTTCGTCATACACAAGGAATCCTGCGAAGACCCATCCTTCTGTCTGCTCAAACGTCAGGTCGATGCAGTGGACATATCCGTTCTTCTTCCTGCCGTCCAGAACAACAGAGTCGCCGACCTCAAGCCGTCCGATTGGATCCTGTTTCTTGTTCGGCGTTGCTCTGACATTCACGTAGTCATCGCAGAGAACGAACATCGTTTCGTGGTATTCGTCCGCTTTCGCTTCGCCAAGCCCAAGCGACGTGTACAGTTCAATCGCACCCCACACAACAGCGGCAATCAGCAGGAGTTCAATCAGCAGCTTGATCCATTTCCATGCTTCCGTTTCTATGAACCGCTTCTTCATTGCTTACCTCTCTGCCGCCATCTGATCGGCGACCTCACGCCACTTCTGTGAGAACGTGCTCTGCGATGTGCCTGGATGTACCTTGTTCACCTGCTCAAATTCAGCGAATGCCATCCGGCTGTGGGCTACGGACCGTGCAAGGGAGCGCGGATGAAAATGTTCCCGCGCTTCCCGCTGATGCTTCCTCGTTTCAAGTCTCCTGCCTTCACGGCCCAGTTTCAGTCCAGCATTTTCTTTCATGATTGCTCCTCCTTATTCAGCCAACTCAATCCGGTTGGTTCTCTTTCCTTTGTTGTACTGTTCAACGAACGCTTTCGCGTACCGCACCTGCGCAGATCCGTCAAACTTGTTTGCCTTCTGCATATACCAGTCCGCAGGTTGCTTCTGAAGGGCCGCAATCATCTGCTTGGCGGTGATCTTGTCAGCATAGTGCTTGAACAAATACTTCATGCCCTTGAGGAATCCGTCCTGGAATCCCTTGTAATCTCCGAAGAACGAACGGCGCAGGATATCGAGGATGTTGATGAAGTTGTCGTGGCCGACTTCCTTGTACACGTTGTACGCCGTCGTCACAGCGTTAATCCGGTTCTGCGACTGGCTCGTCCTGTTCTCAAAGTCCATCGTGCATCCGGCAAGCGATACGCACCGGACCATATCCATGACCTCGTCGTTCCCGCTGTTGTACTCCGCGCGGAGTTTATCCACCAGTCCGACCGCCTTGGAGAATCCTTCCTGCTTGACAAACAGGTCTTTTTCCTCCGTTTCCGTCAGTCCGCGATAGACCTTGCACTGGATCATCTTGTTGCCGTAGCGCTTCTTCCAGGCAGCCAAAGTGTGCTGACCGTTGAACACGTAATAGTTGCCGTTCTCGCGCAGGGAAACCTTCGGCGCGTTTACGAGGTCATCGTCCCAGTTCTTGGTAATCTTCTTGATCCTCGCAACGTCGATCTCACGCTGGTACTTCGGGTCTTTCTTGATCTGCTCCGGATAGAGCATGACATATTCATAACTGTGTTCCATTGCTTACTCTCCTTTTAATCTTCGTAATCTCAACCATGATTTTGTCCAGTGATTCAATGACCGCCATCCTGTTGTCATCGCACAGGTCTGCGTGGTCTGTGAGCAGGTTGTTCAGTGACCGTACAAACTGTTCCGAGTTCATGCTGATCTGCTCTGTCAGATGTCCGATGGTGTACTCCATCACGGATTCGTCTGTCAGCGTTTCCGCAATCCTGTTCATTTCTTTTGTTTCCGCTTTGGTGATCTTCTTTTTCTTTCCGCTTTTGATGTCGTCAATCATGATCTTCCGTACTTCCGGTCTTGCCTGTCCGATGTCACGCACAATCTGTTTGCTTACCTTCTTCTGTGCGCTCACAATTGAGTCAGCAAGTTCCGGTTCTTCCTCACGGATCGCGTCAATGCCTTTTGCATACATCTCTGCTCTGACGACTGTAGCCGAACTGACATTCAGTTCGTCGGCGATCTGTTCAGCGACACGGTTCTGCTTGGCTGTGTTTGGTAAGTTATCATTCTGACTACTTACCGCCTTCGTGTACTGATTGCCGCGTCCGCCCTTCTCCGCGCCGTGGCTATGCTTCCTCGCCTTGTACATCTCGCCGATCAGCACTGTCTTCTGCTCATCTGTCAGATTCCGACGACCAAGCTGATTCTTGTACATCCAGCCGAACGCTTCCCACTTGTCAGCAAAGTGCATTTCCCGCACGTTCCATTCCACAAACGGATGAGCGAGGATCACCTTATACCTGTTATGACCGTCGATGATCGTGTCATTCCAAACCGTGATCGGGTCAAATACCTTTCCTGCTTCAAGGATGTTCTCCTCAAGCTGGGCGTATTCAGCCTTAGTCAAAGGCGGGATCTTGTTCTGAAACTCCGGATCAACTTTCAACACTCTTTCCATACAATCTCCACAATCCTTAACAAATAATTCATTGACCGCAGTTGTTGTTTGGTTTACAATGATTATGATTTCTCATGGTTGCCTTCGGATCGTTGATGTTCCAGCATCAGCGGTCCATTTTTGTTGTCACAATCAATTCACACCACCACCGTTCCATACGATCATGGGCGTCTGCCCGGTGTACCAGTTAATGAACCCGACTCTCGGTATGCAGTAGCTATGCCCTGCCTTGCAGATCGGGAACCCGAGATACTTCGGTTCACGCTCCGCCTGGTCACGGATCGTCTGCGCATCCTTTCCGAGGAACTCAGCCACCTGCTTCACCGTCAGCGTGTTGCATGTCATGCTCTCAATCTCCGCCAGCGTCATTGCCAGTCACCTTCCGGCGTCTGATATCCGCCGTTTTTCTTCACCATCTTCCGGAATGCTTCCGGTTCAATGGTGTTCGGCTTCGGCTGCTTCGGCTGAAAGTCCGGGCAGCAGTTCCGTATATAGGCATGGTGAAGCATCGCCGCCCGCCGCTCGTCGCACAGATACGGGGCGGTAATCGCGGTATACGTTACGGATTCCTCAATTGCCTTTGTATCTTCGCCGACAAGGTGGTAGATCGCTTCAGCAATCTCGCCGTATATGTCGTTGTACGGGGTCTCGTCATACCCCATTTTCAGAAGCGCTTCGTCCAGTTCCTTGGCTTTGCGAGCCACCCTGACCATCCGCAATAATGCGTCTTTCATGCCATCCATTACTCTGTCCTTTCTGTTCCACACTCGTTTTTGCAGTATCTGTCCGTAAAAAAAATATCAGTAGAAGATCTTCTCAACAGGGACGCCGTAATAGTCTGCGATAATTTGCTTCAATTCTCCGGAAGGCTCGCGCGTTCCGTCCTCATAACTTTGCAGCGTGCTGTACGGAATTCCTGTTTCCCTGGACACACCGGACCTTGTCCGTATTCCTCGCAGTTCGCGCAGCCGCTTCCCTGCTTCCGCCATGTTCGCTTTTCTTTCCAAAAGATGCCCCTCCTTTCTGTTCATTTCTGACTAAAATTATACTACAGTTTTTCCGTTAGTCAATCATATTAATTATAAACTTTTTATTACGATTGTGTTGAATTTTACTACATATTATGGTATTATCAGCATTGAGGTGATGATTATGCCGTCATTTGGAGAAAATTTAAAAACGCTCAGAAAGTCACGTGGGTACAGCCAGGACAGGTTCGCCCGTGAAATAGGAAGCAACCAGGTCAACGTCAGCGCGTGGGAGATCGGCACAAGGATACCTTCCGTCTCAACCATCAAACATATAGCTGACGTATTCGACGTCCCGTTCAGCTCCCTTATTCCGCTTGCAGATTCCGGAAACGACGACGACTTCGTCCGTGAGGTTGCCGATGCCCTGCACCGGGATCCGAAGGTCCGCCTGCTTTTCGACAAGACACGTTACATGACTTCGGAAGACCTTGATGCCGTCCTCGGCGTGGTCAACGCCATATCAAGGAGCCGTGATCAAAATGAATGAAGACGTCACCGTTGTCCTGAAAGACATGTCTCCGCATGTCCGCGGTTTTACCTGTCTCGGGTCTGACTATAGCCCGATTATCGTAATCAACTCACGCCTGTCCGCTGAACAGCAGCGGAAAACCTATAAGCACGAACTGGAACATATCCGCACCGGGCAGATTGACGATGACGACTACGTGGAGTACGCGACATGAAACCGAAGACACGCGGCAATGGGCAGGGCACTGCCTATCAGCGTCCCGGGGAAAAGACCTGGACCGTGGAAGTTGTGGTCGGCTGGAGATTCCCGGACGGAGATCCGTCCAGACCGAAGCGCCCGGTCCGGAAGAAAAAGGGCGGGTTCAAAACAAAAAAACTGGCGCTTGATTATGTTTCCAGCCTTCAAAAGCAGAGCGGCAAGCGTGTGCAGAAAACGCTTGAAGAAGTCTGGCTGTCATGGAAGGCTTTTTATGAATCACGTGTCGTCAAATCTACCATGGATAATTACCTGTACGCCTATATGCATTTCAATCCGCTGCACGGCATCTTCATGGACAGGATCACAGCCAATGACCTCCAGTCCTGCATGGATCATTGCAAGTCAGGAAAGCGTACGCACGAAAACATGCGGTGCGTCGCGAACCTTCTTTGGAAATATGCCATCGATCAGAATATCATCGACCGGAACGTCGCTTCCAATTTATATATCGGAGACGGCGTGTCCGTCCAGCGCGAACCAATCGATCCGGAAGAGGAAGCGGTCATCAAATCCGCCATCGGCAGGATCCGGTACGCCGAATATGTTTACTGCCTGTGCTGGCTCGGCTACCGTCCTGGAGAAATGCTGCAGCTCCGAAAAGATCAGATGTTCTGCGCTCCCGTCAAAACAGACTCCGGTCTGATCCACGTTTGGTATTTTGTCAACGGAAAGAAAACAGACGCCGGCAGGGACAGGATCGTGATCGTTCCGGACGAGATTCTCCCGTATGTCATTGCCCGTCTGTACATCCCCGGAACGGATCTTGTCTTCCCGCAGTATGTATTCAACCGGAAGAAAACGCCTTCGCTTGTTTGCTTTAAGGAAATGAGCCATGCCTATTTCCGAACGGAAATCTTCAAACCCATGATGAAAAAGCTGAACATTGCCGAAGGGAAAGTTCCCTATTCGGGCCGTCATGCTTACGCGGACAAACTGAAAAACGCAAAAGGCACAGAAAAAGACAAGGCCCAGCTCATCGGTCACTCGTCCTATCTGACCACCGTAAACAAGTACCAGTCATCCCATCTGGAGGATCTCCACGCGCTCGTAAACTCGTTTTCTACTCCCACCGTACTCCCACCAAAAAAACCGCAACACATTGATAAATAAGGCTTCCGTTTTTGAATGGGGTTCAAGAGGCCGGAGGTTCGAATCCTCTCACCCAGACTTCCCGGAAGCCAATAAAATCAAGGCTTCCGGGAATTTTTATTCTGTAGTACATCCACTACAAGCTGTAATAAATGGCGAAAAATTGGATTCTACTCCCACCACTACTCCCACCATTATTACAACGGTTTTGCTCATAGAAATACCCGTCCGTTTCCGGACGGGTATCTTTCAGTCATACAATTGAAAAGAGGATTGCGGAATATCACTGGTAATAAAAACAGACCCGCTCATTTCTGAGCGGGCCTTTTGCTGCGGACATTTTTTGTCCTTTGCAAATCAGTACCTACCGCCGTAGTACGGAGGCATCCAGGGGGCATACGTCCCGGACATCGGAACCATGTCGCGGCTGGTGTACCGTCCCATGCTGTCGCGCGCACGGCGGTAGGACCGTCCGTCCTCTTCACCGCGCATGCCATAGCTGCGTCCGGAGTACATCCGTCCGTCATCGCCGCGGCGACCGGATGTATCCATATCCTCATCCATTTCTGCCTCTTCCTTCATGGCGTAATGGGTGTCCAGCTTCACAGCGGAGCTGAGCAGAAGCCGGAGCATTTCCAGATCCTGCATTGTCATCTCGGTGTCACCGGCATACTTCTTGTCGAGCTTGTCGAGTTCGTTGCACAGTTTGTCCTCGATGTTGTCATAGTACTTCATCGGTGTTTCCTCCTTTCATCAGGCAATCCTGGCCACGGTCAGGTTGGCGTTCTTCACGAGAATTTCAGGCGCGGCTCCGCCGGGAGCGGCAGGCGTGGAATCGTTCTCCACCGATACGGTGTAGCAGCATCCGCGCGGCACGGTAATAATCGCCGTGCTGGTCACGTTGAAGAAATTATCGTCCGTAGGAGGATCCGCGGCCGTAGCGGCGGGCGTCACAATGGCTTTGCTCGTCTGGAGCGGTTCGCCGTCAATCGCCAGCGCCACGGCAATCGGACCGACAGTACCGCTGTCCGGGATAGCAATGTTGCCGTTGAAGGTCACTTCGTACCTTGCAAAGCAGGCCGTCGGGCAGTTCACCATACCACGGAGAGTAAGGATCCCGCTGCCGTTACGGTGAATCACGTAACCTTTGTTGCAGGGGATGGAGTCGTTCAGCAGAACGTTCTGGTTCGGCTCTACCAGTTGGTAGGGGTTATACACATACTCAGCCATGATTTCACCGCCTTACGCAGCACCGCATCCGCATCCGCAGCCGGCATAGCCGTTGTTGCCGCAGGTGAAGATCGGGGTCCGGCCGTACACAGGCGTGGTCGGTACAGGGCAGTTGTTCAGCCGGTTGTACAGCGCATCCACTTCAGCGCCCTGACCGGCGAGAATCGCGGCAGTCTGGGCGGTCTGGCTGGCTTCGTTGTTGGCAACAAGCAGCTGAGTCCGCAGCTGGTTGATCGTGTTGTTGGCGTCAGCCAGCTGACCCTTCACGCCGTCCAGCTCCAGCTGGCACAGCTTGTCCAGGATCGCCTGGGTGTTTGCGGTGCTGGTCGCGCGGGTGTTGCAGCCTTCGGTGGCGATTGTGTACTTCACATCAGCCAGCCCGGCTTTGTTGTCGCAGCAGCATGTGGCAAGTTGCTGCTGGAGAGCGAAGTTCTGCTGCATGTCGGCGATCTGCCGCGCGTTGTTGGCGATTTCAGCCTGGGCAAAGCCGTTCTGCACGCCGGCAAAACCGGAACACAGGCTCTGCTGCACACCGGCAAATCCGCTCGTCACAGCGTCATGGACATTGTTGATGCCGGAGATGACCGCGCTCTGGTCGAAACCGCGCTGGACATCGCTGTACCCGGTCTGCTGACCGGCCATGACCCACGGGAAATATCCGCCGGCATTGCCGCCGTTGTTTCCCCAGCCGTTGTTTCCCCAACCGCCCATCAGGACGATGAGGAACAGGATGATCCACCATCCGGACCCGCCAAAGTCGCCGAATCCGCCGTTGTTGCCGTATCCGCCACCGTACATCGGGGCGACAGGCATTACCATGTTTCCATTGGTATCAGTTGTCATAGTCGTTTGATTCCTTTCAGTTTATTTATCCTTCATCGGCTATGCGCACTCACCGAAAAGAATCAAGTTGAACTTTTTATGCTGTTTTCGTGCATCTTATCCGCTGATTTTGCGAGTTTTTCGCAAAATACAGAATCGAATTGCACTTTATCGTTCATTTAAAGAAAAATGCCGTTTGCTTTAATTACTCGTCAGCAATTAAAACCGGCTTTACTTCTTTACCGCCTTCACCGTCTGCGTCATGGGTTTTGACTCCACGGCAGGAGCAACAGAAGGAATAAAGGAAGCCAGAAGTTTTGTGAACTTGTCGTTGTTGTCTCCCTGTTCCCGGCGAAATCGGGCATCCTTCAGTTCCGCACTCAGGATCATGTAGTCCTCGCTCGTAACTGCCTCCACTGGTTTGCTGATGATGTATTCCACCAGCGCGTTGATCTTCTCCTGAATCTTTTCTTCCATGGTCTTTCTCTCCTTTCATATATCCGTAACTGAACGAAAACTGCACATTTCATATATCTGTACTTGCACGAAACATACACTTTTCGTTCAATTCCGTTCGTAAACTTGCACGCGTGTTATTCCGTGCGTGTTACCTTCCAATCATCTGCCGGGCCATCTGCACCATCTGCGGGTCAACCTTCCCGCTCTGCTGAAGCCATCCGAGCAACTGCTCCGGATTGCCTGACACCTCGCTCGGCGCGTCCGGAAAATACTGCTGAACCATCTGCTGCGGATTCTGGAACATTCCGGCAAGCTGCCTGGCCCGCTGCATTACGTTCTGCAAAGCCCCAAACGGCCCGCCTGCCTGCATCGGTGCGGAATTATTCGTCCCGATTCCGGAGGCTCCGGAAACGCCCTTCAAAGCCTGATAAAGTTGGTTCATTTACTCCGCCCCCTTTACCGTCCGTTTCACGCCTGTGCCGCTGGTGTTCATCTGTCCGATGGTGTCGATCAGATCCTGCTTCATCCGCTCCAGGTCTTCCTTCTTCACAAACTGGCTCATGTCCGGCTTTGGTTCAGCCTCTCCGCTGAATCCCTGTGTCTTTTCCCCGCTCGGCGTTCCTTCCAGTTTGTATCTCGCCTTCTGGAGCGGGTTCGGCATGCCCATCGGGTTGATGCTCTTCAGGTAGATCACCGTGTCGTTCGTGTCCCACAGGTCAATCGGCTGGTTCGGCGGCCATCCGGCCGGCATCTGGAATGCCTTGGCGCCGACCTCGCCGTCCACCCACTTGATGCCCATCCCGCTCTGGTTCTGCATCACCTGCTGAACGGGCTGCTGTGCAAACGTCTGCTGATACTGCGGATACATCTGCTGTCCGACTCCGCCGTAGTTCCAGTTGTTCTGGTATGGCACCGGATAATTTGGCATGGTTTATTCCTTCTTTCTGAAAAAATAGGTCGGTGTTTCATCCGCTGAATCCCACATGTCGTACCAGTTTCCGCCCTTCACACAGACCGCGTGTGATCCTGTTCCGATCACATACGTCCCTCTCGGATACCGCTTCGCAAACTCGCGGACCGTCACGCACTCCGGACAGCTCGCCGGCAGCAGAAACCTCTCAAACCCGCAGGCTTTCAAATACAGCCCCCACAGCCAGTTCACGCTCGGCATCGTGCAGTGAATGTGGCTCAGTATGCACAGATCCCAATGCACGTCCTCCCAGTCCTGATCAGTTGCGATTGCAATCGCCCTGACCACGCAGTCCGGTTCCTCGCTCCTGCATGGATTCGGGTTCGCGTAGATCCACATCAGGCACAGTCCGGGCTGACACCGCAGTCCTCCAGGATCATGTCCGCCACATCGTCATCTTCCGGCCGCAGATCCATCAGCGTAGCCGTGAGCAGCATCATGGCGTACGCGGTTTCCACGCTTGCTCCCGTAGCGTTCATAATCCTGTTGATGTTTTTCCGGCAGCTCTTCGGGTACATGATCGTCTGGTCCATCGGATTTCAGCACCTCCCTTATGCCCTGATTGTCGCAGAAAAAGACCGCCGTGCAGAGTAAGCACAGCGGTATCTTTATGGTAGTTTCAGGGTATAAAAAAACGGGCAGGTGTTGCCTGCCCTTAAAGGTCCTTACTTAGTCCGCCTGCGGCCTGCCGGAAAGTTTTCAAACCCGGCAAGTGTGCCGCCTCAGCGTGTAAGGCTCTTTCCTATATGTGCCGGAACAGTTGTTCCTTTCGTGTCCGGATGATTTGCTTCAGCCGATCCTTGGTCAGTTCGTACCCGCGTTCCTCCAGCCGGTCCAGCATCTGCTCATATGTGATGCCGTCAAACAGGTACATGGACAGGATGTATCTGTCCCGTTCGCCGTTCCGTCCGTTGATCCATCTCCAGATGAGCATCTCCGTTTCGGCGCGGTCAAGCTCCTGTACGCTCATTTCCTTCCACCGGAATAACTCGGATTCTTTACGATTCCTGTACCGCCACATGTCCCGCATGTCTTTGCGGGGCCGTTTGTGCTGCCCTTCTTAACGCGAATCCGTATCGTCTGCCTTGCTTTGCCCAACGTTCACATCTCCTATTCCGGCTCCGTAGTTGATGGAGTCTCCGCATTCTCCGGATTCTGCTTCCTGTGTCACTACCACATCCTGGAAACTGTTCTCATAGATCACCCATGCCAGGTTCGTTCCGAACAGCATCGCCAGCACCACCATAAACGCGATAAACCACCGCTTGCACTGGGTCTCAATCCTTGTCATTTCCCGTTCGTGCTGGGCCATTGTGTAAACCGGTTCGCTCATGCAATAAAGCACCTCCTATTATAATGTGTAGTAATTATACTACATTCTGTATTTTTTATCAACGGGATTACTTATCCATGTCCCGCTGTTCTCCCTGCTCGATCCGCAGTTCCCTTACCAGCGACTCAATCAGCGCGTCTACGGCAGGTGCGTCGATCTCATAACCGTTCTGCTTGAGGAAATCCAGTACATACTGCTTCTTCTCCTTCCACTGCTCGGTCGAGAAGATCTGTTCCGCCGCGTATACGCCTACGCGGGCCAGCATTGCCAGGGCCTCAAACTGCCGTTCGTTCGTCTTTTCCTTGATCCATGGAATCAGATACCGGGTAATGATCGCTCCGATCAGGGTGATTATCGCCAGGATGATCTGTGTCAAATCAATTGTCATTCCGCCTTTTCCTCCTTGTATACGCCGTCTATCAGGTAGTTCTTCATGGCATTATATGCCGTAGTATGTTTCTCGTCTTTTTCCAGCAGGGCCAGCATGCCATGACACAACGCATTGGTGTCACTTTCCAGCTTGCCGACTCTGCTTTCGTGTGCGTTCAGCTGGTTGGTGTGCATGGTCAGCAGTTCCTTGTCTGCCGCCAGCTTGTCGTTAATGTCGTTGAACTTCTTATCAAAACTGGTTTCAAAGTCCTTGAACTTCTGGTCGATCTGTGGGCCAATCTGCTCGACCACCTTGTCCGCAACTTCCTTGGTAATGTCCGTCTTTCCAAGCGCTTGTTTCTCCTGGCGTTCCTTGATCCATTTTTTAATCTGGTCAATAAACTTTGCAATGACAAGGAAAGCACCAATAAGGGCAAATCCGATGCAGATGAATGTCCATACGGAGTCAAGCGTCAGTCCCTCAATTGTCATCGTTTTCACCCCTTTCAATACTTGCCCTTGCCGTCTCCTACAACGTCAAGGAATTTTGCCATCATGTACCAACCTTTGCGTTTACCGCAGTTGATCTTCGCCCATGTTTCTCCCGGTTCGACAATCTCAACCTCTGTACCGCACGGAACCTTCTCCCACGTCCTACACGTCTTGTCAGGGTACTGCCGCATTTTCACAGGATCACCGTTATCTGCATACACGATTGCCTTGCTTCCGTCACTCGGTACAGGTTCGGGTATTGGTGTCGGTTCCGGTGCAGGTTTCCCATCACAGGCGGTATAGACCGGTCGCCACTTCCCTGCATAGTTCCATCCGCCGTCCAGTGATGTGTCAAGTTTCATCCTCGGACTAGTCATGTGCTTAATTCGCAACGGATTTACACTGTACACAACACCTGCGTGATAATAATCCAGCAAGTCTCCGTTGTAGTAGGCATTGCCTTTCTTATATCGGTCAGGAAGCTTGTATGCGTGGGTCTTGTATCCTTTGTTGCAAGCCTTTCGGACTTTTCCGGTGCTGTCACATGCCTTTAGCACAACATCGCCTGGTTTCAGTTCGTTAACGTTTGAAATGTAGTGCAGGTTAACAATCCTGTTTCGTGCGGCGTAGTTACTGCCTTGGATACCGGAGTACTTAAATCCTGCTCTGTTTCCTGCACCGATAGGCAGACCGATGCAGTCACACACACCGCCTGTACCGTCGCCCGGTTGTTTGTAGGCTGGGTCTTCTTTCTGTATTTCGTCTACTTTCTTTAGAAACTTGTCCACACCTTCATCGTAAGTCACCCGTTACTCACCTCACTTTCATCCGCATCACTCTCCGTTTCTGTTGGGTCTGTTTCTGTCTGGTCTGATTCTCCTGTATTGGAAAGGTTCATTTCGATCTTCGCCTTGTCGAGCATTGCAAACACGCCTTTTTCATAGATGCTGTTGCGCGTGTATGCCCATACGTTCAGAATCATGACCGCCGTCGCGATAATGCCCATGTATACACTATACAGTGCAGCTGAAGGCTGAAGGAGCAGGATCACAGACAGCCATGTCATAAAGACAAACCAGAATACGGCAGTCCATCTCGCCAGCTTTTTGCTGAACTGCTTCTTCGGATCAATCCTGTAGTTGTCCATCCTGTCCTCCTTAAAAGTAAAAGCACCCGCCGGTTCTCACCGACAGGTGCCTAAACAAAAATGTTCACTTACATAAGTATTGTATCACGAACAGGATTTTAAATGCAAGAAATTGTTTTAAGATTCAGGTTCAGTTTCTTCTTCCTGTTCTGGTTCAGGTACAGGGAAAGAACCACGTGTTTTGCGTTCAAGCATGAACCCGTCAACAGTAGAAAGTGTAACGGTTGAAATTTGGCGCGTGTCAACCTTGCACATATCTGACCAAGCGTCGGACATATCACCTTCTGCCCTGATCTGCGCCTTGTCTATGTCATCACCGTAACTTTTACTGTCAAATCTTTTCGGATACCCGGAGATGTAGTTGAAAGTGCCGTTCTGATCCACGATGTGAGCATCAACAATGAAAATCTGCCTTGCCATAATAAAATCATCCTTTCTTTTTGTTCGTTAATTCATTCTTTATCATTTTTGATAATTACCGTTTCTCTGTGATATAATCAATACAGAGGTGGTTTTATGGTTATCGTTTGCATTGTCGGTTGTCTTGCTATTGCATTGCTCCTTATTGGAATAGTGTTTATTTACTATTCTGTCGGATATACTCATCATAAAAATAACAATAGTAAGTTATACCGTTTGGTTTGGTCTGTCATTGACAAAATTGATGGACGATGATTCATTCATAGTTCAACTCTGCTCCAATCTTTTCAGACAATGCTACAACCATGTGATAAAACTCGTTTTCTTGTTCATAATCACTTTCGTACTCTTTGGTCAACAATATTGCTTCATGATAAAGCGTTAATGCTTTACGCAAAAGTTCAATCTGCTTTTCGTCCATTATTGTTTTCCTCCGTTAATTCATTCTTTGTTTCTTTGCTAACCTTTCGTCACGCTTTTTCAGTTTCTTATACATCCACTTGTTTGCATAGAACAAGTCGAGCATTTGAATAATGAAGTCCATGTTTTACCTCGTTAAATCATTTATGATTAAGACTCTTTATAAAATACACGAACAGTATAATCCCCTGCAGGTACATTTGATAGAGTATCGATATTTTTTAATCTGCAATAAATGAGATTATTGTATGTATAAATTATCGTTGCTATATAGTTTGCGCCAACAACATAAGCATTTAAAAATTTATCATAAGTTGCTTTATAACCCGTTGCAGCACTAATATTAATGCCGTTATCATTTGTTATATTGACATCTTCATATACTATTTTGCTTTTATTGCTATTTACCGAATTAAATGTCCATGTCCCATTATTAAAAGAGAAATTAACGAACTCGGCATTTGTTATGCTATAAAGCACTCCTGCATAGAAACCGCTTAAATTGTTTGATATGTAGTAGATGTTTCCTTCATAGTATCCACCATTGGAAAAACCACTATCTGTAAAGCGTGTAATTATGCCAATAACTCTGCTCTCACGAGCATTCATCGTTGCAATAACACCGGACAGATACGTTTTTACTGCATCCAATGACGCACATTCTGTAAGCGAAGAAACGGACAATTTGCTATTTAACGCATTCAAACCACCAGCAGAATCGGCTGTCAAATTACTACCGGACAAAGTACCGTTTGCGCTAATGTTTGATGTTGCAGTATACAGACCTTCGGACAAACTTCCGTGATTCCGAACGTATACGTACTGACCGGATGTAATCGCAGCGTGTGCGTTCCCATTCGCAACGATTGCCAAACCGTCTGCAAGATTGTTAATGCTTGTATTAACACTTGGGTTTCCACTGAGTCCAAATCCTGCACCAAACGCTGAGTCAATCGTGTCCATGTTGCCAGCCTGATTTGCTGGATAGGTTTTCATTTTTTCTGAACCTGACAGTTTGACCAGATTCAGGTTTGTTGTGTTTGCCATATTCTCACTCCTTTATGCTGTTCTTTTCCAAACATATATTCCACTTGTTACACCAACCGAATTGTTCCAATCAAGGTCCGTATCATTCCATGTCAAATCCATTGGTGCGTATTTTGTCCACGTTCCAAAACCGAGAATTGTTGCAGGGTTATCAGAACTGCTTTCTGTTACATAAAGACTTCCTATTGGATAAACTTCTGTAAGTAAGTAATACGTATTTGGAATTGCACTGACCGTAATATTCCCGGTCATATATTTTCCACTTATACCAACCGTCTGTGTCTGTCTTGTTGGAGTTACGGTCGTTCCTGCATCACTTTGAATACTTCCGGTTATTGCTGTACCACTTGCATCATGCGCAGTATATCCGTACAGAATTTTGTTGTCTGCAACAGTATCATTGCTAATATCTATAAGTATAGTTCCATCTGCTAACTCAACTTTATTTACATACGGATTATTCGCCATCTCCCCTCACCACCTGTCAGGCATCAGGGTCAACTGCGCCAATAGTCACCGTCTTTCCACCAGCCGCATTATCACTTTCCGTAATCGTAATTTCTGCTACATTCACCTGACTAATATAATCATATCCGCTGGGTGGCAGGACGGTTGCCGCAGTCAAATAAGGAGTAACATTAACAGACGTTGCCGTTGCTCCCTCACCCGAATATGTTCCTGTTACACCAAGAATCTCAACACCGGATTTGATATTTGATGCGATAATCTTTGCCTGTTCCGTACTGTCGATACTAACAGAACCAAGGCCGTTGTGATAACCAGATGGAACGGTGTACGTCCCGGCAACTGTGCTAATCGTTCCGCTGACAGCACTATTATTTGTCATTGAACCGGTAATTTTGTTTTTATTTACGTAGGCTGTCTGGCCTGAAAGAATTTCGCTTGCCAGTGCATTCGCATCCGTAGTGTCACTGTCATATGTACTTGTTCCCTGTACACGTTCGCCAGTTGCAAGGTGGAAATATTTTCCGCTTTGTACATCACTGGCAACAGCAGTATCACTGGTCAGGTCGATTAATATAGTACCATCTGCCAGTCCCACTTGATTTACATACGTGTTCTCCGCCATTTCACTTCACTCTCCTTTTTATCCAATTACAACGGTATTTCCACCGTATGGATTTGTGCTCCATGTGACGGGTATTTCTCTTACTGTCACATTATCTGTCATTAGTTTGTTTTTTGTTAAAAGCACCTGCTCGTCATATAAAACTGGAGTCACCTCATAATTTCCTGTATATTCCTCATAATGATGCTCATACGGAACGTCATCAATAAGAACCATATCATTTGTATCATCATCCTCAAGTCTCAGTTCTATATCACTGTCAAGGATTAGAATCAGTTCATCATTTGCCGCCATCCTGATTCCCCCTTACTCGTTATAATAATGAGTGACTTCCTTTGACAGTTTCAGTTTGCCGTAAAATGTCTTTTTGTATCCTTCCTTACGGAACTCAATATCACAATCATAATCTCCAAACGCAAGATCATTCGTGTCTGATGGGTCAATATACATCGTATAATGTCCGTCACCGTTATAAACAATGCCGCCTGTTGTCATTCGTTTCTGGAAAACAAAATCATGATCGCTATGATATTTTTTGACTGTAAAATATACATCCTCAAACTGTTCTCCGACCGTCTCACCGTCACGTTTCAGTACAAAACCTTTCTGATAACTGTCACCCCGTGCAAATTCAATCTGAATCATTCTGCTCACCTCACTTTGCTATAAACATTTACCAATGACGTTGCCCATTTTTTAACTCTTTCGTGCTCGTCAGGTACAATTTCATCCGGTTCAATCAATTCCATACGGGCAATCTTTCTAATTTCATCCAGAGATTCAGCATCTACCTTACCAAAGGAATCAAGCCTTTCAGCAATCCACGGTGTGAACTCGTCTATAATTCGTCTTCGCATCTGCATGGAATTTCGTTTGCCAAACACCATATAATATGTATCGTATACCGTTCGCGTCACCATCCCATAGTACCGCTCATCGCCAGTTCCCTCATATTCACCAGTCACAATCAGATTCCGTTTGAAATGACCATATGATGCTTCATCTTCACGTCCGCTGTTTGTAACGCTGGCCTGTCTGCGAATCCAACCATATAACGTAATTGGACTTTTAATCTCACCGATCCGTTCATGAGATATATGTGCAATGATTTCTGCATTCAGGCAACTGTCCTCATTAAATACCAGTTCTTCCCTGAACCGTATGCCACTTTCCCTGAAGAAGTTCGTCCGGTATACTTTACCGTGGCAAAACACAAATCTTTGTTTGTCTGGGACGTAATAGAGAAGTTGTTTGCCGTTTACATAATCCTCTGCTAAAATGCGACTCCATAGCATATCGTATTCATCAGTATCAAGCAGATTAATAATCTCACGTAGACTGTATACCGAAACAAACGAATCATCAAAATCGCAGAACATAATCCAACGTGCTTTTGCGTTTTCTATTCCTGCGTTCCGTGCTGCGCTCACACCTCCATGCGGAATGGATAACTGCTCCACTTGATACGGAAGTTCTTTGAAATATTCATTTGGGAACACAGTGGTGCCATCATGAACAATCATCACACGAATCTGATCAAAATCTATACATCTCTGAAGAGCAAGCATCTGAAACATCTTTTTGCCCACTTCAAACGGTTCTTTATAGTGAGTAATAATAATGTCAAGCATTGTTCTCTACCTTTCTCATTACCAGATTGCAATTCCCAAACTCATGACTTGCTGACCATAGTTCTGTATAGTCATTGTAAACGTGCTCCGTTCCATAACTTGTTGCAACAATTTTGCAAGTCTTATCGGAATCTGAAAAAAGTGTGACACCTTGAACGATGCTCATTCCATCAAGGTAAACAAAGATTGTCTTCCCATCCCCACCGTCAATGATGTGTCCGTTGACGGTCGTGCCGTCATACAGTGTCAGCGTTTCCATCTTCGCCCTCCTGTTCCTTCTGAGCTTCTTCGGCCGCCCGTGCTTCGTCCCTCTGGATCGCCTTGATGCACTCGTCCATGTTCCGGATCGCCGTGTTCAGTGGGATGCCGATGTGTTCCACTTCGTCAAGCGGAACAGACCCGATGCTGCGGAGCAGGTCGCGGGTTATGATCAGGACTTCTTTGAGTGTCATTTTCTCTCCCATTGTTATCCCCCTTATGTGTACAAGTGATATTGGCTTCCGCTGTTGAACGGGATGCTTTGGCTCACTGCAAAGTCCTTTGAAAGCCGGCAGGTCTTGTTCGATCCTGACTGGGTGATGGAGCACGTCCAGTAGGACCCCTTGTCCGAATACGGATCGCTCAGCGTGACCGCCGCGCCGGAATAGTCCGACGTGCCGCCGATCTGCACCCATGGATAGATCGTCATGCCGCCCTTTGCAAAGTACTCGTTCCCGACCTTGTGTGCACCCGATCCCGTGGTCCATATTTCGATCCGGTTCGGGGTGCCGCCTCCGGGTACATTGACAGTGATTGTTTTTTGCGCACCTGTAGAAACATCGTCACCGTCCGCGTTTTCATAATCCACAGTGTATGTATACGTTCCGTTGCTTGTGATGGTGTTTTGCCCGTCAATGGAAACGCTGACGGGTTTCGTCTGGTTTTGAGGCAGGGCTGTTACATTGATTTTGCCGTTTCCACCGCCCCAAACCCATGAGGAAACGGCTCGACTAAAAGACTCTGTTTTTACAATTTCGCCGTTGAATTTTGACCCCCATATCTGGTAGCTATTATTGCCACTTTGATGTAGTTGGAGATTCATAATCGCGTTTGCCGGATTCCCGTATAACCCACCTCCGACACTGAATTGTATGTTGCTTGCAACAAGCGATTGCATGGATACGGACGAAATTGATGCGATTTTACCCTTGATATAATCGGCAGTAATGTCAGATGCTTTGACATATCCATCAAGATTGATGTGGTTTGCACTAATAATAATCGAACTTGCTCCGTTGTTGATGGATTGTACAATACTTGCAGGTTTAATCTTTGCATTTGCACCTGTCCCCTCAACAACAAGACTGATTCGGTTTGCTTCTGTTGTAATTGAACTACGTAAACTGCTTTCAGTATTTGCTACTGCTTGTCTAATATATGTTGCAGTTTGATCAATATATGAATACAATGTGCTTTTTGCAGCATGGACCTCCGACCTAATCTGACTTGCAGTCTGAAGAATTTCGGAACCAATATCATTAATTTCATCTACAACATATGAACGAATACTTGTTGCAGTCTGCTCAATAGCAGAATACAATCGACTGTTCGCAGCATGAACTTCTGCACGAATTTGTGATGCTGTTTGCAATATTTCAGAACCAATATCATTGATTTCATCTACAACATACGAACGAATGCTTGTAGCTGTCTGCTCTATAGCAGAATAGAGTTGACTGTTTGCCGCATGAACTTCTGCACGAATCTGTGTTGCAGTCTGGGTAATACGACTACCGACTTCACCAATACTTCTGCTATTTTGTTGTACAGCAGAGGAAATGCTATCCGCACGAACGTCAAGACGTGCAAGATTTCCACGTAGTTCACCATCTATTTTTTCATAATTATACGCAATGGTTGAAACTTGATCTTTCAGTCGTATAAAGTCAGTATCTTCAACCAGTTTTGTCCCATCTTCAACTAAGTGGAACTTTCCGTCTTCCTTAAATACATGGATTTTTTGTCCAGAAACATCTTGCCATCCAAGCTGTAGTGCATATGGATCATAATCAATCCACGGGGAACCTTCTGGAAAGTCATCCCACGCATTGATTTCTGTACCCTCAATCCATATGTCACCAACACTTAACGGATTTTCTGAAGTATCCTGTGGTTCGTCCAGACTTGCAATTACTTTTGAACCACTCCGTTCTCCAACATGGTCAAGAATATAGCTGGCAGTCTGGTCTACATAAGCATATACGGTACTGTTTGCAGTCCACACAGCAGACCGAATCATGCTTTGTGTCTGAAGAATCTCTGTATGCAAGTCTTCATTCACATCTTCCACACGGGAGGTTATACTTGTTGCAGTCTGATTGATGTAAGAATACACCGTACTATTTGCTGCATGGACCTCAGAATAAATCTGTTCGGCGGTCTGCACGATATTTGAACCAAGACTGCTTTCCACATTTTCAACTACAGCACTTATATAAGTCGCGGTCTGGTCAATATAACTATACAGATTACTATTGGCTGCATGAACCTCACTACGAATTTGTGAAGCTGTTTGAAGAATCGCTGAACCAAGATTATTATTGACATCTGCAACAACCGCTTCAATATAAGTAGCAGTCTGGTCAATGTAGCTGTACAGGGTACTGTTAGCTGCATGAACCTCACTGCGAATTTGAGATGCTGTCTGGAGAATTGCAGAACCAAGGTCGTTATTTATATCAGCAACTACCGACTCCATATATGTTGCAGTTTGATCAATATAGCTATACAATGTGCTACTTGACGCATGGACCTCCGAATAAATCTGGTCAGCAGTCTGCAAAATACTGCTATGCACGTCACTAATTGCATTGTCGAACTGTGTGGTCAGTTTCGACTCAGACATATAGATTGCACTATGAAGCATACCGTCACTGCTGGTAAATTCTTTGTAGATATACTCCTGGCTGCGGACTGCCGTTCCGCCGCGTCCATACTTCTTCCTGCTGACTTTGCTGATAGCGTCACGCTCTTTTTTCCCCGTGCTGCTGATAGTTGTCTGTGGTGTACCGCGCCATACCATCCGGCTTGAATGGACAGGACTCTGATACTCTTCTGTCCCACGCTTTACGGTAATTACGTCTCCTGCCTGTACGCTCCAGTCCGCAAACGTCTCTGCGTCCAGCGGATGGTATTCCGATACACCGTTCAGTTTTGTATAGATATCGTTAAGAGATGCGCCCGTAACGGTGTGTGCCATTAATTCACCCCCTTCAGCAAAGGATTGTCCTGAATCAGATATGCTTCGTTTCCTGTACCGGTTGTATTTTCATATTCACCGTTAGAAGCGCGGTTATATACCTTCGTGATCTTCTTTGTTTCATACCAGTGCGGATTGAACTCGCTGTATCCATGTTCATCAATTTCTAATCCTGTTTCAGTGTGCAGCCAGTCAAACTTCAGTTTTCCGTCCCTGTCAAACCGCGCCACGCTTCCTGCCGCTTCAGCAAGCCACTGCAGCACTTCCCGCATGGTCGCATTGTCAAATTCTTCTGGGCGCGTACTCAACTGAGCGGAACTGTTAACAAAGTACGTTGACGCATACTGTACGCCGACGTGCTGGCACATCTTAATAAACAGATTCCCAAATGTACTTGGCCACGTAATCCCCAAAGTTGCATCGTCAGGCATGTCTTTCTCAAAACGCTGCATAAGGTCATAGCACGTAAAATGTATTTCATTCACATACGGAACGTTCGGACGTTCGGCATTGAATACGCCCAACGGAACGAACTCATATGTTCGCCTGTTTGTACCTTGCCAAATTTTCAGTATTCTGCTTGTTTTGTCGTAACTGATTCCCTTTCCGATCCACCTGGCAAGCTGTGCTTTCATAAATCCGTTTACCGTTACGCTTTGGACTGCTCCATTCGAGTCCTTATATCCGACAACCGCGTTATTTGAAAGCAGACAGTACACAATCCCTTCATAGATCAGGATGCTCTTGACTTCCCTTGCAGGCTGGCTGGCAATGTTTGACCCGTCACGCTTCAAATATGGGGAACTGCTATATGCCACATACGTGTGGTATGTACTCTGAACCTGAATTGTTCCCTGCGCGGTGACAGTTTCGTTTCCAATCTGTGCGCCGATGGTCGCTGTGAAGTCACCAAACTCATAATCGTTCAGCAGACCATGGTCATTAAAAATGCTGAATGAGATCTCGTTGCTCAGCGCCTGCCCGATAGTAAGGTCTTCTTCCGTATTGAAGTAGTCATTGAACTCAATGCCTGTCGTCACGTTAATGTCATCATTCGTGAACACCGCATCGTCGAAAATAAGCAGTGCGATCTGGTGTGCGCCGTTCGCCACCGCCTCGTGGAAAGCTTCGCTGGCGTTATACATCTGTTGTCTCCTCCTTTCAGCAAAGTAAAAGGCACCTGTAGTGAAAAAACATTCTCACCGACAGGTGCCTCTAACGATATTCGATTACGTTTATTCTACACTACATACAGTAGTTAATCAATACTCGATAAACTTCAGCTTCAGGCTGAACTGCGCGATGTCATCCTTCTCTTCCAGATAGTACAGCGCGTCCCCCGTACGGTCACCGACATAATAGTCCCCGGTGTACGTCGTATTGAACGTGCGCGGGTCAATCCCCGTGAACGTGAACTTCGGTGCGTTCACCGCCGCCAAAATCGTCTGAAGCATCTGCCAGTCTAAGCTATTCCAGCTGAGTTCGTAGTTGATCTTCGTTGCAACGTACGCTCTGTGCAGAAGTCCCGTGGCGTCCCTGCTGCCGGAGGTGTCCAGGTCACCGACCTGGTACGTGAACTTGCTGGGGTCTGGAATGTTCGTGCTGTTCACTCTGAAGCCCATCGCATAGTTGTAGTGTCTCATAAACATCACCCTTTGCCCGTAATACCACTCCTGCCGCTCGTGCAAACGCTCTGCGTAGTCTTCCGCTTCATCGACAGTATCAAACTTTCCGAGATACTGTCCGGTCTGTAGATAGTACTCAATCGCATAATCCTCGTCCTGTATAACGCCGTTGATCACTGTGGGCAACAGCACTTCCTTGTCGTCGATGTTCACGCTGAATGATCGCTCCGTACTGAACGACCCGTCAGCGTTGAACACCACGATCCGGTGGTTCAGGTCAATGTTCCCTTCACCCCATTGCCCGATAGTGTCAATGTATTCAGACATCGGCCGTCACCTCCTTAACCGCCTGTAATCTTTGATGCCATCACTGCAGCAGCGCCGTTCATGAATCCCATAGTCGCACTTGGATATATGTTCACATTCCACTGTTTTGCAGCCAGTATGCGGACGGAACTCATGATGTTTGCAATCGCTTCTGCAAGTTCCTTGTTTCCTTCCCTAACACCAGCAGCAACGGCCTGCTGGTCCAGTCCGCCTTCGACCTCAGCCTGCATCTCCACAGGTTCTCCGCCTGCGGAAACAAAAGACTGTGACGGTCCCCATCCGACGTCGCTTACAGCACCGGCAGATGCGACATAGTAACCGTTTTTCGGAAGGCCGCGTCCGGTGCTGAATCCCTCTTCGTCAAGTGAATATTCAAGTTCGTTAAGAATCTGATTAACGGCGTCCTTCCCAAATGTCAGTTCAAGTGCCGTCCGTTCAGTAAAATCAAGTTGTCCATCTGATAATGCAGATTCTATCTTGTTCTTCAGGTCTGTCATGACCTTCCGCTCATCAAGCTGTAAATCAATCGTCGGTTCCGCTGTAATCTCAGGCTTGGTTGTAACGTTCAGATCGTCTTCCGGAGGAGTGAACTTCCAAAACTCCCACCATCCACGTTCTGCTTCATGCGCGGTTTCTTCAATGATCTCGCCTGCATCGTTAAAGAATCTCCTTGTGTACTGCTCAACATCCCTGTACGGAACATTGAACATCTTCATGAAGATTTCTTCCGCAAGGCTTAGGTCATCCGTAGCTCTGTACAGGCTTCTCAGCAATGTCTCTTTGGACTCGTCAGACATGACGTCATACAGATTTCCACCAAGGTCGTTAATGTAGTTACTGATAATCCCCTTTGGATCTTTCCCCGGGGTTGTCATTTCCTTGATGATCTCTTCGACCAGTTTGTCTGCTGTTTCTCCAATCCCATGCTTTTTGATGTTTTCAGCAGTCATACTGTAACTGTTCCCAAACGGGTCAAGCAGCATATCCCAGGCGTCGATATCAAACACGCCGCCCTTCATTGCCTGATCGACAGCGTCCTTGAAATCCGGTCCATAGACTTTTTCGAGAACCTTCGCCCACTCTTTTGCCATTATTGTTTTTGTAGGTTCAAGTTTTTCGTCAACCGCTCTCTGAAGGTTTTCGCCCATCATGCGCTGTGCGCTTTCGACAAATTCGTCCCCTGCGTCCTTCAGTTTTTGACCGACTTCAGTATCTTCCCCGACCTCCATAGCAGAAGCATAGGCTTTTGCGGCAAGACCCATAATTTCTTTGGCTTCCTGTTCAACGCTTGCTTTAACTGTCTCCTCATATTCAGCAAACCTTTGTTTTTGTGTTTCCATGGTTGCCACTGCTGTGTCTCTGTCAATGACATTGTCAAGGGCCATGGAGAACTCTGTTTCAAACTCAAGCTGTTTCTCAATGCGTTCAGAGTTTTCAAGAATCCGCTGCTGGCTGCGCATCAGTTCAAGCGCCTGTTCCATTTCTCCGTTCTTCCAGCCTGTTCTTTCTCCTTCATAAATCAGGTTGGCAAGCTTTTCACCGAGTCCGAGGAAATATTCGCTGAGCGTTTTGTCGGCGCCCTTTATGGTGCCAAGCAGTTCGTCTGTTATGTCTTCTCCGGCTCCATTCCGGAACGTGAAATTGGTCAGCGTAAATTCAAGGCCTTTTTCGTTTGTTTCAATCAGGCTCTGAAGCGCGGTAACGGTAGCCTGCGCGTCTTCTGCCGCTTTTTTGACGGCCGCAACCTTTTCCTGCGCTGTCGTCGTATCAATATCTGCAACAACCTTCTCAGCGTCCTGAAGAGATGTATTGAATTGCTTTACAGCATCATTAACTTTATTCTTTGCATCGGTAGTGTCAGCAATATGGGCATTCATTACATCAATCTCAGCATCAACAGGGAATGTAAACTGTTCACGCACAAATTGCTCAATCTGATCCTGAGTCCAAGTAAGATTTCCCCACTTGTTTTTATCTTTGAGATCCTGTTCGCCTTGGCAATAACCGACAATCGTAACAACAGCAGCCGCCATCAATCCGATTCCGAATCCAAGGACTCCGCCCATTCCAAGCGCTGTCGTTATTAATGACCCGCCTATCGCAGCAGCAAGTCCGCCAATAATGCTTCTCAGAATATCCTGCGTATCAAAATATCCTTTTGCACCGGCGTCATAAGCCGCGCCGTACGACAAATCAAGTCCAATTGCAACAATTGCACCACCAGCGACTAGTTTTCCAAGCGTACCAAGCAATCCGGTAAACGCTTTGCTGAACTTCCATCCAAGAAGTGCTATGCCTGCCTTTTTAATAATTTCAGAAAGACCACCAAGATGTTCGTCAATAAAAGCAAGTGTGTTTTTTACTTTGTCGTCAAACGAATTGACCTCTTCAAACATGTTCTTATATTCTTCGGCAGTCTTTCCAGTTCCGGAACCGCTTCCGCCAGCGTTCTGACTCTGAATGATGTTCAGTTCGTCCCAGTCAGCAAGCAAGTCTTTCATTGCCTTACTTGTGCCTTTGGCTGCCTTTGTGTTCTTCTCAAACGCTTCAGCGGCTTCCGGCAACGCTCTTGTCCATGTGCTTTGACCGTTCAGCAACGCAAAGAACTGGTTGAGATAGTTGATTCCTGTAATCAGCCAGTTAACAACCGTTTGAAGAACCGGAACAAGCGCCTGAATCACAGGAGCAACGGCTGCGCCAATACTGTTTTTCATCTGTTGAAGTGCTGTAGCAGCCTGATCCATCGCAGGTGCAAGGGACGTTCCGACTGCTTTGCTGTATTGATATACATTCTGTACGCCTTCCGAGAACCCGGCGGCAATCTGTCTGATCACGTACCGAAGCGCTCGCATGGTTGCCATGCTCTTGAAACGCTTCAGCAATCCGGTGATTGTCGGGAACAGCGCTTCCATTTTGCTTTTTATGTATCCGAAAGAACCGCCGGACTCATTAATGTCATTCCGAAGTGCAGCGAATCGTTCACCAAGTTTTGACAGCACACCGGAAAGCCTTTCGGCAGCACCGCTGAATATGCTCGTTTCTTTTGACTGCTCTGAAATACCGTTGTCCTGACTGATAATTCCCCTTGCTTCCTTCGCGACCTGAATGGCAGTTTTCATGCTTCCGTAATTAAACTCTGATTCTATTTTTCGGTTCGCTGCGTTTGCAAGTGCGGCCTCCTCTTTTTTTGCTTCAAGAATAGCAGCAAACTTTTTCGCATATTCTTCCGCCGCGTTTGTTTCTTCACTTGTCTTTGATGTTACCTGTTCAGTTTCTTCTATGATATCCTTGATGTCTTTCTTAGCGCCTGTATACGGGATAATGGCATTCTCACCGAACGGCATAAAGGCCGAGTTCCTGGCCATCTCCTCCATCAGCCCGTTGGTCTGTCCGAGATAGTCGTTCAGATTGCCAAGCTGAGAACTCATGCCGGTCAGGTACTGGATCGGTTCGCCAAGCCTTGCCGTCACCGTATCCATGGCGTCGGATACCGTGCCTTCGACCTCGATGGCGCCTTCCTTCCATGCCGTCCATCCGTTCTCCACCTGCGTGGAGATGCCAGTCTGGTCCCCGGCCGGGAGCGACATGGCCGCGCGGATCCGGGCATACTGCTCAAACATCTCCCGGAACTGGTCGATACCGCCGCTCCACGCCTTGTTCTGCATCAGTGCCTGCGTATCGCGCAAAGACGAATTCATCCCGTCGATTCCGCCTTTTGCTTCGAAAGCGCGGCTCTTAATGTCGTCAAAACCGGTATTGATTCCGGTCATGTCCTGCATTGTTTCCCGCACAGCGGACCGAATGCTTTCAATGCTTGTCCCGCCGCCGATGCGGATGTTCAGGTCACCCATGCCTTTCAGTTTGCT